TCTCAGAAGAATGAACATACGCGTCCAGTATAACGACGCAAAACGGCTGCTGATCCTCTATTCGGGCGATCAGCTTCTAGCCCTGTATCGGAATATCGACTGGACTACAGCACACACGATTTACCAAGGTGTGACCGATGCCGAAGCGTTGAAGAAGTGTAACCCCGAGAAGTCGCTTGTCGATTTCATGAATGAATTAAACGAACCGCCAAATGAGTTCTGAACTTCCAAACATCATCTTTCTGGACTTTGATGGTGTTATCTGTAATCCCCGCGCATGTATAGCCACTCGCGATACGGGTGGTGTATTTTCATATCTCGATCCGATTGCGTGCCTTCTGGTAAAGCGACTGTGCGAAGATAATAATGCCAAGCTGGTTATCTCGTCGTCGTGGCGCATTCTGTATGACCGCTTCTCGATTCGTGGGATTTTGGATGCAGCATGTCCGAAGCTTGGTAGTTTCATGTACTCGGATGACAAGTGGTGTACGCCTTCGCATAACGGCGGCAATGGGTACGAGTTCGGTCGTGGCCGCGAGATTCATTCATGGATTCGCAACTACAGCACGGAATTCAACCGGTTCGTCATCCTCGATGATGACAGCGACATGGAACCCTACATGGACTCGCTGGTGAAGTGTGAGACGTATGATGGTATCGGCTATCACCAGTGGCACAAGGCCGAACAAATCCTTCGTGGTGAGGAATGAAAGAAGAAATGATTCTGGCGCACATGGATTGCGCCGAAAGATACGCCCGACTGTCTAAGGCACGACGCCTGAAAGTCGGCGCACTGGTGGTTGATGGGGACCGCGTAATCTCCATCGGCTACAACGGCACGGAACCGGGTGCAGACAATAACTGCGAAATCGAACCCGAGAATTGGGACGGCGACATCCGCAAGCTGCGCACCAAGCCCGAAGTAATCCACGCCGAAGTGAATGCCCTGATTAAGCTGGAACCCGAATATGATTTTGATACGGGTGAACTGGTTTATTCGGAAGCATGTGGCTGCGATTTGTTCTGCAATTTTGCATGTTGTAAGCCATGTGCAGAGACGATGGTCGAGCATGGAATCAAGCGATTCTTCTACCGCTACGCTTATCGCGACACGGCAGGACTTGACTTTCTCGAAGAAAGCGGCGTGGAAGTTCGACAAATAGTGTGAGGGGTAAATAGCGGTGGAATAATTTTTAATAGGAGATTCCACATGCCATCCACTCATTTCGAATGTAACGAGTGCGAGGCGGTATTTACTGTCAAGCACTCACTCAATAAAGACTATTACCGTGTTCTGAACTGCCCGTTCTGCGGCGGCGAATTGGACAATGAAGAATACGAAGTAGACGAAAATATAGATGAATAAAGAAATCGCTAAAATCGTCATCTACTACACTGACGGTACGTACCAAGAAGTGGAAACTGTGAAGAAGTACATCCCGCGTCAAGATGGACTACAACCGCGTGGTCCGTTTGTGGCGCAACCGGCAACTCAACCCCTTCCGGGACAGTGGTCGTATCCACCGGCAGATACCGGAATCAAGATTGTCGATTAAGGCTGCATAAATACCCATACATTCAAACCGTATGGGTATTTTCTTATGTGGCTGTATCAAGGCGTCGAGCAAACTGAAATTCCGGCTGGTATGGTCGGCTTCGTGTATCTGATTACGGATCACGTCAACAACAAGAAGTATATCGGCAAGAAGCTTTACCACTTTGCCAAGACCAAGCAAGTCAAAGGCGTCAAGAAGAAGTACAAGGCTGAGTCCGACTGGAAAGAGTACTACGGGTCCAACGATGAACTGAAAGCCTTGGTCGAACTGCATGGTCCCGAGAAGTTCACCCGCGAGATTCTTCACCAATGCCCGAACAAGGGGGCTTGCAACTACTATGAGGCGTATGAGCAATTCGTGCGCCATGTGCTGCTGTCCGACGAGTACTACAATGGGTGGATCAGCGCAAAAATTACCAAAACGCACGTTGCAAAGCTGCGCAAGTAGTCTGTAGAATAGTCCCCGCACCGATCAGGCGGTGTTCTAACAGGGGAACAACAATGCAAGTCGTACCGAAAATTACGCAACCATTGCAGACATCGATGGAAGCCGCGTTCGCACCTTGGGCTGTCGTTGAGAAGATGCTGAGAAAGGCAAAGGACCATGACCTTCCTATCTCGATCAATGGACTTCTCAAATTGGAAGAAATCTCGTCCATCATCAACGGCCCACAGCAGCTACGTGACATCATCACCACGTTCCAGAACAAGAACATGGTCACGAAGCACGAACTGACCGACGAACAACGCGCTGGCAACACCAAGGACCGCATCGGCTACATGTGGAACCGGGACTTCAAGGGTGAGCCATATCGCCCAACCGTCCGTCCCAACAAGAAGCCATCCAAGGCAACCGTCACGGTCCCCGAGAAGGTCATCAACAAGCCCGCCAAACTGACGCCCGAGCACCCGAAGGCAGTTGAACTGGTGTTCCAAGGCGTGACCCTGACTATCTCCCGCAACCCGGACACCGGGAACACCCGTCTCGTCATCGAAGGATAATCGAAAGCCCGATCAGCAATGGTCGGGCTTTTTGCTTTTGGATTGAGCATGAACCTGTTCCGAATCAATTTGTTCGGTGGGGACGCAATGTTCCATACCGAAGATACCCCGTTTGAATCCTACGCCGATGCACTGGCGTATGCGATCCAAGAAGCCCAACAATCCGGCGCAAGCCTCTACGCCGTAATCGATTTAACAAACTTGGGAATTGTTGTTGACAAGACTCCCGAGTTTGGGATATGATTCTTCTCATACCAACCGCCGATCTACAAAGAAGACCATCTAGGAGAGTAGAACATGTTGAGACTGCCGAATCGTGATTCCCACATCCGCGAATTGTTCGACATGAACGATCTGGTCAGCCTAGCGTCCCCCGAGAACCGCATGAAGCTTCCGACCTTCCGCGAAGCCCTTGTAAGCGCCAAGCGCACGCTCGCGGGCGACAAGGCGATCCGGGCAGTTCACACGCTGACGCTGCGTGCCAATGGCGAACTGTGGCTGATGAAGGTGGGTCCGCGTGGCGGGTGGAAGGTTCTCTGGAACTTCGGTCAACTGTAACGCTTGACGAATTCCCAAATGTGGGATAAGATTCATACATCAACTCAACGGAGAGATTCATATGTGGAAAGTTCGTATCGCAGACAAGGTGGACGGCGTGCAGTATTGGGCCATCGACAATGGCATCGATGCACCCGAGTACAGCACGTCTGCGCGCGTCGCACAGGCCATCGCTGATGTTCGCAACGCACTCGATGCACAGTGAGGCGATCCATGACGCGGGTCATCATACCGGTGAAGGATGGGAAGGGTGAGTGGATCGCGACTCGCAACCATCCCGGCGAAGCATGGGATGTCACGCATCCCCAAGGTCACTTCCAGTACTTCGGGAACACGCAGCAAGTCAAGACGTTGATGTTGAATATTCAGTACTTACAGAACAAGCACGACGCAGAAAAGTAGTTGACGAGTTCCCAAGTTTGGGGTAATATTCACACATCGACAACACGGAGAGATTCATATGAACTTGAACACGGATCACGCTGGTCGCGGTGTGGATGCCCTGAACGGGATTTTCGACGGCATGTTGACAAACCTTCAACACCAGTGGAAGCGCGAAGCAATGATCCTGAACGAATCGCAAGTCGAAGCCATCTACAGCGCGATGTGCGCACTCAACAACATCAGCGGCATCGTGCATGTTGTGATGCCCGGACAGACAGCGGGTGACACGATCACCGTGTTCCAAGAAGTGATGTCCCATGAAGTGGTCGTGATTCTCCGCTCGATGATCGAAGCGGAACCGGTCAAGACCGAACGCTACAAGGACCAAGGCGAGTTCGCGCAAGCCTACGGTCTGGACTAAAATACAAAAACTATCAACCGCGAGGAAACCAAAATGAGTCTGACCCGTAGCGAAAGCGAACTGATGCGGCAACGTGAGGAAGAACTGAACGATGCTGAACGTGCCGTCATCAACGTGACCTTCGATGCCCTGTACGAAGCTGCGCAGGATCGTAGTGTCAAGTTGGCAAAGGATGACCGTGCGGCGGCGCTCGAAGCCGCGATGGTCCGATTCATTCTCGCTTCACGATAAGGAAGGCACCAATGAACAAAGACCGACGCAAACGCCTCAACGACGCCCATCAACAGTTGGATGAAATCAAGACAGCCTTCGAAGAACTGTTGGGGAAGGCCGATGATGTCAAAGCTGCCATCGAAGCGATTCGCGACGAGGAACAGGAAGCCTTCGACAACATGAGTGCCGGTAAGCAAGAAGGCGAGACTGGTCAGGCGATGGAAGCGGTCGTAGAAGACCTGAACAGCGTAATCGAGTTCATCGAAACCCTGTCCGATGTCGGTTTCGATGAACCCCTCGAACTGATCGCTAACGCAGCAAGTAGTTAAACCTAACCAACTAGAATCCGAGAGTACCGCATCATGGCAAACCAAAAAGACCCGATCACAGTCCGCGTCGAAACCAACCTGTTCGAACAGGAGCTTCGCTACCGGTTTCAGAAAAACGCGTTCGAAGGTCGAATCTTGTTGTTCTGCTTGAAGTGGGGTACTGTCATCGCCCTCATTCTGGGCTTCGTTTGTTACCACTACGGCCTTCTGGATGCTGACTCCGCAACGTGGCAGAAGATCAACGCGTGGTCGCAGCAACAGGAAGCAGAGAAGCACGAAGCGGTCTACGGTCACTCAAAGACAGTTGAGCAGTTGAACAACGAGCAACAACAAGCGATGTTGTGTCGCAATCACTCGCCGTACTGCGAGAATAACGGCGAGTGATTCTCTCAATGTGAGGATTCGCATGTCGATGAAACTAGCACGTAAGGCCATCCGGCTTTTCAGTAACCCCGATAACCCGAAGTCGTTGAACCGAAGGATGCAGCGGCAATGGCTACGCAGCATGGAGTTCCTTGGGGACCGGCACTGCTTGCGTAAGGTCATGCCACGCATGACGGACGGCGACACTCGAATCCTTCGATAAACAAAATGGGCGATAGTGGGAATTTACAACACTATCGCCCAAACTTGTAGTTTTGGTGTATAATACGCATATTCAATCGGGAATTCACCAAGCCCGTCTCTGAGAAGTTCCTACCTGATGTATTGATCCCTCTGGATGTACCCATGCACTAGAGAAACTAGAAGCTGTAGAGAAGATTAGAACAACGAAATGATTTTGATTGACTATAGCGGCACGTCCATCACACAGATTATGGGCGCGCTACAGGGTGATAACACGGCTGTAATCGACCCTGACGCATTCCGGCACATGTACCTGTTTAACCTGCTGGAATACAAGAAGAAGTACGGCAAGCGGTTCGGGCAAATCGTTCTCGCTGTCGATAACAAGCAGTACTGGCGTAAAGCGATGTATCCGCACTACAAGTGCTATCGCAAGAAGACCCGAGACGATCAGGGCTACGATTGGGACATGATCCATAAGTGCATGGACACCATGAAGGCCGAACTGACCGAGTTCTTCCCGTATCCGGTTGTCGATGCACCGTTTGGCGAAGCTGATGATGTGATTTTCACGCTGGCTGAATACTCGCACCTGAATTCGGGTAAAGAGGACATGTTCGGTGAACGTGAACCGGAACCGACGCTTATCATCGCGTCCGATACGGACTTGGTTCACACGCAGAAGTTCAAGGAAGTGAAGCAACTCTCGCCGTACACCAAGGAACAGGTTTTGCCGACCTTGGAACGCACGGTGAAGGGCGAGAAAGAGAAGTACAAGGTTTCACTCGATCACTTCCTGCTGGACCACATCCTGACCGGCGACAGTGGCGATTCGATCCCGAATATCCTCACCGAAGATGACTTCTTTGCGAAGAAGCTGGCCGACCCGGACACGAAGGTTCGTCAGGCATCGGTCACGGCGAAGGTCAAGGAATTCTATCTGAACCAGTTGACTGAGCACGGTGAAATTCGCGAGTACCGTTCGGAACAAGAGGAAAAGAACTTCAAGCGCAACAAGCGTCTGGTCGATCTGAGCGAGATTCCGCAACGCGTGAAGGACAAGGTTCTGGCTGTGTATCATGACCAGTGCGGCAAAGATCGTTCGATGCTTCTCGATTACTTCGTGGAACATCGCTTGAAGAACTTGATGGACGAAATCGACAACTTCTGACATGGCAAAACACTACGGAATCCGATACGGTCACGATGTCAGTGGCAACGAGATACAGCCGCGCGAAGGCGAACGCATCCTCGAAGAAGGGGAACTACTGCCGGAACGGTATAGGCCGTGGCTGAACGGTTCCGGGTGGTTGCCGCCGCAGAAGCTTCATCACCATCCGGGCGCAAATCTCGAAGCCCGCGTGTTTGGGAATTATTGGGCCTACGCTGTGCCGATCCAAACGCGCGTCCAGACGCCTGTTGAAGTCGTGGAAGTACCAACAGACCAAGAAGATGAAACAAACGCTCCTGAACCGATTCTGGACGTTCCTGACGTGGTATGTGAGTCCACGCCTGAACCAGTCGTCGTTGATCCGCCAAGCGTTCCCCAGAAGGGTCGCAAGCGCAAGTCGCTGACGGCATATACAAACGAGATTGTCTTTGACGATGAATGATTGGCTTCGCTGTCGGCAAGCCTACCTCGATCTATTGGATCGAATCGATGAATGGTTAGATTCGATCCCCGCACCCTTTAGTTGGTTTATCCCATGAAAGACCTGATCGCCAAGCTGCGATTCTTCTTCCGGCCTCGATACCGCATCATCCAACGCGGTAACGGTTTGTACTATGTGCAGACCTACTCATTCATCTACCAGTGGCATACGGTGAGTGACGCCTACTTCTATGAACCGGAAGCCGTGAAGTATGTGAAGAAGTTGATGGCCGAAGATGAAGCCATCTTGCGATACAAAGAATACACCGTGGTTCAAGAATACCTATGAAAAGAAAATTTGTCGTGGCCGATCTTCACTTCGGTCACAAAGGCGTGTGCAAGTTCACTGCGCCGAACGGGGTAGACAAGCTGCGTCCGTGGGACGACACCGAGACGATGGATGATGCGCTGGTTGAGTACTGGAACCAGACGGTCAAGCCCGAAGATGAAGTCTACGTCCTTGGTGATGTGACGATGAATCGATCTGCATTGCCGACTATCGGGCGATGCAACGGTCGCAAGCATCTTATCAAGGGCAACCACGATACCGCACCCATCGCTGAGTACCTTGACTACTTCTATGAAGTGTCGGCGTGCCGCGTGTTGAAGGACATGATCCTGACGCACATCCCGATCCATGCTTCGGGTCTGGGGCGATTTGGCGTGAACGTCCACGGCCATCTGCACGCGTACACAGTCAAAACGAACGTCGAAGTGTTGGATCGTGTGTATCAAGACATCGATGATCCGCGCTACATCTGCGTGTCGGTAGAACAGACTGAGTGGAAGCCGGTCCTACTAGATCATGTGCGCGAAGAAATCAAGAAGCGCAAGGAATGGTATCCCGAGTTCTTTGGTGCATAAATAGGAAACACTAACGCACTACTGAGCAACCATGCGACTCTACATCCCCGAAATTCTGCAACAAGTATCAGACGCCTACAGCCACGAAGATAAAGTTCGAATCCTTCGTCAGCACGCGTCCGAACCTCTCGAACAAGTTCTGCAATACAACTTCCACCCGGACATCGAGTTTTCGCTGCCGGAAGGCGATGCACCGTACAAGAAGGAAAAGGACATCCCCGTTGGTAAGTCGGCAACGAACCTGTACCGTGAAGCCCGACGCCTGTACATCTTCTTGAAGGGCCAAGCGCCGAATCTGAAACCGTACAAGCGCGAGACGTTGTTCATTGAACTGCTGGAAGGCATTCACTGGACCGAAGCGGACATGTTGATTGCCGTGAAGGACAAGAAGCTTCAAGACCTGTATCCCGGCGTCACGTATGAATGCGCACGCGATGCGTTTGATCGTCTGCTTCCGGTTGAACCGCCGAAGAAGGTAGTCAAGGCTGTGAAGCTGGCAATCCCCGATCTGGATGTTGAACTGGCAAAGGAAAAGGTGGAACAAGAAGCCCGCCCTTTAGCACAACCGGTGTCATCTACTCCGACGACAGTGGATTCAGCTTCGGATACGGTGACACCGAAGAAGAAGGAAAAGAAGCCGATGACCGAAGCGATGAAGGCCGGTCTGTTGAAGGCACAAGCAGCACGCAAGGCGAACGCGGCGGCAAAACGCGCAGCGAAGGAACAAGCATCAAAATCCGAGTGACCAACTGGTTCACCGGACTCCTGACTACATTATTTGGACGGGACGACTGGACAACGGTCGATCCCAATGAAGAACTAAAGGAATGGCTTGATACACGAAAACAAGATAACCAAAGGTTTGATTGATGACCAAGCAATGTCCGCATTGCGATTCTGCGAAGGTGCAGAGTCGCGGGACCAAAACGAATCAAGCGGGTAGCACACGAAACCGCTATCAGTGCATGGACTGTGGTAAGTGGTTCAGTACGGTTGTGAGTGAAGTTGTTGAAGCTGCTGTTGACGTTCCGCGATTCAGTTCGCCGTTGCCGAAAGACTTTGAAGGGTATAACCGCTTCGTGATTTCGGCAGTGCAGAACGATACGTCTGTGAATCGCGAGTTCCTTGCATCACTGGAACAATATTGTGAGTTCAATCGTGCCAAGCTGATCCTTGTGCCGATCACCTACAAGGGCAACGAAGATTCGCAGTTCGCGGTCCAACCGGACCTGTTGGTGACGCAAGACGTGTTGCTCGCAACCAAGCTTCGTCTGTTGGCCCATGTGCAGATTTCCCCGACCATCGAAACGCCTTTGGCGGGTCTGGACTATCTGAGCAAGGGTAACAGCCTAATCATCGCACATCCGCAACTTCAAATGCGGACGATTGCGACGCTGGACAATTCACCCGCACAACTTCATACAACTGGCGCGATCACGTATGCCAACTATGCACAGACGAAAACAGGCGAGAAAGCCCGGTTCAACCATTCACTTTCTGCCCTTATCGTTGAGAAAGACGATAATCAGTTCTACTGTCGTGTCCTTAATTGCGACGACGATAACGGATTCTATGACCTCGACCTCTACTATGGACCGACCGGCGTACATCGTGCGGGTCAAGTAGAAGCCCTCATTACGGGCGATGAACACGCAATGTTCACTGACCCACTGGTGAAGGAAGCGACGTACACCGGCGAACACTCGCTGGCTAACGTGCTGCGTCCAAAGAAGATCGTGCGGCATGACGTGCTGGACTTCTTCACTGGTTCGCATCACCATCAGCATAGTTTCCTGTTGCAGTACGCGAAGCACAAGACCAAGACGAACGTCATCGAAGATGAACTGTCGTTGACGTTGAAGTACATCGCAGAGACGACGCCTTCGTATGCTGAGAACATCATGGTCGCATCGAACCACGTTGAGCATATGAACAAGTGGCTGGATACGATTGACCCGAAAGATGAAGTATGGAATGCCAAGCTGTACTACCGGATGATGTACCTGATGTTGGAACACATCGACCGGAACCCGATGGATATTCCGAACGCCTTCCAACTTTGGGTAGCGACGACATCGCACGCGTTTGATGTACCGAAGCTTCGCTGGCTTGGCCGGAACGAACAGTACAAGATTCATGGCATCGAACTGTCGAATCACGGTGACATGGGTATCAACGGTGCGCGTGGATCGCCCGCACAGTTCTCACGTCTGCCTGACAAGATGGTTGTAGGCCACTCGCATAGCCCGAGCATCATGAAGGGCTGCTACACGGTTGGCACATCGACCGGGCGACTGGAATACACGAAGGGTCCGAGTAGTTGGGCGAACAGCCATGTCATCATCTACCCGAATGGGAAACGTCAGATGGTGACGATCATCAACGGGAAATATCGTCTGTGACCAAAATCCAAACCCTATCCGAATGGAAAACGGGTTTGGCGTACCACGCTACGCTGAACCCGGACCTGTGGAAGCATGACACGTTACTTCCTGACGTGAAGGCGGCGCTTGACAAGATCGCTGCCGACTTCATCAACTTCACCGGTATCGACCGGTCCAAGATCACGGACATCGTGATTACGGGTTCGAATTGCAACTACAACTATTCGTTCCTGTCGGACATCGATCTACATGTGGTTGCTGAGTACGATGAAGGTCACAAGAACGAAGCGGGCATTGGTGTTCAGGATGCCTTCAATGCGTTCAAGAACCTATACAACGCGTCGCATCACATCAGGGTCAAAGGTGTGCCGATTGAAGTCTACGTGCAACCGACGAGCGAACACTTCACGTCCAATGCTGGCGTGTTCTCGTTGAAGTCGATGAAGTGGATTCAACACCCGGTCAAGGTGCATGTTGATCTGGACGAACGGGAAATAAAGCGCAAGGCTGATCCCGTCATCCGTGATATTGACGCCATCGTAGACGGCAGAGTGACAGACCCGGCAAAGATTCATGCCGTGAAAGCGAAGATTCGACAGCTACGTGCTGCCGGGTTGGAAGCTGGTGGTGAGTTCGGCATCGAGAACTTGGCATTCAAGGCCATCCGAAATGCAGGATTCCTCGATAAGCTGTCCAAGTACTCCGACGCCTTGAACGATACTACGCTGTCTCTGTAGCTTTGTTGAGAACGTCTTGCTTGTGACCGAGATACTTCACAGGCACATGATGACTGTTGAGGATCACGGTCATACTACCGTTTGTATATCCGTGGTAGCCGTGGTCAAGTACAGCGCGTTCGAAGTCGTTGTGTTCTTCTTCGCCGTTGTACTTGTGTTGTCCCGCTGTCTTGCTGATCGCAGCACGTTCGTCTGGATGTGCCGTAGCAGGATCGTAAATTCCATGCAGCGTTGCGCTATGCACATGCTGACCCAGACCGCCTTCATGCACAGGCGGCAACGGACCATGTTCTTCGGGTTTGTGGTTGTAGAAGTAGACCCGTTTCTTGATCCGTTCATCTTTGGTCCATTGAAGGCGCTTGCCTTCGGCACCCTTAATCCCCGTCCCCGAAAAACGACCGTCCAGATGGTCAAGTCCCGGCTTATTCGAGTAATGAATGCCGTGGACGGTCACGCCTTTTGCTGGCGCAGCTTCCTCGCGTTCCGCAAGGAATCTTTTGAATGAGTGCATTGACAAATCCCCAAATTTGATGGTAATATTTAGACCTCTACCAACAACTTCGGGAGTTTGTGAAATGAAACAGTACCTTATCTCTGCTTCCGGCAATGACCGCATCGGCCAAACCAACACCTACGCGAGCGTCATCGAGAACGATGCGCCGAAGGGTTCGGTCACGCTGGTTATCTCGACCACGTACAGCAAGTCCCGCTTCCCGGATTCGCACCAAGTCAAGCAGACGATCCACTTCGCGTCGAAGGCTGATCTGGCTAATTACGCCCGATTCCTGCTCGATTCTGTTGGCGCGTTGCAGAAAATTCTGCCGCTAGGCGAACTTCTCGCAGATGCAAGTTGAAGTAGTTTGTTAAAGTGTGGTAAGAAACAAACTTCTGTCAAAAGGAACCTCTCATGACCATCAAGACCGTTGGCGATCTGATCGATGAACTGTCGAAGTACGACCGCGCGAAGCCGGTCAAGGTACAGGATCGATCCATCCCGATCATTGCGCTGGCCGTCACGGACGTAGGCGAAGACGTGTTCGCGGGCAAGGAAGGCGACGTGGACATCATCCTGATCCACGTTCAGCAAGACCTCGCCGCACCACAAGATTGAACACGCTGTTCGACGTATTTGTAATTGCCGCGATTGTCATTACCGGGTGGTTGGTCGCAATCGCGGCGTTTTCCTACAAAACAAGAAAGGAAGAAAAATGAAAAAAGGCGAAATGCTTTCGAAGATGTTGCTTCTCGTCACTCAACGCTTCGATGGGAAGTTCGACAAGTCCGGGAATCCATATGTACTGCACTTGCTGAAAGTGATGCACTACACCAAGTCCGACGACGAAGAACTACAGTGCATCGCTCTAGGACATGATCTGGTTGAAGATACGCCGACGACCTACGCGGAACTGTACGAACTAGGCTTCACGGAACGGGTCATCACCGGTATCCGCAACATGACCAAGGTTCCCGGTGAGACGGAGCAAGACTATCTGGACCGCCTGATGTCGGCCAAGGACTCGATCATCGTCAAGCTGGCAGACCTTCGCCACAACAGCGACATCCGCCGCCTGAAAGGTCTGGCAGAGAAGGACTTCGCGCGGATGCAGAAGTACCATCGCATGTACCTGACGCTGACTGAGCGCCTTCAAGACGAATACGAAATCGCGGGGTAATCATGGCTAATGCGTTCCAACCTGTCTTGGCCGACCACGCCGACATCATGACCGCCGAAGCGTGGCACGAATGCGTTGAATGCGGTGCATTCATCCCGTCCGATGGTACTGGCTACTGGATGCGTGGCGAAAAGCTGGAATCCGACATCGATAGCTTCGATCCTCAACCCGATTGGGCTACGCACGTTGCTTGGTACAACAAATAACGGTTGACACGAATTCCCAAACCTGTATAATCCTTTCCATCGCAGCACAAACCGAACAGGAGAAAACAATGGGACTTCGAATCAGCGTTTACCGCGATGCCTCGCACGATTACGACTGCACCAACAACGGCGTGTCGCGCCAGTTCAACAAGCTGACGGTCATGAACATCGACGGCCCGTTCGACCCGAGCGACGACGCACCGGCAGTCCTTCTCGATTCGCACTATCCGGGCTGTCTGCGCCTGATCCCGGCCCTGAAAACGGCTCTCGGATGGGTTCCCTACACCGATCCCGCGATGTTCGGTGGAAATCTGGGGTACACGTCCGACAGCCGTTTCCCGGAAGCGTGCGAAAAGCTTCTCGGACATACCTTCTACGGCGCGGTCAAGATTCACGACCGCTTCGAAACCCAACAACAAACGGACTACCTCTCGCGATGACAACATCCCACAATGCGATGACAGCATCCCATAACGAAAAATTCGCGGCATACTGCCGCAAAATCGCAGAACAGCGCCGCCTAGATGCTGGCTACAGCGGAAGCTACGATGACGGCGGCGCGCGGATGCTGGAAGAAAAGGTCGAAGCTTGGGAAGCTGGCCTGAACGGGACGATTCCGAAGTGCATCAGCAATCTGCACAAGGAATTCAGCAAGACAATCGATCCCGAGTATCAGAAGTATCTCGAACTGAAAAAGCGGTTTGAGTAGTTGACAGACATTCCCGCGTTTGGTAATATTCTTCTTATACCAAACGCGGGAACAAACAGGAGAGAAACATATGGGAATCAGCATCAAGTCGAAGTACGCACTGGAAGTCTATGAAACTCGCATGGTCGATGGTAAGCCGCGTAGCGTGCTGGCCTTCGAAGGTGCAACGTGGGATACCAAGCGTCACGGTCGCCCGGACACCAAGAACCTCGAAAAGTACGTGATGGCTTATGGTAAGTCGCTGGAAAAGGGCGGTTCGAACTTCCACATCACGGAAGCCAAGGGCTACGTCTCGTATCCGAATCGTGCGGTGATCCGATTCAATCACTCGAACGGCGCAACCGTCGCATCGTGGCAAGCGCCGCCGTTCATGGTGTGGTAAGGGGAACGCGATGGCAAAGAAGAAACCATACTTCCACTCATGTGTGACCGTTCGACGGATGTTGGTCACGCAAGGTAAACTAGACATCAACACTGGCGAGACGACGACCGAATCCGCCGAATGGGTCACTCGCGAATGTGGAATCCCGCTGTTTGGTGAGAAGGAACAGCAGTCGGGCGTGTGCAAGTCATGTTCGGATGGCTGGACACATCCATTGAACTTTCCGGTACGTGAAAATGCCCCACAACAAGGACTGGACTTTGCTTGAAGCGTTTATCGCGCTGACTCTGATAGTCGGCATCTACGTGTTCTTCTCGCTGAGAAACGCGTGGCGTTTGGTTGAATCGGACAAATGGGAGATTAAGGAATGACGACACGACACATCGGCCCGCACGATGAACTACCAGTTGGAACAAAGGTCCGGGTCGGTAACAAGTTCGGAAAGGTCGTGCAAGCAGTGCTGAAAGACGCGATTCCCTCTGGAACCATCATGGTGCATACCATCGAATTCACCGAAGGGGTCAAGCGTGGTGTGGGTAGACGGACCTCGAAGCCGATACCACTGCGCAAGCCGTACACATCGACGGTGAATTACTCGTTCATCCAAGTCATCGAATAAACATCAGGGGTTCCGCGATACCGCCACGGAACCCCGTTAAAACGAATTAGCGGGCTTCTGAGGGGTATCTTGCTTATCCGAATGGCATTGCTGCTGGCCTGTAGTGCTGGCGCGTTGTACGCCTTCCTGTCATGTTTCAAGCACATCGACGGTAAGGCTTGGGGACTTTTCTTCCGTACCACAATCAAGCTTCTCGTCTGTACCGTCTTTGGCGGTCTGGTTGTAGTCGCTGCACAAATGATTTCGCAACTCACAAACTAAGGTTCAATACATGAAAACCATTAAAATCGTGCTTCTTTCGTTGGTAGTCCTCATGATGGCCGCGTGCGGTCGAATTGATACGGGTCACACTGGCGTCCGCACAAGCTGGAACAAGCAAGTACAACAAGAAGTCGTGCATCCGGGCGCTTACCTTGCGGTGACTGACTCGGTGCAACAGTACGTGACCAACGAAGTCACGTTCATCGTGAAGAACCTTCAACCGCAAACTGCGGACAAGACGTACCTGAAAGACCTCGATTTCACGTACACGTATCAAGTCGATGCGAATGATCTTCCGAATCTGGTGACAACGTTCAAGAATCGAACGCTGGTTAATGGCGACGACTATTATCCGATGGGTTCCTACGTCGATACTCAGATTCGTGCAGCGGCATATGCGGCAGTCTCGAAATTCAACGCGATGGAAGCGAATTCGCACCGTACCGACATCGAGAGTGACATCAAGCAAATCGTTGCAGCCAAGTTCGCGGAAGAAGGTCTGGACAAGACGATCCACGTCAAGCAAGTGACGGTGAACAACGTCGAAGTCGATCCGAAGCTTCAAGAAGCCGTGGTTCGTCAGTTGAACGCAGTCATCGACAACAAGACGAAAGATACCGAAATCGACACGGCGAAGAAAGAAGCGAGTCGTATGGAACAGTTGACGAATAACGCCAACAACACCGGCTACATCGCGCTGCTGAACGCACAGGCCAACATGAAGATCGCAGAAGGCATCGCCAATGGCCGCGTGAACACCATCGTCGTGCCGACCGACTTCAAGGGCATCGTGAACACGGCGAAGTAATGGCAACGACTGACGACATCCTGTACGGCGATGACAACCTCTGGAAGCTGCGTGGTGCAGAGGCGTCCGAAGTCATCGCCCAAAAGATCGAAGCGATGAAGCGCCTGTATCAAGAAGTCATCGCCATCGCGGACAACGCCGATCTAAGCGTGCATGTGACGTTCAGCTTCCCGGAAGGGCTGACGACCGGCCACAACGAATACTTCCGCCCAGAAGTCGCGTGGAACCCTTCTTCGAAATATTGCTGAATTCCCACGTTTGATTTTGCTTGACACGACTCCCGGATGCGGGTATGATTCTTCTCATACCAACAACGCATCCGGGAGTTTTCACATGAAGAAGATCATTGATGTTCGCGTCGAATCGGACCTGTACGTTGCTGGCCGTGATGAAGATGGTCAGGAAATCCACGGTCTGTCCTACAAGGTCGTCGCGGAATTCGAAGGTGGTGAAGCCTATCACCACGAACACACGTTCCCGACCGTGAAGCTGGAAGCGATCTGGTGCGATGCCATCAGCGAAATGGTCCAGTGCAACTCCCTCGATCCTGAATCGCAGAAGGCGAAGGCCGAACGTTTGTGCGCCCGCGTTCACAAGCACGTCAAGCAAGGTGGTAAGATTGACATGAACCACTGGCAGTTTCATCGGACGATTTACGGTACATCTGCCTACCTCGATGAAGTCTCGATGATGTCCGACGAAGAACGTGCGCAGTAACCATAATTCAAACATCGCAACACCACACGCTACGGGAGCACCATGACGCACAAAATCACCATCGAAATCGAGACGGGGAACGACGCCTTCCAAGGTTTCCAAGCGGATGAAGGCTTCGAAGTCGCCCGCATCCTTCGCGAGAAGTCCCATGCCTTCGAGAACATGACGGCAAACCTCGAAGATTTGGACGGAACCAAGGTCCACGACATCAACGGCAACCCCGTTGGCAAGATAACGGTGGTCAAGACCTAACATGCCAACGTTCCGAAAGTGGGGCGAAGAAGTTAAGGCCGTTCTTCCGACACTCGAAAGGGTCGCCACGGAGAACGGCCTTTTTCTGAACGCAGAAGCCGCCTACAAGCTTCTGGATGAACGGGAGTTCCCTACAGTGTATGCCATGCTCCAAGGCGTCTGTGAGGGTCTATCCATGATCCCTACAGCCCTTGCCGACCATGAACGCATCTGTGGACTCCTAGCCCGATACCCGCATGAAGAACACCAATAAAAACCGCATCAACCAACCGTTCTTCCACGACAGGGTTCAAGCTGGCCTCTATGAATATAGGGGCTGGTTTGTCTGGAAGGATGCCACGCGCAACCTCTGGATCATCGACGGTCCCAAGGGTGGCGCATTCAAATACCTCAAAGAAGCGAAAGAACACATCGACTGGATCATCAAGTATCCGTCGAAGAAACCTCTAGTCAAACCCGAATAATGAACGAAAAAACGAAACTTGGCTTCGTCACGATGTCTGCTGGCGAAGTGAATCAACTCGCGTCCGAAAAGCTGGCCGCAATCATGGCAACCCGCGAGAAGAAGCGCATCGAGTGGATTGAAGAAGTTAAACAGAAGCCTACCAAGTGCCGATTCTGGCCGCGCAAGGCGCTGACCGATGATGAAGCTATCGCGACCATCGAAGATAACATGTTCGACGCCCAAAACTACTTCTTCCTGACTCCCGAATGGGAATCCCCGGTATCTACAGCATTGAAGAATCTTATCACCGCGTCTGAACATCTGCTAGGTGGCGGCAATACGGAAATGATGTTGACGATTGAAGCAGTAAACATGCTGCTGTAACAGTCAACCCCGAATTTGTTTCTAAATGTGTTGACAACCACTCCCAGACCTGTATAATCTGTTCTCAGGTTGAGACGCAAACCCAAACCGGGGTCGAAAGCCTGAGAGAAACAAAGTTGAAAATAGCTGTTGACAAGTAAGAACAAATCTGTATAATGTGATTCACGGTGAGGCACTAAGCAGTCCTAACCGCGATAACAAAACCAACCACTTTGAAAAAGGGAATACATCATGAAGAAGATCGCACTCATCGCCGCACTGTTCGCCGCACTCTCGATCAACGCACAAGCACAACAACCGGTCGTCGGTGGCGGCGCTGTGGTCGGTGGTCTGGTCGTCGGTGGTCAAGCACAGCAATACAGCGGCACGATCAACGGCACGGCGCAAAGCGTGTCGAACGGTAACGCGGTCACGTCCGCACAAGTCGGTGGTCAGGGTCAGTCGATCCAGTCGGCGGTCAACACGACCGGTGGTACGGCAACCATCGGCGGCACGATCAACGCGAACGGCGCGACCATCGGTTCGAACACCACGCAGTTCAGCAATTCGCAAGTCACCGGCAACGTGTCGGGCAATGCGCCGACGACCGAAGGCAACAGCATCGTCAACGGTGGTTCGGCATTCGGTAACACCACGACGACCGCTGGCGTCAACAGCACGTTCGGCGCAACGCAAGTCGGCGGTTCGGCTGCAATCGGCGGCGCTGCTGGCATCGGTGGTGTCGGCGCAATCGGTGGTCCGGTCCACGCAATCGGCCTGTAAGCCACACGCAACACCTGAGCAGTACCTACATGAAGAACGAGAGGGGCGCTACGGCGCTCCTTTCTCAATAAAAACGATTTTGGCCGGGAGTTAGAATGAAGAAGATCATCGTCGCTGGTTTCCTCGCAGTTTCCGCAATCCTCGCACACGCGGGAAACGTTGTAGATGCGAACGCTACAACCACAACCAACACTCAATCGACTTCCGGTGCGGTCAACTCAGGTGTCACGTTGCAGAACACCTTCAACAGCCCGGATAAGACCGAATACGGTGGTTCCTACACCGTCAAGTCGGCCCCGGCTATTGCTGCACCCGCTGGATATGGTTCGTGGTCCCAACAGAACTGTATGGTGACGGGGACCGGTGGATTCAGCATCATCGGATTCGGCGCAACCGGACAAGTCCCCATCGATGGCGCACGCTGCGACATGCGGGTGGACCAACAGAACATGAACGCCACGGCGATGACGATTCACAACTTCGTCGCGGCAAACCCGAGCATCAACCCTTCGTTGAAGCAGTCGTTGGACGAGAAAGCCGCCGCGATGCTACAAGCTGCTGGCGACATGTCGTGCCTGTCCTCGGATCGTCAACGCGCGGTGATGGAGAAGAAGGGGCTGTGCCGGGAAGTGGCCGACATTACCACGCTCGATCATCGCTTCGGTCAGCCGCGTTCGACGCAAATCGACTACAGCGCGGGAAATTGATAAGTTTTCCCAAACGTGGTATAATTCGACATTAGATCGGATAGGGGAACAAGATGAAGAAGAAGGACAAGAAGAAGTGGACGGGGAACAAGATCGTGATTGAGATTGCTCCCCACAAGCCACGAATCGGGGTCATCTTTTCAAAGGTGGTCAGCAACAAAAAGTTGAAGAAGTACAAGGTCAAGCACAAGAACAAGGCGTTAGATTGAAACCTTTAATCCACGCCAAACTATCGGTGAAGAAGCATGGCGGTAAAGTTGAAGATTATTTGGACATCCATAGCTTTATTGATAGCAGTAAGTGCGCTCACCCGGATGTCCGACATCGGGCGGTTCTCCATAGTGCTTTTGGATGCTTTCTCACAGAGCGCGTATTCGGCGTCTACATCGTCAACAGTGACGGCAAGGAAGTAAGCGTCCGCGATCTGGCCGAAGAACACATCGTTCAAGACCTCGGCTTTCTCCCCACACTGGAACACTACCTGAACAACATGGCTATTCAGCCGTGGATGGAAGGTGCGTTCAAGAAGAACACCAAACACGAAGTAGAAAACTAGACTAAGTAGAAATGAACAAAACGAAACTTCTTGTCATCGACACCCAAAAGCGTGAGGCACGCTCGTTCGAAGGCAATTACGAATGCGGTTTTGCACATCTTCCCAATCCCGAAGCAGAGGATGACGAAGGCAACTTCACGGCGAATCAACTGACCCATCAGTTGAACGAATTCCGCGAAGCGGCAGATGAACGCCGATACCGCAAAGATGAAGAAGCCAAGGCACGCAAGATTGCCAATGCTCGCTTGATGGAAAAGCACAACGAGTACGCATACTGGCACAACCACTTCTTCGACAAGCAGTAACCCCAACCCCGGCAAGGAAATAGATTCCTTCGCTATCCTAATCATAGAGGCTATGATGACCAAGAAATACGATGTCGTCGTCTATATCGGACGATTCCAACCCTTCCATAACGCGCACCTTGAAACGATCCTTGCTGGCCTTGAAGTGGCAGATAAGGTAGTCGTCGTCATTGGTAGTGCGAACGAACCCCGTACCTACTTCCGCAATCCGTTCACGGTTCAAGAACGCGAATTCATGATCCGTCAAGGTCTGTCGGGTCACGGTCGCCTTCAAGATGTGTTGTTCACTTCGGTAGAGAACAACCCGTCAGATGCAGCATGGGCGGCAGATGTTGTCCAGAAGGTCGAGAATGTAGCAAGCGGCACTCTCGATACGATATGTGACCGTCAGCTTCGCATTGCCAAAATCGGCTTCGTGAAAGATGCTGGCGTGCAGCGTGACCTTGACCTGTTCCCTCAATGGCCGTATGTCGAGCACAAGAAGGAACAAGACCTTGATGCGACGCAGATTCGCAACGTGCTGTTTGGTGGTATGGGTCTACAGTTCCTTGAAGGTGTATGCCCGAAGAACGTGATTCGCTTTTTGGGCGACTTTACGTACTCCGAACAGTTCAAGCAACTGATGCGCGAGAAGAAGTACATTGAGGACTACAAACAGCAGTTTAATGGTCTGCGCTACGCACCGACCTTCGTAACGGCTGATGCGATCCTGATTCAGTCGGGTCACGTTCTCCTGATCGAGCGCAAGGCAGAGCCGGGCAAGGGTTTGTGGGCGGTTCCCGGTGGGTTCCTGAACGCAGCAACGGACAAGTCTGTATTTGAAGCTGCGTTGCGTGAACTGAGCGAAGAAACGAAGGTGAAGGTCGCTGACCGTGTTCTTCGAAAGTCGTTCAAAGGTGTGCGTGTGTTCGATGCGATTGATCGTTCCGCGCGTGGCCGAACCATCACTCACGCACATGTGTTCGTGCTTGATGATGGGTTCGATCTTCCGAAAACCAAGGCGTCGGATGATGCAGCAAAGACGAAGTGGGTTCACATCAACGACATCAAGCGGGAAATGATGTTCGAAGATCATGATGAACTTGTGAAATGGGGCTGGTCTGTTGCGACAGCTAACGAAGTGAAGTAAATCCCGGACCAACCGATAGACGGTAGTCCTTATCAACTGTAAGAGGCTTACAACAATGCAAAACGAAAACATCCAACTCGATCAAAACTTCGTCCTTGAATCGGACTCCTACAAATATTCGCACACGCCGGAAGTGTACCCGGAAGGCGCAGAAGCCCTTCACTCGTATCTCTCGGCCCGCGTGAAAGGTTCGCGCGTGGTGCAGTTTGGTGTGTCCATGTGGATCAAGAAGAAGTTGCTGGCCCCGATCACGCGGTACATGGTTGATGAAGCGGAAGAATTCATCAACAAGCACATCGGCCCCGGTGGTTTCGACCGTACCATGTGGGACCACATCCTGCACAACTACGGCGGGTTCATCCCGTTGACGATCCGTGGTCTGCCGGAAGGCACGGTCACGAAAAGTGATGACACGTTGCTGACGATCCAATGTGATGATCCGATCTGCTTCCCGCTGGCGCAGTTCATCGAAGCATCGATTCAATCGGACCTCTGGTACAGCACGACGATTGCCACGAACGATCTGGAAAACTACGAAGTCGCCAAAAGCCACTTCGATCTGTTCTCGGATCAACCGGACATGCTCCCGTTCATGCTGCATGACTTCGGCGCGCGTGGTGCGACGTGTGAAGAACAGCGTCAAATCGGCGGCGCTGCGCATCTGATCTTCTTCCAAGGTTCGGACAACATCAGCGGCATCCGTGCAGCAAACCTGTTCTATGGTTGCGACATGGCCGCGTATTCGGTTCGTGCCACGGAACACAGCATCCAGTGCGCATATGGTCCCGATCATCAGGAAGCCTATCTTCGTCGTGTTCTCGATGCACATGCGAAGCCGGGTAACATCGTGTCGATTGTGCTGGACGGCTACAACGTCTGGCGTGAAGCTGAACTTCTGTGTACCACGTTCAAGCAACAAATCATCGACAGCGGTGCGAAGGTTGTGTTTCGCCCGGATTCGGGTGACATGTTCGAAGTCATCCCGCGTCTGTTGGATATGCAAGCAGAGGCGTTCGGCTACACGGTCAACAGCAAGGGCAAGAAGGTAATCAAGCATGTCGGCATCATCCAAGGTGACGGCATCGACAAGACGACTTTCATGCTGCTGATCCAGAAGGTTGTATCCCTCGGCTATGCGCCCGAGTGCGTCCTGTTGGGTTCTGGTGGTGGACTGTTGCAGAAGGTCAACCGCGATACCTTGAAGTTCGCGCAGAAGGCCGCTGCTATCAAGATCAATGGCGAGTGGCAAAACATCTGGAAAGACCCGATTACCGATCCGGGTAAGAAGTCCAAGACCGGCATCCAAGATGATCCTAGATTCGTCACCTTCTATACCCCGGAAGATGGCTTGATCTACGATGAAAACCTCGCGACGATCCGCGAGCGTGCGCTGGCTGGCGCTGCTGTGTAAATTCCCAGATTTGGGTTGACATGTTAAGGACCGACAGGTATGATGTGCTTGTTGGTCCTTTTTATTTGGAGATAGCTATGACGAAACATAACTTCGAAGAACGCGTGAAGTTCGACTACGGCTTCACCATCGGCAAGCTGCATCCGGTCAGGCTGGTGAAGGATGGGGCGCAAGTACGGCTGGCGCTCGTCCACATCCCGAATCGCGGTCGTCCGCGTGCTGTCATCAAGACCAACGTCACAACCGGCCTCTGGGCGATCAACACCTACATCATCGACGGCGACGATCTGGTGTACCTGAGTCACACGACGCGTCCCTATGCTGTCGAAGAATTCGATGCACTGACGACCGGCCCGGACCTTCGCGACATCGAATTCTAAAATTCCCGCGTTTGGGTATTGACGAAGGACTCTCAAACCTGTAGAATCCTTTTCATTGAATCGAGACACAGGAGCGCAACAATGAGCAAACCAATCATCGTCGCGAAGAATCGGCCGCGTCCGTGGCAGTCCCTTCCGAACTTCGCGTGGTCCGATCAACGTCCTTGGGTCGTCTATGTGGACGGCGTGATTGCGAAGGACAAGCGCGGTAACGAACGCCGCTTCGCTTCGGCGGAAGGCGCACGTAAGGCATTCAAGGGGGAGTGAACATGTCCTTCAAGATCAAAACGAACAACGTCCCGCGTGATCTGGTCTACGGCTACGAACTGTCCGAGAAAGAGCGCAAGGACTTCGACTACATCGACGCGGAACACTTCGACGGTCACAGCTTCATGCGCTACAAGGGCGAACTGTACGACCTGTCGGACTTCATGCGCACAACGAAAGGAATGGGGCTGCTGGATTGGGACGGCTACGCATCCGACTCCCATTTCAGCGGCATCGTCATCAAGTACGTTGACAACTTCGAGCGTGTCATCGTAGGAACCTACATCAGCTAAAGCAACTACATGAACCTCAAACAATCCCTCACGCCGGAACAGCAAGTCGAAGCGCACAAGATGCTGGCCTTCGTTCAGAACCAGTTCGTCAACAAGCTGAACCGTACCAACTTCATCTGTCTCAACGTCATCAACTACGGTCAAGTACATGGCCTAGAGGACATCATCGTTGAAGTGGTCGAAGATCGAATCCAAGAACATTACTTGAACTTCCACTACACGGCGCGGGTGTATCTGGCGGCAACGAGTGGCCGGTACGAAAGCGAAATTGAAGATGCCCAAGTTCGCGAATTCCGTCTCGCTATCATCGAAGAACTGTTGAAGGAACTCGCATGACCATCCGCAGAACGCATTCCGCCGCACCGCCGACCGAAGCTGACGCTGGCAAGTATGCCGTGCGCGATACCGTCTGGCGCAATGGCTTCTGTAGTCGCCCGGTACTCATCACGAAGGTCAACAAGTCCCGCGTCTACTATCTGGATTCGACGCGCGTCTGGCAGGACAAGCAGTTCAAGGTGTCGAAGTTCGAAATCATGGAAGGCGCAATCGAGCAGTTCTGCAAGACCACGACCATCCGCTTCGTCTGCGACACCTTCGAAGAAGCCGTGACCCTGCATGACCTGTCCGAGCAGCAGAACGATGAACTGAACAAGACAGACAAGGAAATACGCGAAAAGTACAACATGTTTGTAGAAAAGTTGTTGACGAAGTAACCCAAGTCTGGGATAATTCTTTTCATCGCAACACGGAGAACCAAACATGTTGTTCCTGACAGCCTTCTGCACCGTGTTGTTCTACCTGATGGTCGGTCATGCGGTAGCCGACTATCCGCTACAGGGCGAATTCCTCGCCCGAGCAAAGAATCGAAATACCGAAGTTGGGAAGATTCACTGGCCGTATGCACTGACGGCACACGGTCTGATCCACGGTGGCGCTGTGGCATGGGTAACTGGTTCGGTGGGCCTTGGCATCTGCGAAACCATGATCCACTTCCTGACCGACTTCTGGAAGTGCGAAGGGAAGTTGACCTTGAAGCAGGATCAGGCGATTCACGTAGGTTGTAAACTGTTCTACGCAGCACTGGTCGCAACCTACGCAGCACTCACACATTAAGGGAGATTCACATGAGCAACTTCAAGACGTGGTTCAACACCTTCAATCAAGAGAAGGGCATCGATCCCGAGACGAACATCGAAGTCGAAGGTCCGAGTGGCACGAACTTCATGACGTTGCAGAACGTGTTCGATGCAATCCTCGCAACGTCCGCGTCCGAACAGGCCGGTATCAAGGCGATGATCGTGAAGATCGACTTCCGCAACGGTGATGTGGTCGATTACTACAAGCATCTGGCGAAGGCCATCGCGCAGTAAACCCAACCGGGCGTCTACGGGGACGCCCTTTGTAAAACTAGACGAAGTAGAAAACAACACATGAAGAAATTTCTCGTTGGTATTTTGTTGTCCTTAGTAACGGTCATCGCATTCGCGTTGCCGTCTCCCCGCCAAATCGAAGATGCACTCGCGGCAAACCGCTATAGCGATGCACAGTCGATGGTGTCACAAGTCCTTCGTGAACGTCCCGATTCGGCGCGTGCGCACCTTCTCAACGCGTACCTACTGATCCACGTCAACCATGACAAGACCGCCGCCAATGCTGAACTGAACACGGCTGCTGGTCTGGATCGGAACGGTGACGTGAAGAACAGTCCGCTGTTCGGTCGTGTGGTCGGTGAAATCGACACGTATCAGGGCGCTACGCGATCCGCGCCGCGTCAGGTTGTGCAGAGTGGTCCGATGGTGCAGCAAGCCGCTGTAAGCCCTGTGGCGCAGTCTGAACCGGAAAAGAAAGGCGAAAGTCATCTGTTGCTCTGGCTGTTTGTGTTCTTCGGTGTCGTCGCAGTTCTCGCGTACCTGCTGATCCGTGGTGCGAATCGTCGTGAACGTGAAGAAGCGAGCGCCTATACGCCGTACACGACGCGTGGTAGCCGTCAGTTGACCCAGACGCGCAGTGGTGGAACCTATACGGCCCCGTACAATCCGCCGCCTGTGCCGCTCGATCCGTACACCCCGGCAGTGGTCTTTCACCAACCGGCCCCGGTTCAAGTCGTGCAGCAAGCGCCGCAACAGTCGTTCGGAAGTCAAGTCGCAGCAACCGCATCCGGTGTCGTCGTCGGTGAACTGATTCACGATGCCCTCACTAGCAGCAAGCATCATTCCCGGACGTGGGAAGAACCGGTTCGAGAACGCGAAGTTGTTCGTGAACGTGACCCGGATTGGGGTTCCCCGGCACGTAGTTCGTACACTCGCGACGAATCCCCGGTGTCGTATAGCAACGAACGTTCCTCGTTCTCGTCGTCCAGTCGCGACGATGATAGCTGGTCGTCGGGCAGTAGTTCGAGCAGTTCGAGTAGTTCCGATAGTAGCTGGTCCAGTGGTTCCGATTCATCGTCCTCGTCGTGGGATAGCGGTAGCAGTTCGAGTAGTTCCGACTGGTAAAAAGTACTGTAGGGTTTTCAAACAAGTTTGTAGATTTTCGCAAATACCATTGACACGCAATCCTCATTTGAAATACAATTCTGTTTGTGGGTTGCGACACAAAACACCTTTGGGAGTAGACGAAAATGCAGTTCCGCACTACCGATATTCATGGCGTGTTCGTGTACGAAATGTCCGACACGTTCGGGTGGTCCGAGAAGGTCAAGGACTACTACAACAAGGGCGACATCATCGATGTAGATTTCGATGTCGTAATCGAAACCCACTTCACCAGTGACTTCCTGAACGGCAAGCTGATCGCAGTCGATGAAGAAGCGAAGGCATGGGCGGCACCATTGTTGGAAATGATGAAGTCGTCCAAGGAAGTAGAAGAAGTACAGTAACAAATCATCGTGGTGTTGAAGTAGATGAAACACCTCCCACGACGCAATAGAGAAGGCGACCTATGACTCAAATCACGTTTCAGCACCAACTTAGCATCCATGACATCACCGATGTTCGTAATGGTCGCGACAATCTTGAAGTAACCTGCAAACTCGATGAAGTTCAACAGAAACGTGTGGTCGCAGAGCAAGAGCACAACACCCTCATCGGCGAAATCAAGGACCGTGGCTTCGTCGTCCTGACCCGCGCAGAAGCGGAAGATATGAAAGACGACATCGAAGCTGGCGAATGTCTGGTCCAGATGATGGAAGAAGCGTCGGGCCTCTGGGAAAGCAACCCGGAAGAAGCGGCCAAGAAGATGACGCACATCATGTTCGTGGCGACTGGCAAGAAGCTTCAATTCGCTGGTGCATTGGCAGCATAAACCCAACAACAGAAGTAGAGAACTAAAGAAAGATGTCGAGCAACCTGATTAACAGCCCGGAAGCAAAGAAGCGTTTCAACAACAAGCTTCAAGAGATTTCGGGCAGCATGACCCGTATCGAAGGCGAACGCGACCTTATCAAGACGATCACTTCCGACTTGGCGGAAGAATTCCAGATTGATAAGAAGATCGTGGCACGCATGGCAAAGACGTATCACAAGCAGTCCTTCAAAGATACGGTCGCTGCTGACGACGAATTCACGACGATCTATCAAATCGTGACGGGCGAAGAAGCTGCACAGTTCGCGGATGATGCACCCTACAACGGGGACGCCGACGAATGAACATCTACGGCGGCAGCAAAGAAGTGCAAGCGTTGATTAAAGAGAAGTTGGAGCAAGTGAACAACCTCTTTCGTGAAGTCGGCGCACTGGCAGAAGAACACGATGTATCGGTGTCCACGAACATTCTGGACATCTGGGGAACGGGACTGACGTACATCCCGCCTTCGGAAAAAGAAGATATGAGCGAATCGTATCTGGAAGAACTGCAAGACAATGAAGGCTGGCAAGCATCCGCTTCGTCCTGCTAACAACGAACCACACTGAGATAGACCAACATGCAACTGAACCGTGAAGAAGCCCAAGTTTTCCTGAACATGATCGGAACCAACGTGACCGATAGTTCGATGTCGGTTCTGGACAAGATCGAGAATTCATTCCCCGATCTGGTTCGCAATACGACCTACGCACCGATTCTTCGCGACTGGCGTTCGAATCGCGAGAAGCAGAAGAAGTCGGCAATGGCCGAAATCAGCAAGCAACTCGCAAACGTCCGTGGTTCGCTGGCTGAGTGCGAACGCATCGCGAAGTCCGCTGGCATCGGCTTTGTTCTCGATGTCGCTGACGTGGAACTGGAATTCACGGCGAAAGATGGTTGGTCGTCGTCCTACTGCTAAACAAGACGAAGAAGAAAACATGACACAAGAAATCACGCAAGAACAGAAGCAAGAAGCTTTGCGCCTGATCGCGGAACAAGTCAAGATCGCGGAAGAAGCACTCGCGAAGGCCGAACAGTTGGCAAAGGAAGCGCAGGTTGGCTTCGACTTCACGTTCGACGGCATCACCGGTTCGTACTATACGCACAAGTACGGTGCAACCGGCGCTGTTGCCGGGTACTACGATGGTTGGGAAGGGTCATCCTGCTGATGGACAAGAAATTCCTCTCAGAGCGCAAGAAGGCCATCAAGGAAATTGCGACGGCCACTGATGCGATCAAGCTGCATCTGAAATACATCGAGCGTCTTGCGAATCAGTACGGTATCCGTGTTGAACTCGATGGATTCCCGCGAACTGGTTATGACGGTGATGCGTGGTATGTGCCGGAACTGCCGGAAGAACTCCGAACCAAGCTGGGCGATGGGGAAGAAGTAGACCTCACCGGTACGGATTGGGAAGAATCCGCTGAGTACGACGCATACGATCAACAGTACGGCTGGAAGAACAGTTCGTCATACTGCTGAAACTATGAGTGACATGACAAAAGAAGAAGCTGTGAAGTTCATTGCAGCTTTAGCGGAAAGTATCCGGCCAACACTTCGTACCATCGTTCAGGTTGCAGACGAACATGACATCGACGTGAAGCTGCTGGATGATTTTGGAAACTACCTTCGTTACTACGGTCGTCCGTACATTGACGAATATTGCGAGATTCGCGACGAAGATGGTGGTTGGTATAGTTCACACTGCTGAGTAAAACAAAGATGATCGTTATTGGTTCAAAAGCACTTCTGGTGCAAGGTATTCAAACTGGTCGCAAGTCGTTTGACATCGACGTGATTGGCGAGTATGACGAAATCGTTGACTACGCGAAGAAGTACCACGGCAATATCCGTGCGTGCTATCCGATTGATGATGGCAAGAAGCTGGTGGTCAAGACCGACCGAACGATCATCGAAGGTGAACTGACGTGGGAAGGATCGAGCGCAGAAGCATTGCGTGACCTGATCCTTGCCGATGAAAAGACGATCTATGCGCGTGACACCGTTGGTCACAAGTTCGCGTCCCTCGATGTGCTGTACCTCTTGAAGATGTCGCATCGCTACAAGAAGAACAGTCCGCACTTCCTGAAAACGATGCGCGACATCCAGTTGATGCGCAAGCATGGCGCGACGATCCGCCCGGAACATGAGGCGTTCTACAAGCAACGGATGAAGGACACGTACACCTACGCACATCCGAAGCTGGACCAGACGAAGAAGGACTTCTTCAACGGTGACGGCGTGACGTATGTCTACGATCACGACAGCATCCATGAAGCGGTCAAGCATCTGATTAAGCCCGCCTACACGTTCTACAAGCCGGATGAAAGTGAAGTGAACTGTTCGCGGGAAATGTTCGACGCGGCCCCGAAGATCATCCGGCTGTATGGTGGTCTGGAAGAAACCTACGTGCTGGCGCTCGAACGGTCACAGATTCCCTTTGGCGATCTGTGGTCCCCAAAGAAGTCGTTTGACATGGCGCTGATGAAAGTTTGTACAAGCATCACGTCTGGTTGGTTCCGGGAATTCTGTTGGGAGCACTACGACGAGATTCAATCTCTCTACGATCCCGAGTATGTTGAGAAGTTCTGGGCGAAAGCAATGGCCGGTGAAGTGAAACCCTATAACGCAGAAGAAGGTATCTACGCATGAACACCAAACTTGATGCAGCACTCGCACAAATCGAAGAAAGCGTTGGTCCCGAGTGGCGCGACGAAGCCTACAAGGTGATGCAACAGTACGCACAGATGTATCCGCACTTCTTGACCGAAGATGTCCGGGCGTTCTCGCGTGAAATCGGCATGAAGCAAGCCCACGACGACCGTGCATGGGGTCCGGTCACTTTGAAGGCCATCAAGAACGGCATCATGGCGCGAGACGGCTTCGAACTCACGAAGAAGTCCATTGGCAACCCCCGTCATCAGATGCGCTTCAAGAGCATGATTTGCGGCGCTCCCGACCCGGTTACTGTGGAAGCCCTGTTTCAATGAGTATCAAGAAAGACAAAGAACTGATCGTCAAGGCGATCAATGCGAAGCTGGCGCAAGCGGATGTCCTGCTGGCAGAATGCGTCCTATTGGCCGAAGAAGGTGGTGTGTGTTTCTCCTTGCCTTGGGGCGGTGAAGGAACGTCGCAGAGAGGCATGGGTGCAACCTACGTCCCCGAGACGGCATCTGAGCTAGAAAAGCGGTACAACTGCAACGAATCGTGGAACGGTGAGTATCAAGCCGGTTGGCAACCGTCCGCGCAAAGCTGCTAAGAAGTAGTTGACAAAGATGGGGATTCGCGTAGAATCCCCATCATCGTTTCTACAGCACGGATCAGTCACATGAAGAAGCAGAAACAAATTCGCGCATCGACGGTCAACAAGGCAATCGCTGATCTGGGTGGCAAGGAAATTCTGGTCAAGGGTGACGGCTACTGGTACTTCGCGGAAGGCGATTCCGCACAGTGGCCGTCAGCATCGGTCTACTGCTACAACCTGAACACCTATTCGCTGGAAGAATGGGTTCGCTTCTGGAAACACTATCGCGACAAGTATCTCGCGGAAAAGGAAAACCGGATCAAGCCTGAGTACACGAAGGATGGTGCGCTAAAGATTCGTTCATGGCGATAAATAATGTGTGGCCCTTGGGCTACGAAGTCTAATAATTCTGTCAAACAGTAGCCCAAAGGACACCATGAAAACATTCTTCCAACTGCGCAATTACCTGAACGATCTTCCGCTGATTAGCGAAGAACTTCACCAGTCGATCCACGATGTTCTGGACTCGGAACACATCGCACCCGAACACAAGCTGAACCACGTCTCGGCAGCGATCCGTACCGCGATCAAGCGTGGCGAAGATCATGGTCTGGAAGATGCAAAGCCCAAGAAGGGTTCCAGTCGTGCCGTGTTCTTCCCGAAAGACCCGCACAAGCTGAAAATCGATGGCGTCGATACGCACATGCCTACGGCCCTCAAAGTGGCGTTCCCCGGCGCACTGGACAAGTACAAGACCCACGATGAACCGCTGCTTGGTGAGGAACAGAACCGCGTAGAAGGCGATCACTGGACCAACCAAGAGTACGGCGTTCTACGTCAGGGCGACCGTCATGGTGAGTACCATACGAACGAACACGGCTTCCTCGCGCCGATGCTGCACGCGCATGACGAAGGGCATCACATCCACTTCGGCAAGATCGAACCCATCAAGGCGGGCGACTTCCAGAAGCACACAGTTGCGCCGGGATTCCCGAAGGGCATTAGCCATCAGGAAATGTTCGACTACCTGAACCATCATCACGAAGAAGCGCACGGCAAGTCCTACACAGGCAAGACCTCACCGGAACGTATCGAGAAGCTTGACGAGCATCCCATGCTCAGTAACATGCACTCATGGATGGGGAACACTGGTGCGCACCCGGCTGATCTGAACAAACGCAACATGGGTATGTGGACGCATCCTGTAACTGGTAAGAAACATGTCGTGGTCAGTGACTACGGCTTCACCGGCGATGTCGCGAAGCAATACATGCAGCGTCGTCAACGCATGAGCAAAGCTAATAGGGGTTGGTAATGAAACGAGAAGGATGGGATGGTTAAGCGAAGGCCGGTCGAAAGATCGGCCTTTTTTTTGTTTCTGGGTCTTGACACGAATTCCCAAACATGTATAATCATTTTCATCGAGAACACATTTGGGAGCGAAAGACATGGCACGAAGCATCTACGATCTGCGCAAGGGCAAGAACGATCAGATTTACCAAGTCTTGAAGGTCGCATCCGGTCATTACCGAATCTTCCCGCTGAACTCACTGGAAGCCATCGGTGAGATTCGTAAGCGTGCATGGAATGACTGGTACGGCGAACTGGCCCTCGATGATGTGTACGCGAGCACTTGCGCCGACACACTCGATTTTGCCATCAGCGATCTGGAACGTAGCATCGTTGAGCGCAGCGAAGGTAAGCACGCCCACGTCCACCGGAAAGATGCCGCAGAGTACACGACCCGGCTTCTGGAACGGTTGAAGAAGGGCCAATAGTCGGAACTTCTGTACGAAGTAACAGTCTGCTACAATCAGAACAATGCACGTCCACTACACGGAGTCAAACATGGGAAATGTCGTCGGAATCTCGCGCGGTCGTCAACTCGTCAATCATCGCCTGTTGCTGGAATCGGCAAAAATTTCGCTGTTCCTCGCGATGGTGAATCCGCCGTCCAAGCGCGAATCCGTTGCTGATCGTGTCGAACGTACAAAGTCGTTCGTTCGTGACGAATTTCTCGATTCGGGGTATGAACCGAGCGATGCCGATGAACTGGTGCGCACGGCCCATGCAGAAGCCTACGCCGAATTCGTGAAGGTGCATTGATGTCGAATCCTATCCAAGCCGTCAAAACAGTTTTGATCGTTCCTGCTGTCACGGATCAAGCTGGACAGTGCCGCATCGTTCAGACCGGCACGTTCGCCAAGATTCGGAACCCTCTGGCCGACTACCGGTTGAATCCGCACCTGTGGCATGAAGTTGGCCTGATGAACTTCGCGGGCGAACTGGTCTGCTACGAAGGACCGGATGAAGAATCCGAACACATCCGGGATTGTGAACCTCTGGCCGCAGGTTTGGTTTTTGTTTTCGAAGCTTGACATCAGATTCCCAAACCTGTAGAATGCTTTTCATCGACAACGAACCGGGATACCAGACATGAGCAACTTTCAACAAATCGACCTCGCGACCGTCCGTGACCGCGCAGAGAACGCACTTGTACGTGTCGAGAATCGCCTGAAAGCCGCCAAGACGGTTCTGGGTACGCTGTATTTCAGTGAAGGCGCAGCGATCAACGGCCATCTGGTCAAAAAGTTGAATCGTGCGTTGCCTGAGTACAAGTTCGGGCTGAATACCGATCACGGCTGGTACGAACTGGAAATCGACGGCGCTGGCTTCGACACCATCCGCGCGAACCTCGGCTACAAGTCCAAGACTAGCGTCATCGAGAACGCGACGATCAATGAAGGCTTCAAGCCCTACACGCTGGACGAAGAACGTCTGGTGCAGTATCGCGAAGAAGTCAGGACCATTGAAGAACGCGCGAAGCGTTTCAACTACGCGCTGGTCGAATTGAAGGACGCATATGACGGTCTGGGCGATCTTCGCTTCGCGTTCTCGGACAATCACCTTCCGTCCATCAAGGACGCACAAGGACGCTGGATTTAAGGGAGATTGATGAACATCTTCGAAGACATTCTGGATACGCGCAGTCTCACGGTGATCCACTATAAGATCGAAGACGCAATGCCATCATGCATTGCTCTTGGGTCCATTGAAGACCAGAAGGCATTCGCGCTAATTCTCGAAACCAACAGTCTCGATGAAATCTGGGCCATCGCCCATGAACGTTTGGGCCAGTTCGAACAAGCCAAAGCACTTCGCGACTGGATCGCGAAAAAGACAAGAAGGGGTTAAAACATGCTCGCGCGAAACATCAGCTACTACATCTATCGAAACAGCGCATGGATCGAATTGCACTCACATGACGTGGTGGAAGGATCGGTCATCCCGCGCGTCGGAGAAGTGGTGTACGGGTTCGGTTTATCGGAAGCGGAATTCAAGGTGACGAAGGTGCGTTACAACGTCTTCACCGCCGAAGTTGAAGTCGAAGTCACACAGCTACCGGGAAGCGAAGATTGAGCCTTCTAAACCTCGGCGGTCCCGGTCCTAGCGGATTGGCCCAATGGCTGGTCCGCGAAGCTGAACATCATCGGAAGTGGGGTCCGCTCGGATGGGCCTCACGATCAAACCTGACGTTTCACGCCATGATTATCATTGGCGGATACAACACAGTCTGGGACGGGGATACACCATTTTGAAAGACAGTTTTATTTGTTTTCTGATGGCTGTGATCCTTGCGGGAATCAGCATTTCCGCCTGTAACAAGGAAACACCGGAAGAACATCAAGAAAAAGTAAAAGAGAAGATGGAAAGACGACAGAAGAACTTCTCATACCTGATGCACATATGCGAGAACAATGGCGGGGTCTACGATTTTAAGACGAACCAGTACGACATTTCTACCGTATTCTGCGTTAACGGACTCCAAGCATCAATCCACCAATAATACGAATGACCATTCTTGAAATCCTGAATCAAATCGCAGCAACCTCGAAGAAAACCGAGAAGGAAGCGATCCTCAAAGCAAACGCCGACAACGAAACGTTGAAGCGCGTGTTCTATCTGGCCTATCAGCCGACCCTCAACTTCTACACGAAGCGCATCCCCGCATACACGCCTAATACGGGCGAGAAGACGATCTTTGATGATGAAGATACGTTCACCCTCGATGCGGCGCTGGATTCGATTGTGGGCGTTCTGGCGAAGCGTGTGCTGACTGGTTCGGCGGCAGCTTCCCATCTGGCGAATCTGCTGACGCAACTCCATGCGGACGATGCCACGGTCCTCGAACGGGTCGTGCTGCGTGACCTTCGCATTGATGCGGGCGCAAACACGGCTAACAAGGTCTGGAAGGGGCTGATCCTCGATGTCCCGTACATGCGGTGCAGTCTGCCGAAAGAAGTGAAGCTGGCGACGTTTCCATGGGTCACAGGGCTATATTCGCAGTTGAAGTCGGACGGCAGCTTCACGAACGTCAACGTCTACCCGGATGGCGCGGTCGAATTCATGACCCGCAACGGCAACGTGTATCCGACTGAGGACTTCCAAGAAGTCGAACTCGCATTCCGCCAGACAGAGAAGCCGACCGTTGGCTACCAGTTCCACGGTGAATTGCTGGTCTACAAAGACGGCGAACTCATGGAACGCGCGGAAGGTAACGGCGTTCTGAACAAGATTCAGCAAGGCAAGAACAAGCTTCCCGCTGGTCACACGATCCGCTTCGTGGCATGGGACATGATCCCGATTGAAGCGGCGGTCCCGAAGGGTAAGTATGAAGTCCCGTATGCGGTGCGTCTCGAACAGTTGGAAAGCCTTGGCCTCACTGGTGCGGTAGAAGTCGTCCAGACGCGCGTGGTTCATTCGATCCGTGAAGCCTACGAGCACTATCAGGAACAGTTGGCGCTTGGTCTGGAAGGCACGATCCTGAAAGACCCGTCCGCGATCTGGGAAGATACGACCTCAAAGAAGCAAGTCAAGTTCAAGATGGAAGTGACCATCGAACTTGAATGTGTCGGCTTCAATCCGGGTAAGGGTAAGAATGCCAACACGTTCGGTAGCGCCAAGCTTCGTTCGTCGGATGGCCTGTTGACCGTGAACTGTTCGGGCTTCAAAGACGCTGACCGCAAGTACATCAGCGAGAACCGTGACGACTTCATCAACACGATCTGGGCGGTGACCTCGAACGCGATGACGAAGAAGCGTGCCGATGGAACCCGTAGTCTGTTCCTTCCTCGCTACGTCGAACAACGCAACGACAAAGATGAAGCCGATTCGCTCGAACGCATCGAACTTCAATTCGAATCGGCAGTGAACGACCTCGAAGCCCTGATCGCAATGTGATGGACGTTGATCCAACACTTGCCATCGCCCTGATCTTCGGTTTCTCGGCAGTCCTCACGGCAGTCCTAATTAAGTTCCTCAAATAAAGAAGTGGTCGGGAGTGCCTAAATAGTTTTACAAGCACTCCCGACCGACCAAAATGGCAATTTACGATTATCAATGTAACGAGTGTGGTCACACATTCGAGAAGTCCCTCAAAATTTCCGAAATGAAGCAACCCGAAAGCGAACCATGCCCCGCATGTGAGGCGTTTGCAGTAGAGAAGATTCTTTTGGGCGCACCCGCGATGGGCGACCCCGTTCGCTTAGGCGTCCGAAAGCTTCCCGGCGACTTCAAGGAAGTTCTGTCGAAGATTTCAGAACGAAACTACCGATCCAATTTGAAGGACAAGTTGAGTCGCAGCTAGTAAGAAGCAGTACTATCATCCACCCCTGAAATGGGAGCAACACCAACATGGCACGAAAGAACAGGGCGTCAGGTAAGCCCGCCGTGAACAGCGCACAGGCACAACAAAGCGTTCAACGTACTGACCACGTATCGAACCGCCTGAAACTGCGTATTGATGATCTGAAAGTTTTCGAACCGTTGACGGAAAATCAACGGGTGTTCTTTGAAGAATATGCCGATCAGCAGAACATGGCATACATCCTTCACGGCGCGGCGGGTACTGGCAAGTCGTTCATTGCCCTGTACAAGTCACTGGAAACGGTCATGGACCCCTCGAACCCGTATGATGGTGTTGTCATCGTGCGTTCGGCTGTCCCCGGTCGAGACATCGGCCACTTGCCGGGTACGGAAGAAGAAAAGCTGGCTGTGTACGAGCAACCGTACATTGGTATCTGTGGCGATCTGTTTGGTCGTCGTGATGCGTACCAACGTCTGAAAGAACACGGCCACATCGAGTTTCTTTCGTCATCCTTCATTCGCGGCACAACGCTGGACAACAAGATCGTGCTGGTTGATGAAATGCAGAACTTCTCATGGGAAGAACTGTACACCATCGCAACTCGCGTCGGCCATCGCACCAAGATCATCTTTGCCGGTGACTTGCGCCAGACGGACCTTCGCAAGCGTGGCGATCCTTCGGGACTGGTCAAGTTCCTCGATGTGATGGACACCCTACCGAACGTCGCAATGATCGAATACGGCGTCCAAGACATCGTTCGTAGTGCTTTCGTCAAGGCAGTGATTATCGCGACGATGGCTTATGAGGACGTGCATTAAGGGAACCATCGTCAAGATTCTCGCAGGGCTAAATATTAGGTACAAGTTTAGCCTAGCGAGAAATCATGCTTACCCTGTCTACACAGGGCGCTAACCTAATCAAGCAGTTCGAAGGATGTAAGCTTACTGCATACAAAGATTCGGTAGGTGTCCTTACAATCGGTTACGGTACGACGAACAGCGTCCTTCCGCCCGACCATCAAATAACTCCCGGTATGACGATCACCCAACTTCAAGCAGAACTGCTTTTGAAGATGGGCGTCGATACCAAGTTTTCCCCGGCTGTGAACCGTATGGTTCTGGCCCCTCTGACGCAAAACCAATTCGATTCTCTGGTCTGCTTTGCCTACAACTGTGGTCCCGGCAACCTACAGAATTCCTCACTTCTGCGTTTCCTGAACGGTCGCAACTATGCCGCTGCACAGCTTGAATTCCTGAAATGGAACAAGGCTGGTGGACAAGTCCTTCGCGGCCTCACGCGTCGTCGTCTGGCAGAAGCAGTCAACTTTGGCGGTCTGGATCGAGCAACGCTGATCGCGAAGTGCCTTGGTGGTGTCGATCCCGATAAAGCATAACGAGAACAACTATGTCCCTGAACTTTTGGCAGATGCGACATCAACTGGATGCACTGAAACTCGTCACCGAAGAACTGACTTCGGTCGAGAAGGGTACGCATCTGGAAGTAACGCCGTCGCACATGAAGAAGCCGCTGCATAGCGGTACGGCAATCGAACATCGTGACAATCCTTCGCACTACGGCGCAGATGGTCACGCGGCCCTCGATACACACGTCAAGTCGGTACTGGCTGATCCTTCGAAGAACAGTGTTCACAAGTCCGCTGACAGCTACATGAAGGAACATCTGGGTCATGGCTATGAATTCCATGACGACAAGCCCAAGTCAAACCTTCGCAAGCAATATGTGATTGGCAAGACTTACGATCTGGCGACCCGCAACGATCCCGAGTACAAGCGTCGTGTCTTTGATGGCTATGCGAAGAATCGCCCGGACATCGTTAAGCAGACCCGTTCGCATGACTACGATTCGCTGGTTCAGGGTTCGTATAAACGTGTTGCGCATGAGACGAACAAACAGTTCGAACACATGCCGGTGCGCACGCAGTATCACGATGGATCGATGGGGTATCACAATAGCGGCGAAATGCTGCGTGACATCCACGGCCACAACAACCTGACGGTGTATCGCGGCGGCGACCGTCACGAATACCTGCACCACACTGACAAGACTGGCCTGAATGAGAACGAAAAGTTCCGCGCTGTTCACGACTATTACGGTCATGGCATCCACGGCAACCAGTTTGGTCCGAAGGGTGAAGAAGTGGCGTGGCACTCGCATCGCAAGATGTTCTCGCATGGCGCGGCAGTTGCTATGACATCGGAAACACGCGGTCAGAATAGCTACGTGAACTACACGCACGCAAATCTTGCCACGCAGAAGGAAATGGAAGGTCATCGCAAGGACAAGCGTACTGCACTCAACGCTGGTGACTTCGAAGGCGCGAATCATGCTGATGCGAAGCTGCGTGAAGCTGGCGGTCGTTGGAATTATGCGAAGCAAGCATCGGTTGCACTCCCGCATGAAATGCTACACCCGCACTTCGATGGTCATGCGCCGAACTCGATTGCGCACATGTTGCATGATCCGGCTGCTGCTGAGAACCCGACCTATGATGTCCACAAGGACCATCTGGGACTGGTCGATCTAGCCCGCCATCACAACACGTCATCGCACACGCATCAGAACGGCGGCGTACTGGACCGTGAGAACGCCCATAGCGACTTGAAGCACATCGCGGGTATCCACGGATATACAAAGTTGAGCCATAATCCGTTCAAGGGTTGACGGTAGCGGGGAAATGTGATAAAAGGGTTCTTATCTCAACCACATTTCCCATACATGTCACAAAGGATACCAAATGACAAATTCATTCAACGTAACACCCAAGGCCCGTAAGGTCTTGGAAGAAGTCCTCGAAGAACTGGACAAGTCGGACGAACCGACAGAATCGCATCTTCCACATGAAGTGACCAAGCTGGACAAAGCTGCGCTGTTGGCAGTAATCTACAGACTTGTTGCAAAGGTTCGCGACTAGTGTTATAATCCCACACTTGTCGATCCGCAAAAAGGCTCGCTTCGGCGGGCCTTTGCTTTTTCTGAACTTGTTTCAAGAAGTAAGATAAAGAAACAAGAAGAACTATAAGGGTAGATACAAAATGAAAAGAAGAACTCTCATAGCGGTTCTACTGGCCGTGCTGTGCATCAATACAGCGACGCCCATAGAACATCCCCCGACCCCGCTAGGGTCCAACGTCCAGAAGGACATCAACTGTCTCGCAGAGAACGTCTACTACGAGGCGCGCGGCGAACCGGACGCAGGTAAGAAGGCTGTTGCCGAAGTGACGATCAACCGTGTTCAAGCACCCGGATTCCCAGATAGTGTCTGTGGTGTGGTGAAGCAGAAGGCTGTACAAGGTTGTCAATTCTCATGGGTCTGTCAGCGTCATCGACCCGTCATCGACCACAATTCCCAAAGTTGGGTCGAATCTAAGAATATTGCCACAGATGTATTGCTCTTTGACGACCAACCCGGTATAATGCGTAAACAGTCGGCACTCTACTATCACGCCGATCACGTCAGACCTAGTTGGGCGCGACACATGAAGTTCATCAAACGCATTGGTGGACACCTTTTCTATACAACGAAGTAAAGTACATGCAAGCTGAATCGCAAGAAGTAACCGTCACCGACCAATTCCTGATTACCAAGGAATTCGCTTCCGCCGAAGCGTTCTCCATGTACATCGAAGATCGTGCCATCAAAGAAGGTGAAAGCCTGATCGACACCATCATTGCGTATTGCGAAGAACGTGACATCGACCCCGAAGTGACTGCACGACTGGTCACGAAATCCCTCAAAGAGAAGCTTGCCGTCGAATTCGAAGATCGCAACATGCTTCGCTCTGAACACGGCACTCTGGACTTCTAATGAGTCTTATCGTCACCATTATCGCTGCGATCTTCGTATCATTTCAGACCGCCTATTACATCGACCACGCGCATTACGGACAAGCTGCAATCTCCGTCATCATCCCGTTTGTCATGTACCTCGGCTGGATCATGGATTGCCTGAACGACATCCGCAAGAACACTAAATGCTGACCTTCGCACAATTTTTACTAGAAGCCGAAGGTAAGGGCGGGCAGTATGCCGCCTACCGATTCCTGTCAACGAAGGGTATCCAGAAGTACATTGACCGGAATCAGATACCGAACCCGATCCCAACTGAGAAGCTTCACGTCACCTTGCTGTACTCGCGAAAGCCGATGCCCGGATACAAGCCTCTGGGACTGATTGCTGAACCGATCAAGGTGATGGTTGAAGGGTTTGATGTCTGGGATACCCAAGACGGAAAGAAGGCGCTTGTAGCCCGTCTGGACGCTCCCAAAGTTGTTGCCCGACACCACGAACTTATGAAGAAGTATGGCGGCACGTTCGATTACGACGAGTACCGCCCGCACTTCACCATGTCTTACGATGTTGGCCCTGACTTTGACAAAGATCGTCTCCCGCCTTTCCAACATGACCTGTATCTCAATCGTGAGTACGGCGAAGAACTCAACACAAACTGGAAAGACAATGACAAAGCTGATCGATCATCTGAATGAACTGAAAGCCACTGCCGACGACCGTGCAAAGGCAAAGGCGGAACAAGAGCGTCGTGACCGCGAAGAAGCGGAACGTTCCGAAATCCGTCTCGGCAAGGAAGAAGCTGAACGTGTGATTCCGTCATTCGAACAGCGCATCCTCACGCGTGCCGAAGACAACGAAACCGCCTTGGAAGTACCGGTTCAATCGTCCAGTCAGACGAAGGCGCTGACCCTGTGGGAAGCTGCATACACCACGACCATCACGCAATACTTCGAAGATCAAGGGCTGCGTGTTGAACAGGTGCAGACCGCTTCGCGTGTTGCTGGACCGAAGCGTTACAACACGATCCTTCGCATCACATGGTAATCGACGTTGCAACCGGCAAGACGTTTGATGTCTATGTCGGGCGTGGATCGAAGTGGGGTAATCCGTTCATCATCGGACGGGACGGTACGCGGGATGAAGTCATCGAGAAGTACGAGCGATGGATCGTCACGCAACCCCAATTCGCAGACCTACATGAACTGTATGGCAAGGTTCTTGGCTGTCATTGTCATCCCCGGCGATGTCATGGCGAAGTCCTCGAACGTCTTGCCATCGAGCAACACATTCCACCTTTCTTTGATTGAGCATGACACCATTCGGCGCATACCGCTGCTATCTAGCGTTCAAGAGTCACTTCACCACGGACAGCTATGACATCGTGAAGTATCGTGGCCGGGTGAGTGCCAAGCTGGAAACCTTCGAGAAACGTAAGGACCGCTATCGGTTCGAGAAGTTGGCAAAGAACAAGTCTGACAAGGAAATCGTTGAGACATTCGTTGCCAACTTCACAAGCAAGCCCGACTACTCTGGCCTGTACGACGACCAGACGGATACTCGCTACCAGAAGTGGTTGGGGTATCAACAAGCACTGTCGTACAACTTTGGGAATGAAATAAAAAACGTGTTTGAAGATGTGAAAAAGTCAGGTTTGTGTTATAATGACGTTTTCTTCGGAACTGGACAACATCCACCGGTTCTCACCGCATACCTCGGCAAGCAAATCTCCGTGGACACATTCGCGATTCTCGACCGTCTAAATAGTTTTACAGAACAGATGGGCGATGACATCGTGACGCGAGACATCCTTCGAGTGGCACGCAAGTATGACCCATTCCTCAAAGTCGATATGGATGTCTATGGGAACATCACCGAAAGAGTTAGAGAACAAGTGTTCGGATGACGAAAGAATCCGCGCGTTGGAAGAAACCATCGCATACATGCAGCGCGATCATGCGCTGTTGGTCAAGAAGTTGGAAGCTGTGATGACTGATACCGCGAGAACCAAGCGGCGTATCGAATCGTGGCCGTTTGTCAAGGTAGCAGTGTGAAGTAATGGGTAAGTCAAGGCATTTCCGTCCAGAAGAACGTTCGATCCATCGAGCAAAACCGTCACCAGATAGGGCGACTAAATATAAGCACAGCATCTACAACGTCGAAGAAGACGAAGTAGAGATACTAGATGACTGGACGGATGAAGATTGGGATGACTGGAAGAACCAGTAGTCCTTAACAATGAGCGTTATCTACATGAGGCAAACATGCAAAACACAATCGAAAACAATCGAACTAATCTCGAAATAGGTAGAAATAAAAATGGCAAAATCATTCTCGGAACTCCGCAAGCAACGTGGCGACATCGCTGACCTCACCAAGAAGATCGAAGCACAATCTGGTGGTGGCGGCAAGAAAGAAGATGATCGCTTCTGGTCCTGTCAAACTGACAAGGCTGGCAATGGTTCCGCTGTGATTCGTTTCCTTCCGGCCCCGGCTGGTGAGGAAGATTCGTGGGTGAAGCTGTATACCCACGGCTTCAAGGGTCCGACCGGCAAGTGGTACATCGAAAATTCGCGTACTACGCTTGGTAAGGAAGAAAAAGACCCCGTTACCGAACTGAACAACGAACTGTGGGCGTCGAAGATCAAGGCCAATGAAGATATTGCTCGCGCACAAAAACGCAAGCTTGGCTACTACTCGAACGTGTACATTATCTCGGACCCGGCAAACCCGGAAAACGAAGGTAAGGTCAAAATCTGGCGCTACGGCAAGAAGATTTTCGACAAGATTCAGGCGATGCTCAAACCTGAATTCGAAGAAGATGAAGCAGTCAATCCGTTCTGCCTGTGGACCGGCGCGAACTTCCGCTTGAAGATCGCCAAGGTTGAAGGTTACGCGAACTTCGATAAGTCGTCGTTTGCAACCCCGGCACCGCTGAAAGAAGATGATGACGAACTGGAAAAGATTTGGTCGCAAGCCCATTCGTTGAAGGCCATCATTGACCCCTCGCAATTTAAGAGTTACGAGGAACTTGAAAAGCGTCTGAACTTCGTTCTGGCAACTGGTACTAAGCCGCGCAGTGCTGAGAAGTCGGAAATCAGCGACGAAGATCAAGACTTCATCCGTTCACAAGCAGCGAAGAAAGAAGCAAAGAAGCAAGAAGAAGAACTTGAAGATTTGCCGCCGTTCGATGTCGATGAAGCACCGGCCAAGCCTGTCTCCGCTGCGAAGGCTGCGGCAGCAAAGGCAACCGCCAAGCAAGTCGATGAAGATGAAGACGACGATTTGGCGTATTTTAAGAAGCTTGCAGAAGGCTAATCCACAAGCAAAAGAAAAGCCCGCGAAAGCGGGCTTTTTTGTTTTACAGCACGAATGCACCAAGCATTGCGCGGTCGAAGTATGACTCGCGAGTACGCGGCGAAGCTGTACTCGGCATCACCTTCAAATCACCGCCACTTCCACCGCCTTGAACGTTGGTCGTCGGAGCATGGACGATTACAGGCGCTTTGGCTTCCTGCTTGGTCACTTCCTTGTGTTCGGCAGACGCTTTCGCAACCTGCTTGCCACTATCGTTCTTATCGTTCGCGGCCCACAATCCACCAAGCTTCCGACCGGCCCAATCACCAAGTTCGCTACCGCCGAACGCACCGGCTGCACCGCCGATCAAACCGCCCGCCACAGTGCCAACACCCGGCATGATGAACGAACCGATTGCTGCACCCGCTGCGGCCCCGGCTTCTGCACCGGCCCATCCACCCGCTACCGCGCCAGTTCCACCGCCTACAGCTTTCGCCTTGGCTTCCTTGGCCTGTTGTGCCGTCAGCTTGCCCGACTTCTGCAACTTGTCGGCGTCCGAATACTCGTTATAAGCGTCATAGGCCGTGATTGCGGTCCCGGCAATACCCAACACCTTACCGGCGTGTCCCAAGCCCTTAGAAACCTTGCCAAGCGCCTTTCCTGCACCCTTAGCTTCGCCTTCCAGACCTTCGGCAGCTTTGGCCGCTGCTTTGCCTTCGTTCGTACCCTTCAACTTCTCGGCTTCGCCCGATACTTTCTCTTTGGCCTTGACCTTTTCCTTCTCGCTGACCTTTTCTTTTTCGGCCTTACCCTTTCCGCCGCCAAGCAGTGCAGGAAGCAGACTCGCTACATCGGGCAAACCAAGACCGCCATCGTCGCCCTTACCATCATCTGCGGGTTTGAGTGCAGATTCATCATTGCGCACGCCCACATCGTTGTCTTTGTAGGTGTCCTTGAATGAATCGATCAGTGTCGCATGGTTGCCGATGACTGATGTGACCGGCATCGCTGCAACTGCACCCGATACGGCTGACGCCATCGGAGACATGTTTGTACGAAGCGGGGTCATGGGGTTGCCCTTGACCTTGATTGGTTCGATGTCCTTATAAGCAACGTCAGTGACATCCTGAACCGGACGACTCTTTACCTTGACCTTACCTTCTGGCGCTGTCGGAACCTTCGGTACAGGCAGATAGTCACCATCCTGTTGCGTGAGAAGCGGAACTGCGGAACCAGACGGGCCACGCTGCGTCGGCGCTTCGATCAATGACGCTGCTGCACCAGACGGCGGCGGAAGCTGCGGCTTGACTTCGAATGTTGCACTGACGCCAGACGGCGGCGGAAGTTCCGGTGTCCCGACTGGTACTGCGCTGCGACCCTTATCGTTCGGCGGCAATGTCGGCGCAACATAGAACGGCGGTTTCTTCTCGCCTTCGGCACCGCTATGGTCACGCTCAACCATCTTGACGATCAACTTCTCGACATGAAGGTTCTCGATTTTCGACGGGAATGCGCCGCCGCCAGTTCCACCCTTGCCAGACATCGCCATCACGATCTTGGACACAAGCTTTGAATCGTGGTCCTCATGTTCGCCTTGCTGACCTTCGCCCATGATGTCGTCACTCAGACGCTTCTTGACGGCTTCGGCTTGACCAAGGTTCTGCATTTCCTGCAACGGCGTGACCATGCCCTTGTGATTCACCTTGTCCATACCGGCAATGCGGCGGAACAGGGGACTCTCACGGTCCTTATCCGACATCTTGAAGAAGTTGGTCAGACGATGATCGATTTCGGCGCTGACGACGCCCTGACGCTTCCGGTTCGACGGGTCGGTGTGTTGCATACCGATGGCCGCAATCTTCTCGATCTGGGCCTTCGCTTCTGCACTACCTTCGACTTCATTGATGCGGGCAACGGCAGCTTGAAACTCCTTATGTGAACGGTCGAAGTCGTACTTGCCATCCTTGCGCAGCTTCATGAATTCTTCGATGACCTCACGGAACACTTCCTTCTGTTCCTCGGATGCCGTCTTCATGTACTGGCGCTGATCCTTCAATTCAGATGTGAACTGGCGATACGCTTCATCTACACGCTTGGTGTTACCTGACTCGTTTCCCTTGTTTGCAGATACCTGATTGCGACGCAAAATGTCGCCAACACCGACAACTTCACTGATGAACTTGTCGTTAGCCATGCGCTGGAATTCTTGTGTCTGCTTCGATTTGGTCGCTTGCATGTGTTAGTTCCTTGCTTGGTGGGCGCGAAGTTGCGCCATTTCGGTTTCATGCCTGATGTGTTGCACAAGCATACCGACATAGATTTCGCGCTCCCACGGAATCATGCTATCCAACTCCGTCAACGAGTACTCATGGAACTGCATCAGACTAAAGTTCAATGTGTAGTAGTTGGATAGCGTGTCATGTGAGAGCATCAACCGAAAAAAGCTTCGATTCCTTCCAGTGTGTATCGCGAGTCTTTCTCGCAGTGCGGGCATGGATCGGTGAAGCTGTGTTTGAGAATCGGCATCGTGCGGAAGAAGTCCTCGATCTTAGCGAACTGTTCCGGCGTCAGCGATTCAACGAACGCAGCTACTTCTTCGGGTGTCTCGTCCTTCGTGTGATGTACTTCCGTCTCAGTGAACACCGAACTGATGCACTGGCAAATTGTTTGGTACACCGTATCAACTGAGTAGTTCTTGTTGAGATATGCCAGTTGTTCGGTCGTCGGGTAGGCCATTTCGATACCAAGGCTATCCGTCAGGATGATCTTCTTGCTATGACCCTTGTCCTTCTGGACCTCGACATCCGCGATCTTCAACGTGTATTCGTGAGGCTGCTGGCAGTGCTGGCATGTGAGAATCAACGGGACCGTTTCACCGGCTGACTTCGAACGAATCTGTAGGAACAGGAATTCAAGATCGAAGTTCGGCATGTTCTCGACATCAAGCTTCTCATACGTACAGGTATGGACGGTATCCTTGACGGCCAGAAGAATGTTTTCGTCCCCGCCTTCGATTGCCATAAGCAGGTTCTTTTGTTCACCAACCAACCACGGACGGTACTTGACCGCCTTACCGGTTGACGGCAGCTTTGTTTGGAATGTTGGGGTAGGGTTGCGTGGGAGTGACATGAGCTTCGCAAATAGAGATTGTGGTTCATCTATTTAGCCCTTGACATGAATTCCCAAACCTGTATAATCCTTTCCATCGACTACAGGAGAGCAAATATGCGAGCACGATTCCCGATTGGCCTGACCTTCATCCGTCACATTGGCAAGAAGGTGCATCGCGAAGAAACCATCCTCGACATCCTTACCACGACCAATACTAAGGGTGAAGTGGTCCGCATCGAATACCTGATCGCCCACGACTTCTTGGGTCAGAAGGTGACGGAAACGGTTGTTGATACGACCATCGCCCGCAATCTGGCACCGGAAGTTCTCGCGAAGTTTTGCTCGTAAAACAACTACAGGGGACGAACATGACGAATCAAGAACTGCGGGCGAAGCGCGAAGGCCGGAACGCATGGGGTCGTGACTACCCGCTGTCGCTGAACCCCTACCGCCACGATGAACCGAAGCTGCGCGAAGCGTGGCGTGACGGCTGGATCGAGCGTGACGCCGGTCAACAGATGGACGCCAACGAAGATTAAGGAAAACCATGAAGTACGAACAACTCGCAACCGACCTACTGTTCGGGTCCGTCAAGGTCGTGGACATCGGCCCGAAGTACGGACTACAGTTCCGCAAGGGTAAAGACGCCACGCACATCATCAAGGCACGCCAGAAGGCCACGAAAACCGGGCATGGCAAGGTAGAATTCGAACTCTCGATGCTGGAAGTCTACTTGAAGGAAATACTGAAAAAGGCTTGACTCCGAATTCCCAAGTCTGGTATAGTTTCACCATCGTAACGCATCGGGGAAAGACGTGGACATCAAGGAACTGAAAGCGGCACTGGCGACGAAGGGCTGGACGGAAGATGCCTACGGCCACATGAAGCGCGAAGTGCAGACCGTGAACGGCACGACGCTTTTCCGCGTGAAGGTCCAGAAAATTTCGATCCGGCTGGAACGCCAGTACACAATCGAAGCGATGGCTTACTCCCCGGCGCGCAAGGATTGGTCGCTTGTTGAAAGCGTTTACCTAAAAGATGTCAAACTCCGCGAAGACGGTGGTATCATCCTCGGTCGCAAGGTTTTGAAATAATCTTGCGCCTTGGGGACAATCTACATCAGGAAGCGGAACATGAAAGAAATAACCAGTTCGGATTTTATGCCAGAACTTGCCGAAAGCATGGTGAATGTTTTCTGTAAGTTCCCGGTCAGTAACATCGAACACCTGATCCATACCATCGAAGAAAAACACAAACACGAGTATGGAGAATTGGCGTCGAAGCTGCTGAATACGATCAAGCTTGCCGTGGAAGAACTCGGCGCTAAGGTGACAGGTTCGTGCATGATCGATGATCTTTCTGTTGTCATTCAGTACGACGAAAGAATTACCGTCGAGAAGATCAAGCACAGTGTTGGGCGTGCGTGCTACTTCTTCTGGCAGCACAACATCGGGTTCACGAAAGAGGCCCAAGCTGCGCTGGAAAGTTAGTCGATGAAATAAACAGGTTTGGGGTGTTGACAAACATTCCCAGACCTGTATAATTCTTTTCATCGACAACACGAACGGAGCGCACCACATGAACAAGATCAACGCTAACCAATTCCCGATCACCTTCTCGCTGGTTGGTGACAAGGCAGCGCACTACATCGCCAATCGTTTCGACGGCATCATCGCTGAAATCAACGAAGTCATCGACGCGGGCGAAATCATCGTCTCGCACAACAAAGACCTTCGCAGCAAGATCAACAACGTGGTCGAAGCCGCGTTCAAGACCTACATCAATGAGCCGTTCTGCTACGGCGGCAAGTGGGAATCGCTCCCGGAAGAAATGAAGCACATCGGCTATGACACGCCGAACGAAGCCCGCCTGATCCCGGCATTCGAGCGTAAGATCGCCCGTCTGCGCAAGCAAGATCACGCGCTGGTCATCGAATCGCGCAAGCTTATCGAAGAATTGAAGCCGCTGGCCGATGTGGTCGCCTTCTTGAAATCCATCGAAGTCAAGGCCACGGTCAAGCGTGCGGCAGAGAAGGTAAAGAAGGAAGAAGAACTGCGCATCAAGAATTCGACCGATGCCGTGTACCTCGCAGTTCTGCCGATGAAGGAACTCGCAGAGAACCGCGCCGAAGTAGAATTCCGTATCATGGCTTCACAGGCGGGCGTGAAAATCTCGGAAGCTGGCGGCGTTCTCGATACGCTGGCCCCGATCCCGAAGAAGGCCAACGACTACGCCTACAACCTCGCGATACAACAGCGTCAGTTCTACCTCTCGATCTGCGACGATGACGGCGGCATCTTGAAGCTGTCGGAAGAACGCATCGAAAAGGAAGTCGCCAAGGTTCGCCGTGATGCAGCATTCGAATTCGAAGCCTACGTCGCGAAGCTGAATGCTAAGATTGGCGCGAAGGTGGAGAAGGCAGTTCTGGAAGGTTCGCCGTGGAATGGATCGTACCTGACGGTGTATATCGACGGTCAGGATACGCAAGTCTGGAACACGAAGGTCATCGTCAACGTGTCGAAGCTTGGTAAGCTGTTCAACCAGTGGCCGACCCGCCAAGTGTCGTAAAGAAAATCAGGTTTGGGTATTGACGAACGATACCCAAACCTGTATTATTCTCACATCGACAACGAAAACGGAGTGAACGACATGGAACTGAAACTCAACGTCAACATCTTCACGGTCCTCGGCTTCGTGCGCAACGATGATGGCACGTATCGCACGGTCAGTCATGCGGTCATCGGGACTAGCAGCGCGGACGCAGAAAAGCGCCTGATTGAGAAGGAAGGTGAATTGCTTGCTAAGACCCGACTGTTCATCAACACCGATGAATTGATGGCAGAGTACCCGCGTGAGACGATGATGTTCTACGGTTCGATTCGCGACAGCCTTTCGATGACCGAACAGCAAGTCTACCGCTGGATCAAGGACATGACGAAGGCATACGACTATGCCGACATGCCGTATGAACCGGCAGCATTCCGCGAATTCACGGTTCCTGAATTGAAGGTTGAAGATGAAAGCGCAGCGTAAAGCATCAAAGCGCGGAACAGAGGGCGAAGAAGCATGGTTCTCTGTCCGCGTAGACATCGAGCATCTAGCCTTACTGATTGATGTCAACTTCCCGGACGGTTCCAAGCACACGATGGCGCTGAACGCGAAAGAAGCGGCGCTACTGAACAAGGAACTGGCCTTCGGTGCAGCAAGCCTCGAATCGGTCGTGCAGCACAAGAAGCGTAAATAAAAAAGGGGCCACGAATGGCCCCGTTTCTTTAAAGGATAAAAGTGAAGTACACGCAACAACAGCTTCAAGAAATGGCTGCTGAATTCCTCGGTCAGCTTTCCGGCCACAACGATGTACGCTGTCACCAGTTGATCGGTCGGATGGCGGAACAACTGAACATCCATCCGAACGCCGTAGAGCAGGGTATCCACATGCTGGCGATGGGGATGACGTTCAGCGTGCAACCCCAACCGGCTTAGACCATCGCGAAGGCGTTCTTGAAGCCGTTCTCAACGGTTGATGTCGCACTCGACACCTTCTGCACCACGCCATCCACGATGCGGGTTTTAACCCCAAGCAGTTGACCCGCCTTGTTCCAATCGATCTGCTTGTAGTCGGCCCAATCCCGACACTTCCACTTCCTGTATGCGAAGGTCACTGACACGCGCTGGTGGTTCTGTGATCCGCTGTTCCCCTGCATGGACGAGACGATCTTCGGATAGCACTCGTCTATGACTGCCATGTAGACCGACCCATCGGACTTGTCCAGTTGACTAATCATCATCTGGGTACGGTACGTATCCGGGTACGCGATGGTCTGCGAATTGTAGTCCACGATGCAATCCATCCACGCATCAAACATCTTCTTCGTCCACATATCCCGATCAAGCACGAACGTCAGGGTCACGCCTGAGTCACCGCCGTAGTCCATCCCAATCGGCATCGCCTGTCCCGGTCCATACGTCTGTCGATTCTTCGTGTACAGCGTGAGGGCAGGGAACGTGACCGATTCGAGACGAAGCAACGAACTCTGCATCGAACCGCCATAGGGCGTCCCGGCAAGACATGTAGGTTGCGCCATGAACACTTCAAATCGACTCTCGGACGCCAGACCAGTGTTTAGGACTTCTGACTTAATCTGTTCGAACGAGAACTTCGCTTGGTCAGGCGCATTACTCTTGGTCTTGCCGATCCCGAGTGCATCACGCACCAAGTCACCGGCAGAATTGACCGCGTTGTTGATGCCATTAATTGGCAGAAGATCAAAAAGTGACATGGTGTGTATTCCTTATTAAACGTGCTGTTTTGCGTCGTGCCACACACGCTGCTTCGATGCCTTCTGGAACGCTTCCAACGGGAGCATGGCAGTCATAGGCCATGATGACGGTGGGATTTCAAGGAACTTCGATTCCAAAGCATCGTCACGGTACATCTTGAAGGCGAAGTCTGCACCAAGGTTCTTTGCTTTCGACAGGCGCATCAGAATGTCGTAGGACAGCTTGACTCGCGTCGTGGCGTCGAATTTATCGTTGTTCGTGATGTCGTACAGTGCCGACAGCAATCGGAGACGAAGGTCTGGCGGAAGGTAGTGCAAGTTCACGCCGTACCAGTAGTTGTGTCCGTTCTTACTGAACTTGTCGATGTAGAAGATCAGCGGCCACTTATCCCAATACGGCAAGGAATCCTTATGAATCGCGTCGTACTGGTACAGATACATACGACCAACAACCGGGTAGGCGGTGATACGTCCAGTGTCGCCCATCAGCTTGTTGGCGCGATACGCAGACTGATTCAACGACTTGATCGCCAAAGTGAACCAGTTCAATGACTGGCGCATGTTGGTCTTGGTTACTTTCAGGTTGTCGAACGGAGAGGGTTGTCGTCTGGTTGCCATGTTGCACGGATAATGTTGTGTACTACTATTTATTCAGGCCCAACTCTTTTTCCGTGATGATGATGAACTTGTAGCCCTTGCGATCACAGAACTTCTTGGCAGCTTCCCACTTCGCTTGATTGGTCAGCCACATACAGACTTCCTCGACGTACTTCTTGGTCTTACGCTTAGGTTCCTTCGGCGCTTTCGTGTACTTGGCGGGCTTCACCTCTATCAAGTACGTGGTTACTTCACCATTCTTGTTGCGGATCGTCGCCTTGAAGTCCACGAAGTACCGGTGGGCGATGCCGTCAATGGGGCTGATGTAGGGGATGATGGTTTCTTCGCTTGACCATGTAAGCACATCGGTTTTCAAATCGAGATAATTCATCAACTTCAATTCCCAACTCGACCGATATGTGATGCTGTGAATGTCACCACGATATTTCAAAGGGTTTCTCGGCTTCCACTTTCCCTTATAGGCGTTTGCGCCATATGCCATACTTCGCACCTAAATATTGACTAGATAATCTATATAGGTGCGCTATGTCTCTGCTTTCCTCAGTTATTGATGGCGTGAAGAATAAAGTCGAATCGGCTGTTACTTCCAAGTTGCCGTCGATTTCAAATCTCACGAAAAACACCACAAAACTCGATGCCTTGAAAACGGTAGGGGCGAACACGCAAGAAATTACCCAGATGCAATACCCGGCTGATTTGACGGTTGCATCGGATCAGCCCCATTGGGTCACGTTTTATATTAACGTGCGCGGTAAATCGAAAATCGCCCAACAAAGTCCGGGACAACTGGCAACCGGTACGGCCATTAGCATGAAGGGCGAAAACCGCCTCGATCCGGCCTCGATGGATAACGCTCTGATCGCGAACGCAGCGAAGGGTGGTGCGGTCACTGGTCTGGGAATCGGCAAGCGGATCGGATCGGCGGTGTTCGAAGGCGCAGTGAAGAAAGGAAACAGCGTCAAGGTGGCTGCGGCGAAGGGTTTCGCTACGATGGCTGCTGGTGGGGTCGCGGGAGCCGCTGCTGGCGGTCTAGCGGCCTCTATGACGGTCAAACCGGACGTTACCTACCGTCTGAAAGACTGCATCACCCTGAACGTCTCCCAAAGCCCGGTGTTTCACTCTGGCGCAGCTTACGATACGGTCGATTTTGGGGCGCTTGGCGGGTTCGCGGCGGGTGGGTCATCGTTCAGTGACACCATCAACGCATCGCAGCAGAATCAGGAAGCATTGCTGGCGGCGGCACGCGCGGGGATGAAAAGTCCGTCGAAGTTCCTGACGGGTGAAAACGTTGATGCGATGATGCAAGCAACCACGAAACAAACGCTGAATCCGTATCGCGAAGTTCTGTTTAAGCAGGTTGGCTTCCGTAAATTCAGCTTTGATTATAAGTTCTATCCGCGCAGTCAGGCTGAAACGGATATGATTCAGAAGATCGTTAAGACTTTCCGTTATCACATGCACCCTGAAATCTCGGCGGGCGGTTTCTATTATATCCACCCGAGCGAATTCAACATCCAGTATTTCTTCAAGGGTAAAGAGAACACGTATCTACAAAAGATTTCAACTTGTGTGCTTACCGATATGTCGGTTCGATATGGCGCAGCGGAACAGTTCTCAACGTTTGCGGATGGCGCACCAACGGAAATCAGCATGACGCTGGAATTCCAAGAGTTGGAGACTATGACAAAGGACCGCGTTGACGCGGGTTATTAAAAATGAGCATCCATGATTTAGACAAAGGCCGATTCTTGGCTAAATACGGTTCACCGAAACATCAAGAAAAGCTTCTGACGCATCCGCACGATATTGTTCGGGCGCATTTGGCAAAGCAAGGTACGGACGAACATCGCGACAAGCTGATTCATGATCCGAAGCCTTCGGTTGTGGCCGCTGCACTCTCTGGCCGGAACCCGAAGCATCTGGACGACCACATGTACAGCGACAACACCACGATCCGTAAGGCCGTGGCAAAATACGGTACTGTGGAACATCACGCCCTGATGATGCACGACAGGAATCCAGAAGTGCGTGCATCGGTCGGGCAGCATACCCCGGACACTTACATCACGGACAAGCTGGCACAAGACTCGGATCACTACGTTCGCGCGGCGGTAGCAAGCAACCCACATACGGCGGATAGAACGATTGAACGACTTGGCGAAGATGAACACCCTTATGTTCGTCGTCATGCTTCTGACGAGGTTCAGCGACGCAATCCTCACGCATGGCACGCCGAAACGTGGGGCGAAAGTGCAGTACATAGTTTCTCTAACCATCAACGTCTACTCTCAAAATAACCATGAACGCAGAAGATAGAGACGACAACATTTCCAACTTCGGTGTTCGATTTGGTTCGAAGCGCATCCACGACAAGTTGGCAAGTCATCCGAACGAATACACACGCGAATCCCTCGCATCGAATACGCAACACAAAGACATCCTCGATAAGTTGGCGAAGGACAAGCGCCCGTCAGTGCGTAAGGCGACGCTTCGCTTCCACAACCATCAGGATCACATCGATGCAGCGGTCCATGATCCCGACTTCACGATTCGCGGAATGGTTGCGTACAAGAAGCACCATCACGATACGCTTGTACATGATGACGATGACTACGTTCGCACGGCGGTTGCAACGGCAGGTTCGAAGAAGCACCATGACATTCTGGTTCATGATGACAGCGCGAAGGTTCGACAAGAAGTTGCGCAGCACGGTAGTGATGAACACCGTGACAAGCTGATGCACGATGATAACTGGAAGGTCCGCGCGCAGGTTGCGAAGTATGGCAGCGATAAGCACCGCGATCATCTGGTTCACGATTCGGTTCCGGCAGTGCGCGAAGCTGTCGCAGAGCATGGCAACGACAGTCACCATCAAGTCTTGAAGAACGACTACGACAGCAAAGTGCAGTTCGCAACCATCAACAAGACGAAGAACCCGGAAGTGCTGGATCACATGTCGAAGCATTCCGCATGGCCGACAAAAGCGGCTGACAAGTTGAAAACAGTAACCGCAGCTAAATAATATACTAACTACCCGCTCAGGATAACGAATGAATATCAATACCTCAATCGTCAACGCTTACAAGCTGGCGCACTGGTCGCAACTCGATGAAAGCCTTCTTACCGAAGAACAGATGCAGTTCATCGTTGAGAACCGCATCGAACACTTGAAGAAGTCGAACCCGACGCTCGATACGTCGCATGACCCGCACGGCCAACATAAGGACGCTGGCGCGATCATCGACCACTTCGCAACCCATGCGGACCCGACCCCGAAAAAGACGAACACGCAATGGATCGTCGGCCAATACAAGAAGGGCAACATCCGTCAGGAAGATGCCGGTCGCGTTCACTCGGCCCTGTCAAGCTTCGAGAAGTACAAGGGCAAGCTGGCAAACAAAGACTTGAACAGCTACAAGAAGGTGTCGGACGTTGAAGATGCAACGGCCCCGCACGAAGGTACGTTTGCTTCAAAGAAGGAAGAAACGCGCGCAGTGAAGCACGAAGGTGCTGATCTGAAATACGAAGATGACCACATCACGATCCACCACATCAAGAACGAAGATGCGGCAAAGCATTATGGCAAGGGTACGAAGTGGTGTACGGCTGCTGATAACAACAACATGTTCTCGCACTATCACCAAGATGGTCCGATCCATGTGATTCACCACAAGACGGAAAAGCAAGAGAACGGTCAACCCCGTAAGTGGCAGTTCCACGCAGCTTCGAACCAGTTTATGGACGAGAAGGACAACGAGATTTCGCACGAAGATTTCGAGAAGATCAAGCCTTCGTTCCACAAAGCAATCGACGCACATCCTTCGATGGTGGAATAAAAATGCGCGGACGCAATGACCAGTTCATTGCTAAGTACGGTTCGGATATGCACCGCGACAAGATCGCGTGCGATCCGAACACAAGCAATGGAGCTAAACAGCAACTAGCAATGTACGGCAACGACCGCCATCGTGCAAAGATTCTCATGAACACTGATAGTTGGGACACGGCACATATAGCGAAGTCTCATTATCAGGAACACAAACTAACGGATAAATCGAACGCCGAAATACGCGAACTGATTGCCAAGCATTTGAAGGATTGATATGCACGAGAATAAGCTAGAGTTTCTAGGCAAGTATGGGTCGATCAAGCATCAAGATCGTGTTATATCCGATCCGTATGCGTCCCGAGACGCCAAGGTTGAAGTAGCACGCAAAGGCCACAAGCCGCACCTTGATAAGCTTGTTCACGATTCCAACAAATTCGTTCGGTATAACGTAGCAAAGCATGGTCATGACGATCACCTTGACATCCTGATGCACGACAAAGATCGCATGGTTCGTCAGGAAGTCGCTGAACAGGGTGGTCCGCAACATCACGATCACCTTGTCCATGATGAAGACCCATACGTTCGCGCATCGGTCGCTATGAACGGTCAGAAGCGCCATACCGAAGCGTTGCTGCGAGACAAGGATTCGAACGTGCGTGAAGTCGCTGAGTCACATCACCGGATGCACGTCTGGCGAGAGAATCGAGACAAGGAACAATCATGAGTGAACTATCGAAGCTTGCCTTCATCAACAAGTACGGATCGAAGGCACACAAGAAGAATGTTGGTCCTCGTATCGACAAGGTTCTCGATTCAGGGAACACGAAGGAAATTAGCGATCTTGCCTATAATGGTTTGGTCCAAACGCCGGAACACATCACCCGCATCATCGACCATGATCCTGAAAAAGTCGGGGTTCACCCGATCCATCAGTTGATTAAGGATAAGAAAGGTGCGAAGAAGCTGACGGACGACCACTGGCATAGGCTGGCGTTACATCCGTCTGTCGGTGTTACGGCACAAGCATTACCTACGATGCCCCTAAAGCACGTCAAGACGGCTGCACAACATCACCCCGATGACTTCGTTCGACAAATTGCAGCGGGTCATTACATCCGCCAGAAGCAACTTGGAGTAAAAGAATAATGTTTCGCGACAATAGCAACTTCCTCGCAAAGTGGGGTTCTCCTAAGCACATCGAACGGTTGTCACAAAGCACGAACGAGAATGACCGACTGGCAGTGATTCGTAGGAATCCGCATCTGCACTCTAAGATGATGAACGACCCGTCTGAACGGGTACGCCAGAACATCGCATATCACACGAAGGACAAGGCTGTTCTCGATCATATGGTGAACGACAAGAGCGAATTCGTTCGTGCGAACGTTGCGGATAAAGGTCACAAGGACCATCTGGATAAGCTGGTCAATGATCCCGATTGGAGTGTTCGCGATAAGGTTGCATACCACGGCGGTCCTGAATACCACGCGAAGATGGTAGATGATCCGCATGAGAACATCCGCGCTCGTCTGGCATCAAAGGGTATCGGACACGATAAGTATGTCCACGATAAGGATTCAATGGTCCGTGGTATGGTCGCTGACATTGGCAGTGAAGAACACAAAGCGATCCTCGCGAACGATTCGAACGTGAACGTGCGTATGACCGTTGCCAAAAGATCGGAACACCCGGACACCCTAAAGAAACTCTACAAGGATAGTCACCCTGACGTATCGAGACATGCTCTGCGTCATGCCGCTGACCTTGGTATCGACGTGAGGAAAGAATGAGCGACGTACAGAAAGGAAAGTTCCTCGCCAAGTATGGTACGGACGCCCATCGTGACAAGTTGGTAGAGCATGATGAACCGGATGTCCGTGCAGCGGTTGCCACGCGCGGCGAGAAGAAGCATCTGGATAAGCTTCAACATGATTCGGATAGCTTCGTGCGTCGTATGGTAGCTGAACACGGTCACAAGGAACATTTGGACAACATCATCCACAGCGACATGCACGATCAAGGTCTGGCAAGGGCAGTGGCAGCACATGGTCATCCTGAACATCTGGACCGCCTAATGAATCATCATGACTGGCGTGTTCAGGCTGCTGTCGCCCGTCATGGTGAGAAGCGACATCTTGATGCCATCATGAAGAATCGCATCGATGACATCGACGGCCAAGTGTCCCAAGAGATTGCGAAGCGCGGTCACAAGGATCATCTTGATGCACTAGTCAATCACAAGCACGCTATGACTCGCGTCGAAGTCGGTAAGCATGGTCATCCTGAACATATGGATAAACTCATTGGTGACAAGATTGGTCTGGTTCGCGCCACGGTAGCAAGCCGTGGTTCATTGGATCACGCGCGACGACTCCAAAACGACCCGGACATAACCGCGCGTAGCGTTGCACAAGCAAGAATTCAGAAAGGCGAATAATGAAAGTACTGTATTTCTCTGCGCCGTGGTGCGCACCCTGCAAGACCTTTGCACCGACCTTCGATGAAGTGGTCAAGGCCCATTCGGAAGTCGAATTCACGAAGGTCAACATTGACGAGGACTTCGAACTAGCCAAGAAGTACGCAGTACGTGGCGTACCTTGCATCGTGGCCCTTGAAGGTGACAAGGAAGTTGCCCGCATCGCGGGCGGACTGACCAAGACTAAACTCGAACAACTCCTAAGCTAAGATGTCATATTTCGACCAGTTTCCTTCGATGTACTACACGTTTGATAACGTCAGCGCGACGCTGGTCACGAACTTCTTGGCCCGCGTTGCTCTGTCCGATGAACTCAAATCGAACGTCACGCTTTACTCGCCATACACCATCGCTGACGGCGATACTCCTGAGATAGTGGCCGACAAGGTGTATGGCGATCCTCAACTTCATTGGGTCATCCTTCTGACCAATGAAATCATCGACCCGCGATATGACTGGTGTCTGTCGCAATACAACCTCGATGCGATGTGTGAGGCGAAGTACGCGAACATGTACGGCACGCATCACTATGAGACGACTGATGGCTACATCGTGGATTCTAACTATCCCGGCGCTGTCTCAATCTCGAACTATCAATACGAAGATCGACTTAACGAAGCGAAGCGCACGATCAAGATTCTGAATCCTAATCTTGTGGCTGAGTTTGTTAAGGAGTTTGCGACTGCAATGGGTAGCAAATGACACAAGCAATCAAGAACGGCGTACAGAGTGCCGGTGACATCAACATAGTGGAAGTCACGCTGATCTGCGCGAACGGCGTACAAATTGATCTGATGCCGTTCATGATCGAGTGTAACATCACTGAGGACATCTTCTCAACGTCCCTGTACGGCAACATCGCCATCACGGATAGTCTGGGTATCATCGAGAACGGTCCCATCGTTGGTGAGGAATACATCCGGGTGGACTTCCAGACACCGGGTATGGATGCGCACATCAACAAGACGTTCCGCGTCTACAGCTTGACGGATCGCACGGCCCCGATTGATGACAAGTCGCAAGTGTTCATCCTGCACTTCTGTTCGCCGGAAGTGTTCGTGGATGCCATGAGCAAAATCTTCAAGACGTTCGAAGGCCGCGTGGATGACGTTGCATCAACCATCTATACGGGATACCTGAACGTCGCACGAAACATCGTCGTCAACGCGAACAACAAGCAGTTCGTGGAATCGGAAGATACGACGACACTGACGGTCCTGAACGAGACGGACAACAACATCAAGTTCACCTGTCCCGGTTGGGGCGCTCTAAAGACCCTCAGTTGGCTTGCTGCGAAGTCGATAGCCAAGGACACCAAGGCATCGGACGGACTGTTCTATGAGTCCACACAGGGCTACTATTGGGGTTCTGTTGGCACGGTCATCAACGCATGGAAGGGCGCTGGTCGTGTGGCCGGAGAATTCTACTACTCGCCCTCGAATCAACGGATCAACGAGTCGGGAACGGTCGCCGTAGATGGTGTGCAGTACACTGTCCCGAACCTGAACCGTGACTACAAGATCGTAGAAGAATTCAAGGTCATCGATACGTTCAATACCTTGAAGTCCAACCTTTCCGGGTACTATGCGAACCAAGTACTGACGGTGGACATGATCCACAAGTCGTACAAGTACAACAACTTCGACTACATTCAGGACTTCGACAAGTATCCGCATTTGGAGAAGAATCCGCCGTTCACGGCAGGACAGTTCCGCAACCCGGACATGGTGACGGAAGTGCAGTATCAGCATCCTAGCCTATTCAACAACGTCACGGCCAATGTCAATGAACGCATTGCTGCGATCCGACAGAACCGTAAGTCGCTGCTGACGGGATACTCGAATATCAAGGTGGAAGTGACAGTACCGGGACGCACGGACTTTGAAGCGGCATCCGTGGTTTACTTCGGATTCCCGAAGATGGGACCGAAGGATGGAAGTGACAAGACGGAAAAGTTCGATAAGTACCTTTCCGGTCTGTACTTGGTGACATGTGTCCGTCACAAGTTCACCTTGGACAGACACATGATGATTATGGAACTGGTGAAGGATTCCTTCGATAAAGCGATCAGTTAGATCGGCGTATTGAATGGAATGCACATAGTAGGGAAGCTGAACGAGAGTTTGCTTCCCAACGTGTTCTGGCAGAAGTCTACGCACGACTGCATGTTCACGGATGTCAGATGGTCGATCATGTTGCCGAAGCCCGTATGGAACTCAAACTCAGGATAACTGATCGATGGGAACAGCGGGTCAGGCAACTTCGGAATCGCCGGGAAACCGGGTATCGAGAAGTTGAACATCAGGTTGGCCGGAATCTTTGCTTTCAGCGCATCCATGTAGGTCTGCGGGTTCGGCAGATTAGGCAAGGGCGGCAACGCTGCTATCGCCATCTGTTGAAGCTGATCCAGTGTCGGTATGGTTGGCATCGCTGGCATACTCGCGAACTTCAACTTTCCGCATACCTGATTGATAAGCCCGAAGATCATGTCAGGAAGACCCATGATGTAGGACTTCACCAAGTTGCACATCGTACTGAGGCTTTCGAATTCCGGGATGCGCATGTCCGGGAACAGCGGTGACGGGATGCCGGGAAACTGGATACCTGCTGCGATCTTCGCCTTCACACTCGCCAGAAGATCGGACGGGTTCCCGTTGAGGATGTCTGGAAGCTTGATATTGAGGCTAGGAATCGATGGCAGCACGGATAGTGGGTCGATACCCAAGAAGCCCGTCAACGGCGTCAGCATCCCCGTACACGTCTGCATTAGCTGGTTTGCTTTCAGTTCCGCGATGCTCGTCACCATTTCGATGTTCGGACACTTCATCGTCGGAAAGGCCGGACTAGGAAGTGTCGGCAACGATGGCATGGTGAAATTGAAGGGCGGGTTCTTTAGGTTCGGTGCGAACTGGTTATACAGGTCGTTGAACGAAGGAATCGGCGTGCTGGTACAAAGTTGGGGCATGGTAGTAGACCGTAAGGTGATCCACTATTTACCCGAAGTGATGTAGAATCCCTTCCCCGGATTTTCCTTGAACCATGTGAACAACGGATCGATAGCACCAGTCATCGGTTGTACCGAACATATGTCTTGTGCGATTAACCCCGGAACAACTCTACGCACCATACCGGCCCACATGTCGCGCAGTTCGCGCAGTTCGTCCGTCATTTCCGGTCGCTTGATCGGAAACACGTCACACGGCTTACCCCACGGATACGACTTGTTTAGATCGAGTGGGACGTTGCGCTTGAAGCTTGATGAAAGTCCTTTGTCTGGGGCCATCTTAACTCTCATGGTCACAGAAGTGTTGAATCGTTTCCCATGATTCCGTGACCTCTGGGGCAGCATCCAGATAGCCGTCAAAGTCATCGAAGGTGGTGTAGCATCCAACGGCTGCGACACGTTCTACGTAGCGCCACGTCGATTCGTGGTTCATGGACATGTAGTGACGAAGCTTGCGGTATCGTGCCGCGTCGATTTGATCTTGTGTCAGGTTGTCGGCCATTCTGTGTTGATCCAAAGAGGGCAAAATCTATTGAAGGTTCCGTTGTTGACATCTTCGGTGATACGCCGTTCAGTCAAATTGCAATCGTGGTCATCTGGCGTCCCGGTGGGCCAATAGAACCCCAACATATAGTCCTTATAGTCGGTACGCTTCTGGGGACACGTAGCGCACCGCTGCGGCCCTTTAAGCATCGTCCAGTAGTTCCTCTAGCTTCGCTTCAAGCTTCCACAAATCAACGTAGCGAATCGTTTCTTCCTCAAAGTCGCCACGTCGCGCATAGTAGTCAGTCGAAGGTACATGTACCGTCTTTTCTGTGACGCATTCCTTCAAGATACCCAGAATGAATGCTGCGTCTTTATTCGTCATTGTGTAATCCAATTACTGAGCAGTTCCAATCATTCCACTCGCGAATCGCTTGGTGGAAGTCCTCATACGCGTTGTCGCGTTTCTCGTTCGTACCGAACACCATCGACCCGGATCGTTCTGCACGATCTTCCTTCGATGCTCCCAACAACCAGACACGTTCTGTCTGAATGTCCATCACTGATCGCGAGACGACCTCATAACCGTTCGATGCCCTGAACTTATGGAAGTCACCATCGTCGTCCCCATACCACGTCACGCGCTTGTCTGGTGACTGATACAGGATGTCGAATGTCAGACGCTTGGTGGTCTTGACCAGACGGTAGGTGATAAGGTCAAGGACAACCAGTTCCGGTGTTTCCTCGCCCATCCCCAAGTTAATCCTGTTCATCAAGTTGTTCCACTTCTTTACTCGTTCTAGTTCGGAGTGCATTCTTTTTACTCGTCTCCATCATTAGCGGGACGCATGTCTCGCCCATCCACTTCACCACGCCGTTCTTCTTACCGCTGTGACGGCGTAGGCGATTGATCCATTGCCTCAGTTCTTTAGATGCTTTCATGGACAGCAACGAGGGCTTCCGCCACAGTAATGTTCGTAGTTCCAATCATCCGGGTCGATTTCCTCTGGTCCACAATAGATGTCGCGCCACTCTCCGCAACAGCAACACTCCATCTGGTATTCACCATCGAAGTATCGGATGCCCGGATTGCAGGGAATCAGTTCACGGAACACTTGCTGACCTCATAGTTCGCCCATTCATCGATGGCGAGATTGATCGTTTCGGCCTTCCAACCAAGTGCTTCCAGTTCTTCGCGAAGCTTGGAGACGGTCTTGATCTGATACTTCTTGGCGAGTGTGACTGCATCGCGCACGCAGTAGAAAACTTCGACGTTCATCGCATGACCTTGTAGTTTCGTTCGATGATGACTTCAAGACAGTAGTCCAGATTTGCGTTCACCATCAGTTCACCTGTGGATGCGTCAACGATGGTCGCGTACAGAAGGCGGCGCTCCTTATTGCCGTGGTACACGGCCATCTTCACTTCACGTTCTTCTTTCATTTCTTCTCGATGTACAGAGTCGTTCCAACCGGAACATCGGATGCAGCGAAAGCGGCCATCGTGAACCCATCCGTTCCCGGCATGGTTCCAGTCGTTCCGACCTCTTTGTAGTTCTTCTCTGCGGACTGAGCGAGAGGGGCGGCGTAGAGCAACGTGTCGTCCGGGACGTCGCGCAAGAAAACGACTTCCATAACTCGCCGACCTTTGCTGTACGGTCGGGCTGACTCATAGGACTGCACGCGCGCCACTGCATCTTGCTTGTCGCTCGGATTGGAGAAATGAGCATGAATGCGTCCCACAAGGGAGAACGTCCCCGCATCATCCCCGATCGGTGCTCCGAGATCATCGAGCCACATACGCACGCATCCCGCTTCTTCGGCCTCGGCATAGGCTTTTCTGGGATTGTGATATTCGGCACCGCTGGCAGTTACAGCAACGCCATCCGCCTCTTGCTTGTCGCTCGGATTGGCGAGAGCGTCGAAGAACGGTTCAACATCCAACCAGTCTTGCGGGTTCTTGAACGCGAGCGAACAGAAAAAGCGAAGGCGTTCGACCGGATCAGGTTCTTCTTCGGCACAACCCAACTTACTGTAGGTTTCCAGTGCAGGTTGAGTGATGCCCTCGGCAATACGGCTGTCGCGATTGATGGCCGATGCAAGACCTTCTTCGCCGTCCAGCTTGCTTTTCACGGTGTCCGTCCAGATACCGCCGACTGCCTTGACGAAGGCAACCAGTTGTGCGTTCTCGGCTTCCAGTTCTTCGATGGTCCTCACAGTAAATCCCTCACTTCTCGTTCAAATTGTTGAAGGACCATTTCCGCTTGGTCCCAATCGAAATGCCAGTTCCACTTCCCGCTGTACGGGTTTAGGCGTGACGATGGACCGTAGTAGACCTTCGTCTTTGCCGCTGCAACGTCATCAAACCGGGCGTAAATGCCCGCATAGATGCTGTCGTCGTGGATGGTGAATCGCAATTCGCCTACCTGCGTATTCACCTTGTAGTAATCGTCGTCATCTTTCTTCGCTCCCAACGCAAGGAACGTGTCGATGATCTTCTTGTTGACTGATACACGGATTGCTTTGGCGACTCGACGCGGCATAAAACCCCCTTAGTTGAGTGTGCTGATGCAATCGAGAATTCCCAGACCCTTCGCGTACACGCCGTCTTTCTTGGCGGCTTCGATGATGAACGCGTTCACCTTGCGCTTCGGAATCTGATCGAAGGGAAGCTGCACATCGACTGGCTGGCCGTCCAGTTCGCCGTGGCAGTACGACACATCCCAGACCGGGAAGCCCGGATCGCTGACCAGACGCAGACGCGTGACCTTCAAGCCCTTGGTCGTCCAGTCCACCAGACCGCCGTGGTTGTTCTCGCGATCCTTGTGGTAGCCCTGCGCATCCACCAGACCGTTCGATTCCTTCGTGCCGTAGATGTCGCGGTTGATCGTGTTCATGTGCGTCGCTCCCTAAATAGTTGATAAATGTGATTCTATCCCAAGTCTGGGAGTGTGTCAACAGCTTTCGTATCTGGGAATTCAAAAGGGTAAAACATGGATTACTTCGTTGGTGTCGTTGAAGATCGTCTCGATCCGCTCAAACTTGGGCGTTGTCGCGTCCGCGTCTTCGGCGTGCATACGGACAACAAGGGAGACTTGCCGACCGCCGATCTACCGTGGGCGATGCCCGTCACTCCGATCAACAGCGCAAGCACGTCTGGCGTCGGTATGTCCCCTACGGGCATTGTACAGGGCGCATGGGTCGTTGGATTCTTCATGGATGGGGAAGATCGTCAGCAGTTCATGATGACGGGTACGCTCACGTCCATTCAGGCCGCAACGATCATCAAGCAACAAACGGCCACGACAAGCACGACTACAACTAGTTCCGGCACAGCAACAGCGTCGGCCCCGGTAGCGGCTGGCGATGCGGTAGTAACGGATTCGACGCCGGTCGTCAACAGTGTCTCCGGTTCCGTCGATCCGACAACCGTGCGTCAGCCGTCAGGTTGGATTCTGGGTCAGACCTCGAAGCAGTATGAGTCTGGCGGGAAGGGTCCGGGTACGATCAACAACTATGCGAACAGTGGCGACTTGGGCGGCGCATCATATGGCACGTACCAGTTCGCCTCATACCTTCCGCGCACGATGCCGAATGGTAAGTCACGTCCAAACCCGACGAACTCACCTGTGGTCGCATACGTGGCGCAGTCGAAGTATTCGAACAAGTTTGCAGGATGTACACCGGGTACGTCAGCGTGGGATGCTGCATGGAAGGGTTGTGCGTCATCTGATCCACAAGGCTTCGCGGATGACCAACACGCCTACGTGAAGGCCAAGTACTATGATGTCATGATCGGCAACCTGAAACGGGCTGGCCTTGATCTGACATCGTTTGGCGCTGGTGTGCAGGATTTGGTTTGGAGTACTGCGGTCCAGATGGGACCGGCACGTACATCGGTGTTCCTCACGCCGTTGAAGGGTCAAACACGCCTTGATGACGTGACCATCATCAACTTGGTGATGGACTACAAGATCGCCAACGTGCCTGTACTGTTCAGCAAGTCATCGGCATCGATCCAGTCGGGCGTGGCGAATCGGTACAAGTCGGAAAAGACGCAACTCTTGAAGCTGGCTGCACAGTACAACAGCGCAGCGCAAATTGCCTCGACCTCGGCAGAGAAGGATGCGGTCATTCCGCCGAAGCCGGTGACGGCTATCCCGGCGAACCCGGACATCCCGAATGCGGTGTCGCAAGTGTTCCAATCGAACACGGCCACGACTGCTGCGTTCAACCCGAAAACTGATTCTGACAACCGAAATCTTTTGGCTGCAACATCGACCGGTTTCAGTGACCCGGATGGTATCTACCCGTTGAAGGACTACGACAACGAACCGGATACGAACAAGCTGGCGCGTGGTATCTCGGAAGGCACGGCAGCAGAGTACAAGTCCCTGAATCGTGCAACGGGAATTCGCACGGCGGATGGTGACACGTTCGACCAACCATTGAATCCGTTCAATGCGCAGTATCCTTACAACAAGGTGTTCCAGACGGAATCGGGCCATGTGGTTGAATATGACGACACGCCCGGTGCAGAACGTATCAACGTTTATCACACGTCAGGAACGTTTACGGAAATCGATGCCGTCGGCAATATGGTGCGCCGCGTCGTCGGTTCGGATTACCAAATTACAGACGGGAACGGTTATGTCCGCGTGGAAGGTCGTTGTCATATCAGTGTTGGCGGTAGTGCTAATATCACTGTCGCAGCGGATGCAAATATCGAAGTCGATGGAGATACGTTCCTCACAGTCGGAAACGATCTTGTTGCAGAGGCCGGTGGACGGGTTCAGATAAGTGCAGCGGAAGCGATGGACCTTCGTGCGCCGAACATCTACATCGAAGCGGATGAAGAATTGCACCTGACGGCTGGTTCGAAGATCAATGTGCAGTCGCAAGGTCCGATTAATGCGAAGTCGGCAACGGGTACTTACGTCGATGCAGGGAACAATTTCGATGTGAAGGTTGGTGCGGACTTCAACCTGAATGCGGGTGGTCATGGCAACATCGAGACGACTGGCGATGCCAACGTGAAGGCGGGTGGTAGTGCGAAGGTGTTTGGTAGCTCGTCGGCGCACTTGAAGTCGGATGGATCAACGAACCTCGATGGTGGGTCGATGAACATTCAAGCTGGTGCATCGGTTCAGGCCGATGGTTCGCAACCGGTGGAAGCGGAAGATGCTGAGTTTTCCGAAGCAGGGCTGCTTGATGGTCGGATCAACTATTCGGAAGATGTCTTTGATGACGACTTCCCGATCATTGCATCCGACCGTACAGCACTGGCCGTGGAAACCCCGGAAGAAGCCTCTAACGGCGGCACAGACACGATCCGTGCGGCACTGGTGGATTCGGGTGTAGCAACGGCAGCGGAACTCGCCAAAGACCCGGTAGCGCAGTCTGATGTACCGGTCGTCACGTTGCCGACCATCGCAACACCGGTTCTGAATTCGAAGTCGGACCCGAAGCAGATTGCCTACATCAAAACGTTGTCGAACATCCCGATTGGATTCAAGTTGACGCCGAACTTCACCTTGGGTCAGTTGTCAGCCAATGCTCCCGCGCAACGTGATCGAGTAAGGGCGCAATGTAACCTGACAGAAGGTGAGATTGTTGCCAACCTGTATGAAGTTGCGGTGAACATCCTCGAACCGATCAAGGCAGCTTACCCGAACATGTTTGTGACCAGTGCTTTCCGAGACTTCTCACATAACACGGTGAAGTCTGTAAGTCAGCACTGTTTGGGTTTGGCAGTGGACATGCAGTTCAGTGGTGTAGCTAAATCGGACTACTACGACTTGGCGAACAAGTTGAAGGCATTGCTACCGACCTATGACCAATTCCTGTTGGAATACAAGACGTTCGGTAGTGGTAATCCGTGGATTCATGTGAGTTTCAATTCGAAAGGAAATCGCGGACAAGTGCTTACCATGTTCAACAACAAGACACATGGAACTGGTCTGATTAAGTTGGCCTGAAACCAGTGACCGCGAAGCGCGTCCGAAGGACGGAACATGAAGTCCCAAGTTCTCCTATTGTGAATAGTTGATTACTTGTGTTCCGCCTTCGGCGCTTCGCTTCGCTCAGTTGACTTGTTTTATTTTTAACTTGTGACTGACTAGTAATTTAACAGTTTGGTAACAGTGAACAGTCGCTTCGCGAAGGAAGAAACCCCTCCCCAGAAAGACCCATATGAAACATCTGAACGCAAAAGTAGACCACTCCTAAGTGATGCCGCGTTCAGGCTGTTTAAAGACGGTTGCGCACATGTAGCTGGTGGTTTCGTCTCTCCGCGCCAAGGAAGGTATTGGTCGCTGCGGGTCTATTTTGTCACATGGTTTGGTTCCACGTTTGATGCCGATGGCGACTGTCTACACCATCGTTGTTCTGTATTTATGCACGTTCAGATAACGCCAGAAATGCAGTTCCTTAACGTCATCTAGTTTCTTGCCTATCACGCTTATATAGGTGCTTTGAAATCCTTCAAAGGTCGTTGGTCGAATTGATGGGTCGGCTCTATATGCTAGTGCCAACGACACATACGCCATGTCGCTTTTCGGTTCACCTATCTTCCTGATGCGTTTGTTAGCCCGCTGTATGAGACGTTTCTGGGCCTCGTCTACGACTACAGGTGGATTTGATGGCACTTCACCTGTAGTCGGCTTCGCAGACCGCAAGAATGCGTTGGTATCATCTTTCTTGCATCGTTTCTTGGTAGGTATGATGGGTTTGGCGTAGCTATCCTCAGTTCCCATACTATTGAACGCGAACGTCATGCTCTTGTTCGCATCCGTACCAACATCGAACATACCTGCCAGAAGCATATGAAGTTCATAGTGCTCTCGCGCAGTGATGTACACGATATTCGTGGACGTGTCTGATCCTCCAAGTGATCTTGGATGAATATGATGTCCATGTATAACCGATCCCAACAGCTTGTCTTTGGCATCCTTCCTTGAACTACTCCGACTGGCATATTCCTTCACCAGTTCGAAGTAGCGGATGGACACCTTGGTTCTCTGGAAGCCATAGACTTCCATGAGACTCTTTAGGTGATTTGTTAGCATTACTTCTTTTTCTTTCCCGGTCGCTTCTTGTCCCGGTTCTCTACGTCACGGATCGTCTGTGCTTGTTCGGCGGCTTCTTCGGCACGGATAGCGGCGTAGATCGCCTTCATCGCGTCCGTCACGGTCTTACCTTCTTCACGCTGCGCAATCATGCGGTCGAACGCTTTGGCACGTTCCTCGAACGTCAGTTCTTGTGCCTTGGCCTTCAATACCTTCTCGGCTGGTCCCCACGTCTGATGCGACGAGATACAGACCGTGATTTCCATTCCATCGTAATCCGAAGTATCGGTTGCGACCACGTTGAAAATGTTCCCACTCGATGCAAACCGCTTGCGGCTGTCACGGTACATGTTGTCTGTACCGGCGATGATGCTTCGCGCGGTTGCTGCTACTTCAATTCTCAAATCCCGCATCAGTACGTACCTCGGCTTACCGTCTTACGTTCGTAATAGTCATAACTGCCACAATACACGCCCGTTCCCGAGTAGTATTCGGCCCAAAGTTCATCGTAGTACTCGACTGAATCTTCGAAGCAGTTGAAACAGCTAGTCAACCAGTTCGATTCTTCATGCGCATACATCGTGTTCATGTGGCGGCGCTGCACCGTGATGCAGGGCAAACCACAACACCCGCACCGAACAGGCCGGTAACGGGTCTTAGCGTGTTGTCTAACGTTCAACGGTCGTTCCAATAGGGACTGTATGACGAGACGGCTTTCGTGACCGTGCGGCCACAGCCGGGAAGCGGACATGACACAACGAGATAGTCACCATCGCGCTGATCGCCTTGGTAGCTGGCTTCGCCTTGCTTGAACTTGAACATCGTGTGGCAATGCGAACACGATACGGTGTATTCCTTCTCGGAAGGAATTTGACCTTGCTTGATGATTTCCATTACTTCTTTTTAGCTTCTCTTGTTTTCTTTTCACCTTCGAGCATCGCCCGAAGAAGTTCCAGTTCTGATGCAGCGGGACCAGTGAAGATGTGTCCCGCTTCGACCGCCTTGGCCGTCTCGATCAGATAGTCAAGGTACTGCGTTGCATTCACTTGATGAATCCACATGCACGGCTGGCCCAAAGCCATTCTTTGAAGTCAACTTCGTAGGGCTTGCGAAGTCGGCGGGACATATCGGCCTTATGGCGCATGTAGTCCAGAAACATTTCGGTGGTCGTCTGGTTCACAGTGGATTCCCGTTCTTGTTGACCGCGTAGGCGATTTCCTTCGGCGCATCTTCCTTGCGCACCCGGACATATTCTTTGACATCGACCAAGTTCATCGATTCGGCCATACCGGGCGTGCTGTACATGCGTCGCTCGAATCCGCGTGGCGAATAACCGACGAAAAGCGTGTCCGATGGGTCGATATGGATTTCCTTGTCGAATCGTGCGATAAGGGCGTCAAGACGTTCTAACGCCGTGCAAGCACGCATCGCAACGAAGTCAACCTTCGTATCCGTGAGGATGTCACGGATTTCTTCCAGTTCTTTCCGATGGATCATGTGTTCTCGTTGTTGGGGTTGTGTTTGAGTGCGCGAAGAAACGCCTGTTTCAACGCACGACGAGCATCAACACGTTCCTTGAAACTGCCTTCGCGTTGAGCGTATCCGTATTCTTCCAGAAGTCCTTCGAACTTCTGCAACGATTCGTATTCGTCGTGCGACAGGTCTTTCGTGGTGATTTCGTTGCTCATGCTTTTACTCCTGATCGTTAAGAATCGAGTCAATCATCAAGAATGCCTTGTTCTTCGCAGCTTTGAACGAAGTCGCGAAGTCGGGCGTGATTTCCAGAACGCCAACAGCCGTGCGGCACAGGTTGCCGGTGTACTTCACCGTGAAAATCTTGTCACGGCCACGCTCGATCCATGCAAGCGTCGTGCGCTTTTCATCTTCCACGGACCAGTCGTTGAGGCTTTGCTTGTGGACGGTCAATTTCGTCATGTGATGCGCTCCTGTAGTCAGTGAGAAGCATTGTACCAAACCTGCTTCTCACTGTCAACTATTCCCAGACGTGTTTTAGAACTTCATGAACGTCTTGTTTGTGACCGTCTGTGCTGGACGATCCGCCGCATCCTCATACACGAAGAAGGGCATGTCGTCAATCCACACGTCGATGCTGATGCCGACCGCGAACATGAAGTCCTTCTTGGCCTGACGGTTGGTGAAGTAGATGTTATCCACCTTACCAGTCAGGTCGTGCATCACTTGTAGACCTTCTTCCGGGCTGCGCATCGTCACGCAGTAGACCTTGTGGCCCTTCTCGCGGAAGAAGGTCAGGAAGTGATCCCAAGCCTTCGGATCGCGCGTGTATGTGTTGTCATAGTCAAGACTGATGTTCATTTCTTTTTCTCACAAGTTCGAACATTTCGAACAGTTCCGATAGGCGCAAAGTGTAGGTACGCTTGCCGCCATTGATTTCTTTGAATTGGACTTCGAAATTATCTTTCAGGAAGTCGAACTCTTTGACGAGTGCATCCTTACGACGTTCTTCCCGCCATCGGTCACGAATCTCTTGTCTGGCAGCTTCTTTCATGTCCAGATAATCTTGGGATGGATCGCTCACAGACGCGTCCGCATTTCTTCAAGTGCCAGTTCGTCCTTGGCGTACTGTTCAGCGCGGGATTCAATCGGCCCGATGTCCTCGGACAGTTGGCTACGACCTATTCCCGTCCTCGGACAAAGTGCTTTGATGAATTGCTCTTGTGGAAGATCACCCGCTACTTTCACGAAAGCCGTAGCGACACGTTCTGCTACTTCTTCCAGCTTCTTGCCGAAGATGCGGTCATAGTTGTCACGGTAGGCGTCCGTGGTTCCCTTGGTGGCGATGCTGTCGCCTGTGATGTCGTTGCGTGCAGTCATGCGAAGTATTTCAGGTAGACGGCAATTGCCGTGGTGATGATTCCGGCGATGATGACGGTCGTCGGGTCCGGTGGAATGAATAGGGCAGTTCTCACAGCATGTCCTTCGGCCATACGAAGCCATCGATTAGGTTTGCGATCTTTTGCTTGACCCATGTATCGTCAGCCACAGAGCGCAGTTCATGTTCCTTGGCGAACAGCGTCAAGCCGTCACCAAACGTGACCCGATAGCACTTTTCCACGTACTCAGGGTAGCCATCCATCAGGTAGTGACCGTCCTCAACGATCCCGGCGATGATACATTCTTCGCCGTTATAGTCGAAGTTCGATTCCGTGTATGTCCAGTCCGGGTCGATATAGGCAACACACACGTCACCAAGTTTGTACTTTCGTGTCATTGCATTTCCAGTGCTTCGTAGACACGGAATTCGCCATCAGGGTACTTTTTCTGATAGTGGTCCTTGACGATGTGCGCTGCGGCCTTACTCTCGAAGGGTGAATCGTTGATGGAATTCCATCCCCATACACCTTCATAGCCCTGAACGTCCCACCCGGCGTGATTGGTTGCCAACGGCAGACCATCTTCATCAAACTTAGTCTGCATTACTTTTCTTCTTCCTTTAGTTCGATACCCAGAAGCTTTGCTGCTGCGCGGATGTCCGCTTCGTCGGCTTCGCTGTGATACTTGTTCTGAATCGCCCGATGGAACTCGTTGTAGACTGCATCGCGCTTGCGATCTGCATTCCATTGATATTCGCTGACGACCAGTTGGCGTCGATACTGTGAATAGCCATCAGACTTCTCGTAGCCGGTGTCACGTTCAAACTGTGATTCGGTTCTCCAACGGTCCGAACTCTTGACCGTGACGTACTTACGGGCAACCTTCACGACCTCACACGGTTCGATTTCCTTCTTCTCGCTGTCGCGATAGCGGGTGATCGTCATGAACAGTCCGTCACCGACCTTTAGGTGATCGAACTTTCCCTGTTTCTTTTCCACTCTTTCTTCCTTTCTTCGCACTCGGCAGTGCAACAAATCCAACATTCGCAGTGATAGTCAGCTTCGCCGCGTTCCCATTTCATACGTGCCGCTTCTTGACGACACCATTCAGCTTCAAAGTCCAGAACGCTCATTCCATTCTTCTGCGCTGATGTCCAATACGAGACAACGAATCGAATCTGCGACTGCGCGGGCAGCTTCATCCGACAAGCGGATCATCTGTTCTTCGTTCCCAACGTTGTTCTTGTTGACGAACTTCAAGATGAAGTCGCCACATTCGGCAACCAACACTTGTACGGTACGGTTCTCGTCCAGTTCGGACCCGATGCCCTTAACGATTTGCAACGGTTCAGTATCTTTTGACATAGACTTTCTTCCCGCACGGCGGGCATTTGATGTAGTGGTTGATGTCTACGCAACCTGTGTAGTCGCGAGACTGTTCTTGGTAGATGTCATTGGGGACGTATTGTAACGTACTCCCACAATTGGGACAAACCTTTTCTTTCACCACAGACGGGTGTGGTGTTGTTGATACGACAGTAACCATTAGTGCCTCGTCGGTTCCTTGATGGTGCAGGGCGTGTAGTTCATCAGTTCGCCGGTCGATACGTCGATTTGCACGACCGGGCGACCGTTCTTGGACTTCACCCACATGTTATCAGACTTGGGAATGAATGTGTTGAGACGAATCTGTTGGATGTCGTCACGCCACTCACTGAAAATCATCACCGCGAACCCGTTGTGCTTCACGAACACGTCTTGGTTCTGCAACAGCGCGTCACCGTGCTTCTCGAACACGTAGCTGAGAAGCTTGAACATGAATAGCCGGTCCTCGCGCTTGGCGAAGTCCCGATCCACCATCCGTTCGGGGAAATGCTTGGAGATAAACACGCGGGCGTGCTGGCCGGTCCCACGTTTGAGAATTTCGTTCAGAATGCCCCCGGCAAAGCGGGAGTAGTCGCGCGCCAGTTCGTTGACCTTCGCACGCTTGACAAGTCCTTCGACTGTACAGGCCATTTTCTACATCCTCTAGTTTGTTTACATTTCTAGTCAGTGTTGGCGTGACACACATTCATCACGTTATGCACATCATATCAGGTCTGATGAGAGATTGCAACAGGTTTGTACGTTTGCGCAACGCATCCCAACCTTGGTGCCTATCACATCCGAACCGAAATGTCAAGTACTAGGGACGAAAAAAAGACCCGGCACGGCCATGCGGGTCTTGTGAAGGTTACAGCTTGTTATGGTCAGGCATCGTTCCTGACTTCGGCCCCGCTACTACCCCGTAGACAATCAGCTTTGCTTCTGTGACCTTCCGCCATGCTTCGGTGTAGACGCTCTATATGAATCTTCCCGTCACTGGCGGCTAAATCGGCAAATTCTTCGTGCATCTGGGCTGATTGTCGGTGGTTCTCAATTCGGCCCTCTCGCTTGCTGGCTACCGTCATCCTGAACACTCCAATAAATATTACAGGAATACCACTCACTCGCACAGCAAGGAAAACATTACCACTGCTGTATGACTAAATACAAGCCCTAAATATTGGATCGACCACATGGCTATCACTGTTTCCCAAACGAACGTTGTTTTCCGGGACTTGGACTTGGCGTTCAGTGCAAACCCGATTACGGGCGATGTTGCACGCAGGTATGACGAGAATGCGGTCAAGCAGTCGATCAAGTCGTTGATCCTGATGAAGCCATACGACGCACCGTTCCATCCCGAAATCTCGTCTCAGGTCTACAACCTCATGTTTGAACTTGCTTCGCCCATCACGGCGGAATTGATTAAGACCTCGATCATTCAGGTCATCAGCAAGTTTGAACCTCGCGTCGCGCAGTTCGCGGTCGATGTCACGGATGACATGGACAACAATGCGTACTCCGTCACGGTCGAATTCATCGTCAAGGGTTCTGATAAGTCCACGACGCTCAATACACTGCTTTACAGGTCACGATAAATGAATCAGCAACAACTTCGGGAAATCTTCGATTACCGTGCGGAAACCGGTGAACTTGTTTGGAAATCTCGCACAAGCAACCGAATCCGTATCGGTGATGTGGCCGGAAGTAAGAGCAAGCTGAATGGATACATCGAAGTCCGTATTAAAGGGAAGTTGTATCAGGGACATCGTTTGGTTTGGGTGTATGTGAACGGTGACATCCCGGATGGACTATTGATAGACCACGTTGACGAGAACCGTAGCAATAATCGAATCGAAAATCTTCGTCTCGCTACAAAGGCGCAGAACATGATGAACCGGGGAGCACAGAAGAACAACTCCCTCGGAATCAAGGGCATCGACATCGTAGGAAAACGATTCCGCGTGCAGGTTGCTGGTAACGGAAAACGTGCATACGGTATGTTCGATGACATCCAAGAAGCCGAACAATTCGCAATGAGTGCAAGAGAAGTACTCCATAAGGAATATCACAATCATGGCTAACACAATTACGAATCTCGACTTCGATGACATCAAAGCGGGGTTGAAAGCGTTCCTACAATCTCAGGACGACATCACCGATTACGACTACGAAGGTTCGGCCATCAGCCGGGTTCTCGATATTCTGTCGCTGAACACGCACTACAATGCTTTCCTCGCGAATACATCGTTTAACGAATCATTCCTGCAAACGGCGATCAAGCGTGCCAATGGTGTCACGCGGGCAGGGGAGCATGGGTATGTGGCGCGTTCAGCGAAGTCGGCCACGGCGGTTGTGAACGTGGACATCGTTGATCCGACCCAGACGCCAATCAACCTGTCAATGGACAAGTACAGCGCGTTCCAGACGACCATCGACGGTACGGACTACACGTTCTACACGGTCGATGCGATCAATACGCCGCTGGTGGATGGTGCGTATGAATTCGCCAACGTCAAAATCTATGAAGGCAAGCTGCTGACCAATTCGTATGTGTACGATGGTGTGAGTACGCCTTCGTTCGTCATCCCGAACGCGGATGTGGACCTCGACACGCTGACGGTCACGGTGCAGAACAGCGCGATTGACACGCTGCTGACCAAGTACAACTTCACGAACACGATTCAGGGCATCACTGGCACATCGCCGGTCTACTTCGTCAAGGAGAATGCACAGGAACAGTACGAAGTCTACTTCGGTGATGGCGTCATCGGCGCTGCACTGGCGGCGGGTAACGTGGTGAAGCTGACGTACCTCGTATCGAGCAAGACGGCGGCAAACGTCTCGGCCAAGATGACGCAGACCTTCACCTTTGCGGGTGACATCGGCGGCAATACGGGCGTGACTGTGCGCACCATCAGCAATTCGGTCGGCGGTGCAGAGAAAGAGGACTTGGCTTCGATCCAGTTCAATGCGCCGCTGTCGCTGGCATCGGGCAAGCGCCTTATTACCTCGGATGACTACCTTGTTGGTATCTCGGAAGGCGCATCGTCCGTGGATGCTGTGTCGGTCTGGGGTGGTGAGGACAATAGCCCGCCTGTATATGGCAAGGTGTTCATCTGCCTGAAACCGTTCGATGGCTATGTCATTTCGGATCAGGTCAAGACCGACATCACGGCGAATATCCTGAACAAGCAGGGCAACCGTCTGATTACGCCGGTCTTTGTGGACCCGGACTATCTGTACATGACCCTGAACGTGGTGGCGACCTATGACCCGAACCTGACCTCGGTTGGATCGGATGACATCGCGGGCTACATTTCCACGACGATCAGCGACTACTTCACACAGGAATTGTCGAAGTTCAAGAAGGACTTCCAGTTTTCGCGCTTGTCCAAATTGATTGACAGTACTAATGATTCGATCCAGTCGAACATCATGAACATCAGTTTGCAGAAGCGCCAGACGTTCCCCTACAACTATCCGACCACGATTGACTTCCTGTTCGGTATGGCAGTGACGCCGGGTTCATTGAAGTCGAATGTGTTCACCTACTCGGTAGGGGACCAGTTCAACGTGGCGTCGATGTTCGTGGATGATGGCGCGGGCAACATTTCGGTGCAGGACTGGACGACCTTGAAGATTCTCGCACCGAACATCGGAAGCATTGATTACACGACTGGTGAAGTCATCGTCAAAGATTTCGTCATCACAGGTCTGATGGGTAACGTGGAAAACATCATCATCAATGTCAGCCCCAAGAACGGCGTGACTGATGTGGATGCAAACAAGAACCAGATCATCATGCTTGATGATTCGACCAAGAACAATACGGCGAACATCGCATCTGGCCTGACGGTCGCAGTTGTGGCTAAAAAGCAATGAACAACATTTCAACATTCGTACAGTCTCAGTTTCCGCAGTTCGTGCAGGAAGATTACCCTGCACTGATTGCGTTTATTGAGGCGTACTACAAATTCCTCGAACTGGAAAAGAATCCGCAAGACATCCTCTCGAACCTGATCGCTTATGCGGACATCGATAGGACGTTGGATGAATTCGTCTCCAAGTTCGAGAAGCAGTACTTGAATGGTCTGCCACAGCAGGTCAAGGGTGACAAGCGAACCTTCATGAAGTATGTGAAGGACTTGTACAACACCAAGGGTACTGAGGAATCGTTCAGGCTGTTGTTCCGCTTGCTGTTCAATGAGGAAATCGAGATTGCTTATCCCAAGCAACAGATGCTTCGTCTGTCGGATGGTAAGTGGTCCCAACGTGTTTCCGTCAAGGTCATTCTGGACGGCGGGGTAGACACGTCCAATGTCCTGAACAAGAAGATCAAGATTTGGACGGCCAACGGCGTCATCAACACCTACATCAAGGATTTCGTCTACCAGTCGGACGGCATCTATGAAGTGTTCATTGACAAGACCTTTGGTATCAACGTTGCACCGGGCGACCGTGTAACGGGTCTGGGCTTTGGTGCGACTACGGTCCCGACGACCTCGAAGATGCTGGTTCTCAATCCGGGTTCGGGCTTCCACATTGGTCAGGTGTTCGATGTGTCGTCCGTCATGGGCGCTGGCACGAAGATCAAGGTGACGAAGGTTGACGCCAATGGCGGCATCAAGCGGGCGGCATTCATCCAGTTCGGTACGGGCTATGAAGCTGACTTCATGGTGCAGTTCGCGGCATCCACCCGTAAGTCTGGCGCACTGGACCCGTTCCAAGCCTACACCAACGGCTTTGAAGAAAACGTGTTGGTGACGAAGGTCACGTACTTTGCATCGGACTACGTTGAAATCGACTATTCCGGTCAGGTTGTTGCATCGTCATACACGAACGACTACAAGCCCGACAATGCACAGGCTGCGACTACGCAACCGGCAGTGATCCAGTTCTACCTTGGTGCGCTGTGTACCTATCGTGGCGAGTACACCACGGCTGACGGCTTCCTATCTGATGTGAATGTGATTCAGGACGGCTACCTGTATCAAGACTTCTCGTATGTGATTAAGACGAAGCACATGCTGTCTGAATTCGCATCAGTGGTTAAGAAACTGTGTCACCCGGCTGGCACGATCATGTTCGGGGAAGTGTCCCTCGAATCGAACATCGATGTGGGCGTGTCCTACGAATACTTCAAAGTGCTCGCAGAACAGTTGCGCATGGAAGAATTCGTGACATCTACGGATGCGATGACGTTCAGTACCGGCAAGACGCTGACTGATGCACTGTCCGGTTCGACTGAGGCGCTTGCAAAGGTGGTGGGTAAGGCGCTGACGGATACCTTGGCCGGATCAACCGAATCGGTTGCAAAGTCGGTAGGTAAGGCACTCACGGATTCGCTGGCGGGTTCGACTGAGGCGCTTGCACTGCTGACGGGTAAGGCGCTGGTTGATGCACTGTCCGGTTCTGATGATACGAACCTGTCATTCGTAACGGGTAAGGTACTGGCCGACAGTCTGGCAGGTTCCATTGATAGCACGTCGATCAATACCGGCAAGCTGTTCAATAGCGCCATCACTCAGTTGGTGACTGTCAGTAATCCGATCCAACTTGGCACTGGCGACGGTTCGACCACGCTGTATCAGTTGGTGAATGAACTTGGCGTACTGAACCCGATTGTCTCGGCTACGGTATATCAAACGAACTGGCAGGGTGCGCAACCGATGTTTCCTACATCGCGTACCAATTCGTTCCTGTCATCGGGCGACTTCTCGAATGCAGCATGGGGACAAACCCGCATCCTGTCGTTCGCGAACACTTCGGCCCCTGATGGTACGAATGGCGCGCAGACGATTACCTCGAATTCCTCTGGTACGGCGTACTGCTACCAGTCGATGAATTGGGTGGCGGGTCAGCAATATCCGGTGAGCGTGTTCGCGAAGGCCGGATCGACCAATGTGGTGAGTATCCAATCATTCCAACAGACCGGTGCAGCAAGCTTCACGTTGTTGGGTGCTGGATCGGTCACGGTGTCTGGTGTAGCGACCGGTGCGACCATCACCAGTCTCGGAAATGGTTGGTTCTACTGTCAAGCCATCTTCACGGCAAATGTGACTGGTGCAAACAATGTGTCGCCATGTGTAATCCCGGCAGTGTCGGCCACGGCAAGCTTCTATGCCCCGATGTCGGACTACGGTCAGTACATCCCGACGACCACGGCTGCTGTGACGGTTCAACCTGACTACACGGTGAGTGCTGACGGTAACACGGACATCACGTTTGCTGTGGCCCCGGCTGCTGGTGTGGTGGTTAGCTGGACTGGTTCCTACAACCTGATTGGTGACTACGGTACTTCGAATGATGCTACCTACACGTTCCTGACGGGTAAGGCACTGGCTGATGCACTGGCGGGTTCCACTGAGACGGTGAAGTTCCTGATGGGTAAATCCCTGACGGATGCAACCTCGGGTGTCGCTGACAGTATCAAATTCACAACAGCGCGGTCCTTGACAGATTCACTTTCTGGATCAGACGACAGCGGCATCGCACTAAATACTAGTAGGTTGTTGTCGGATTCTCTTAGTGGTTCTGATGATTCGGCAATCTCTGCCTACCTGTTCAACTACTCGGACGTAACCTATTTTGCCGACTCATCATACGTTGGCACATCCGTAATGTAAATTAAGGAAACCAAACCAAAATGCTGAAAGAAACTTTTCAAGCTGTCGGCACATTGAAAATTGAACACCGTGATGCCAACGGCAATCTGATTGAGCAACGCGACCTCAAAAACATCATCACCGACCTCGGCAAAGGCTTCATTGCTGCGCGTATGTCGGCAACCGGTACGCCTACGGCCATGTCGCACATGGCAATCGGTACGGGTACTACGGCGGCTGCATCGTCACAAACGACGCTGGTCACGGAAGGTGGTCGTGTGGCACTCACTTCAACCACGGTTAGCGCGAACACGGTGACGTATGTTGCCACGTTCGGTTCGGGCGTGGGTACGGGTGCAGTGACCGAAGCCGGTATCTTCAACGGTTCGACTGGCGCAACGATGCTTAACCGCACGGTGTTCTCGGCCATCAACAAGGGTGCGAGCGACACAATTACAATTACGTGGGTTGTAACCATTCAATGATACCCATGTGATTGTGACTGACTAAATATTCGGGACCACTAACAAATGTCCCGAATATCATGTCTAAGTTTTTTTCGATTTATCTGATTACGAATGTTGTCAATCAGAAGAAGTACACCGGATTCACTTCGGATGCCAAACAGCGTTGGATCGAACATCAGTTTTACAGTTATGATCCAGCGCATCCGAAGCACAGCTACATCCACCGTGCAATGCACAAATATGGTTTGGATAACTTCACGTTCGAAGTCATCTATCAATCACTGGACGGTAAGCATACCCTCGATGAAATGGAAGCATATTTCATCAAAGAATATGACACGTTTGGTCCCAACGGCTACAACCTGACATCTGGTGGTGAAGGCAATCCGGGTTACAAGAAAACCCCGGAACAGATCGAAAACCATCGCCGTACTCTTGTCGGTAGAAAGCACACAGAGGAACACAAACGTAAATTATCCGAACTTCAAAGTGGCGAAAACCACAACATGTTCGGTATTCCTAAACCACAGACAGTCAAAGACAAGATTTCTGCAACCAAGACCGGTTGTAAGTGGTGGAACAACGGGACCGAATCCAAGACCTCGCACGAACGTCCCGGTGAAGGTTGGGTTCGTGGACGTATCAAGCGTTCAACAGATCACACAAAGATGTCCGAATCCAAAATCGGTTGTAAGTGGTGGAACAATGGTTCGGAAACTAAATCATCCAAAACATGTCCCGGCGAAGGTTGGGTTCTCGGTAGAAAACTAAGGAAACAATAAGATGGACTATGTTTTGAAGTCATCAATTCATACAGTCATCGGGGAGACGATCATTGCGGACATCCGTTCGCAGCGTTCGGCCTATTACTTCTTCGTCGGTGGTCTGGACAATACGAATGGCACATCAACGCCATACGCAGATGACACCTATGGCTATGAATTGGGCGTTCGGAACCAAATCGTTTCACTGAAACAGATTCAGGATTCCGATGTATCGTTCGTGGTCCCCCGCATCGATTGGGTCAGTGGCAATGTCTATGACCAGTACGATGATTATTCGCCTACGTACCCTGCTGCGTCGGGCGCTACGTCCATTGATGCCGCATTGTTCTACGTGGTCACGGACGAGTACAAGGTCTACAAGTGCCTATACAACTACAACGGTGCGAAATCCACGGTCAAGCCTACCTCGACCTTGGCCGCACCGTTTTACACGTCTGACGGCTACCGCTGGAAGTTCATGTACCTGATTCCGCTGTCGGCACGTAACCGCTTCATGAACAATGCGTTCATGCCGGTACAGACGGCATTGCTGGACAACTTCTATTCAGCCGGTCAAATCCTGACGACCGCGATCCTGAACAAAGGTACGGGCTACATCAATGCAACCATCCTCGTTGATGGTGATGGACAAGGCGCATCCCTGCGTGCCGTGGTCAGTAACGGCCAGATCATTCAGGTGATCGTTGATGAACCGGGTACGGGCTACACCTATGCAAACCTGACGGTATCGGGTGACGGCACTGGCGCAAGCATCGTGGCGACACTGTCGGTGGGCGATTTGGATACGGCACAAGCTGACGTGGAACTGTTGGCCCAACGTGGCAGCATTGAAGCCTACCGCATCACCAATGGTGGTTCGGGCTACCAAGCATTGACGGCGGCAACGAACGGTACAACCAATGGCACGACGAACCAGTTCCAGTTGACGGATGGCGGATCGGTTGTCACCAATGCGCAGAACGTGGCGGTGTACCGTACCTACGCTAATGGTCTGGGTAAGTTCCAACAGTACACCACGCCGCGTACCAATCTGGCACTGGATTCGCAGTTCCAATCATTGACGCCGTGGGGTCATTCGATCAGTAGCATCACGAAGAATGCGCGTGTTGCACCGGATGGCACGATGACCGGTGCAACAGTGACGTGTACCACGGCTGGCAATGACTACATCTGGCAGAACATCAACGGCGACTATCACGGCGCAACGGTGACGGCCTCGGTGTGGCTGTATGGCGATGGTACGGCACGCAGCTTCAACCTGTTCTTGAAGGATTCGGCTGGTAACAATGTGGTTGGTGCTACTGTGACCCCGCCTGTGGGCGTGTGGACCCGATACAGCGTCACCAACACCTATCCGGCCAATGCACCGACTAACTACATCGGCTTGTATGTCGATCCGGTTGCAGCATCAACGCTTGGTCAGACGTATGGTATCTGGGGTGCGCAAGTTGAAGTCAACCAGAATTCGACATCGTTGATCCCGACGACCACGGCTGCTGTGACGGTCACGGATATTCAGGCATTGACAGTGGATGGTCGCGTGACATTCACAAGCAATCCGAACAATGGCGACATCATCACTTGGGCGGGCAAGTACGTTCCGTCTACTGGTGGACAGGCGCTTCAAGTTACCAATAGTCCGGTGGTGTCACTGGATACGCTGTCAGGTCCGACATGCACGATTGACGGTGACGGCACTGGTGCGGCGGGTTATCCGGTCATCAGTAACGGTCAAATCGCGGGCATCATCGTGACCAATCCGGGAACGGGTTACACGAATGCCAAGGTGACGATCAGTGGTAACGGTCAAGGTGCAAAGGCTGTGGCGATCTATGCGCCGCCCGGTGGTCATGGCAAGAATGCGATCAATGAACTGAAAGCCACGCGTCTATCGTTCTTCTCGAACCTGCTGAATGACAAGAACCAAGGTGTCGAAGTGTCGGCACGGTTCACGACCATTGGGTTGCTTCGGAATCCTAGTGAATACAGTTCAGACCGGTTGTACTCGAAGCTGATGGCATCGGGTTGTAACTACATCACGTACTCAGGTCCAACCCCGACGCAATACGATGTGTTCACGGAGCGCACGACTGGTAGCCGATTCCAAGTGGTGCAATTGGACGGAATTTCGGGAATGTTGTTGCAAAACCTTGACAACTACGATTTGCCTAGTAACTCAGCACTCCTAAATACTAATTCAGGTGGACAAATTACGGTCATGGCTGTCACGGACCCTTCCATCGACAAGTTTTCAGGTGATCTTATGTTTATCGACAACTTCGCTATCAATCAGCAAGCCGGTCAACAGATCATCATTTTCAAGACCACACTCAAATTCTAAGACATGGCTACGTACACAATGGTATATCGCGGTGTCAAGGGTTCGCCACTGACGAACACGGAAGTCGATACCAACTTCCAGAACCTTGACACCTACAAAGCCCCGATTGACGAACCGACATTCACGACGAGTGCGACGGTACAGGGTCAGTTGACGGCTGTTGCCGGATCGGGTGCGCTGATTGCCTCGAACGGCGGTGGCACAGGCCAGACCTCGATTCTCATGCTTCGTGCTGGTGCTGCTGTCGATCAGGGACGGTGGGAACTCTTGACGGGTTCGGATGGTGCGTTCTCGCTTCGCACCATCAATGACGCATATTCAGCCAATGCTACGATCTTGAAGGCCACGCGTGCAGCATCGGGCTATGGCATCGGCTATGTACAGATTAGTGGTGCTGGCAACCGTACCCTGATTGGTTCGGGTACGGATGATGGCGTCAATGCGCTTCAAGTCACTGGCAACATTGAATCCGATTCCAAACTGATTCTGTCTGGTTCGGGTTCTGGTGCAGAACTTGGTTCAACCTCGGCTGCAAACACGCCGGTCATCGACTTTCATAGTTCGGGCAACAACATCGACTATGACGCACGCATCGCGGGTTCCAGTGGTTCGGCTACGGTCGGCGCTGGCAACCTGACGTACTACGCTGGCGGCAACTACTGGAACACGGTCAATGGCACTGTGATGCTGCTGAATGGTTCGGGTCGCCTGATGATCGGTACGACCACGGATGACGGTTCCAACCTGTTGCAAGTCAATGGCGGCGCTGCACTCTACAACGGTGGATTCGCAGCTACATCGTTTGGCGGCTATGCACCGATCCGTCTGCGTTCGGCTGGTGGTACACAAGCTTCGCCTACGGCCCTTGGCACTGCTACGCAAATTGGTGGCATGAACCTGTCGGGCTATGATGGTTCGGCATACACTGACGTTGCGACTATCTCGGCCTACACGGAAGAAGCCTTCACGACTTCGGCACACGGCACACAACTTCGTTTCTTCACGACGAAGGCTGGTACGACTGCGCAGAAGGAAGCAATGCGTCTGACGGGTGCAAACCGTCTGCTGGTGAATCAGACATCGGATGACGGTGTTCGCACGGTTCAAGTAACCGGTGGTATCGCCAATACGAACACAACTGACGCCAATCCGGGCATCCTACTGACGGGTCTTAGCGGCTTCTCGGCTGGTATGCACCTGTTGAACTCGACTGCATCGACTGGTCGTAAGTGGTCCGTATATTCGGCAAACAGTGGTGCGTTCACGATTGGCGACGAAACTTCCAGTACTGCTCGTGTGACGATTGATTCGGCTGGTCTGTTCACTTTCACCGGAAATACCACTGTTACCGGCACATCAACGGTCACTGGTGCGACAAATATCAATGGACTGCTGACGGCAAATGCGGGTCTGACTACCTACGGCCTGATGACCGTAAATGGTGGTGCGATTGAACTTGGTCAGACTTCATCTGCAAATACACCGTTCATTGACTTCCATTCGTCGGGCAACAATATCGACTATGATTCGCGAATCATCGCGTCTGGTGGTTCTGCCACGATGGGTAACGGTACGCTGACGTTGCAAGCTGGTGGCGGCGTCGTGATGAATGTCTCCGGTTCAAACGCAACGCTGAAAACCAGTCAAAGTTTTGCCGCATTGTTCTTCTCCGCGAACAATGCCGCATATGTCCCGCACATGCGGGCGAATAGCACCAACAGTTGTTTTGAATGGGTGAACAGTGCCAACAGTGCCGTCAATATGACGCTGAGTGATTCTGGTGGCCTCACGCTTCGTAGTGGCCTCACGGTCAATAGCACGTTGAACGTGAACGGCGGCTTGTTGCAAATGACTTCCGGTGGGTATTACGGATACATTTCGGCCAACCCTAGTGGATGGATTGGATTCATCAACTCCGCGAACAACCAGTGGAACCTCTACATCTATGACGGCGGCGACATTGCGGCGCGTGGTGTTGTGCGTGCCGGTGGCAGTGGCGGTGCATACCTGAACACGGACGGCAACATCAACGGTACGGCATGGGGCGGCTGGCTGTCGAACGCTTTCCTGTGGCGTAGCGGCGGTACGATGACTGGCACTATCAATTGCGGTGTTGCCACGAACCAGACGGCGGGCGCGCTTCACATCAATACCGATTGGGGTACATCGTGGAATAACTGGACTGGTACGGCTAACGCGGCAGTACAGATGGATTGTCCGTCATCTGGTTCGGCCTACTACGGTCTGCGATTCACCCATTGGGGCGACAAGCACTTGGCCGCGCTCGGTGCATACGAAGACCCCGGTAACGGTGCGGCCCACATGGTTTTCTTGGTTGGTACGGATACTGCACCGGGCTTCTGGTTCAATTCGGGTGGTAACGGTACGTATGCTACGTCATGGACCCTTGGTTCGGACTACCGAATCAAGAAGGACGTGGTAACGGTTGATCCCGAAGAAACGCTGACAAAGGTCTTGAAGCTTCGTCCGGTGGAATTCGGTCGTATCGAAGAACATCACGGTGACAAGCGTTGGCCGGGTTACATCGCACATGAAGTCCAAGAACTGTTCCCGCTGGCTGTGCATGGCACGAAAGACGCGATGCGCCCGAAGATGGACGGTGAACCGGGTGAAATGGAAATTGATCCTCAGTCGGTGGACTACATTGCAATGTCGTCGTACTACGTTGCAGCAATCCAAGCCCTGTCAGCGAAGTTGGACAAGGCGCTATCCCGGATTGACGAACTGGAATCGAAATTGGCAGGTAACTAAGCATGACAACGTTTCGCCGTGTGCCGGTGCAAAATCCGGCAGTTCTCGCAATTGCATTGGTTGGGGATGATGGTTCTACGATCCAGTCTGACTTGGATTGTAAAGTCGGTAGTCCCCTCTGGGACCAGTATCAGGTCTGGTTGGCATCGGGTAATTCACTGGATAGCCCGGTTGTCATTGATTCCTTACCGGTCTTACGTCAACGACTGTTCGGCCAAGTTGACGCGATAGTAGCTGCGCTCTACGACCCCTTGACCCGTTTCCAAGTTGAGTATGACGAACGGATCATCGCGGCCAATGCTTTCGTGGCTAATGAGTATCAGGGCGATCCGGGCATCTGGATTACATCGTTCGCGACTGCTGCACAGTTGGATAACAACACGGCGGCAGACAGGATCATCGCCCAGAACACTGCCCTTCGTGCAGCATTGGCCCAGATTGGTGCGTTGCGGATGCGTAAGTACGAAATCCTGAATTGTCCGGGTGATGCGGTAGCGGTGCAAAACACCTATGACGACATCGTTTCGAAGATCAAGGTAATCGCCTCACAAATGTCTTAAACCCTTGACCCGGACGATGCCGGGTCTTTTTCTTTGGAGAACATAATGACTTACATAAAGTATGGATTCCTGACTGTCCTGAATCTCCTGTTCACTGGATTCGCGATGCTTGTCGCTCCCATCGTGGCCCTGTTCTCGGACAAGGCCGGATGGTTGCCGAACTGGTTGAAGTGGTTCCAGACCTTTGATGCGTCTCTCGATGCTGGATGGAAGGACGGCTATTTCGGCACGTTCTCAGCCCCGCCTACCGGTTGGCGACTGTGGTGGCTACGTACCAAGTGGTTGTGGCGTAACCCGGCCTATGGCTTCTGCTATTGGGTTCTGGGTACATCGTTTGATCCCAAGGACTGGACGGTGGAAACATTCATCCAAGACGGCAAGTACACCAAGTTCGTTGCTCGATCCAATGATGGTAAGCACTTCTGCATTTCCTACAATGGACCGTGGGGAAGCTGGAAACTTGGTTGGAAGGCATGGAACTACTTCCAGAAGCTTGACGAGAATGGTCAACCGGTCTGGAACACTACACCGTGGGGACCGGAATGGATCGCTCCTATCTGCTTCACCCCGAACTTCTATAAGGCATTCAGCTTCAAGAAGTAACCATTGGCCCGCCACTGTGCGGGCTTTTTATTTGTCAAGCGCCAAACATCACTAAATAGTTTCTACGAAATAATTCAATTCCATTAAGGATTCCGATGTCAGCCGAAATTCAAACTTTCAACACTGCACCGTACTACGACGACTACGACGAATCAAAGAAGTTCATGAAGATTCTGTTCAAGCCGGGGTATGCGGTACAGGCGCGTGAATTGACGCAACTGCAATCGATCTTGCAGAAGCAGATTCAGAGGCATGGCGATAATGTGTTCAAGGATGGCGCGATGGTGATTCCGGGCGGAACGTCCGTGGATACTTCGTTCCCCTATGTCAAGGTCCAGAACACGTACAACAACGGCACTCAGGTTGCCAACTATACGGATCAACTGGTCGGCCAATTCGTGGTCGGACAGACGACTGGCGTGCGTGCGCAAATCGTCAAGGTGGTCCACACGGATACGGTCAATCCCGAAACCCTGTATGTGAAGTACGTGTCATCGGGTACGGACAATGTGACCAAGGTCTTTGCGGACAACGAATCACTGATCCCGGAAGCTACAAACCTCGCCTCGCTTGGCGTGCAAACACTCTCGTCAGGTTCGACGGGCGTGGGTTCGGCTGCATCTGTCGCGGAAGGTGTGTACTACGTCGGCGGCTTCTTCTGCATGGTCGATGCACAGACGATTGTTCTGGATGCCTATGATTCGTCACCCTCATACCGTGTTGGTCTGAGTGTGGCATCGGGCGTGATCGACAGTGAGGATGATGAATCCCTGCTGGACAACGCCCTTGGTTCGTTCAACTACAATGCGCCGGGTGCTGACCGCCATTCCATCGTTCTGACGCTGACTGCACTTCCGGTCGGTTCGACCAATGATGCGAACTTCGTGGAACTGTTCACGGTGGTTGACGGCATCATCCAGTCGAAGGTGGATACGACCGCCTACAACGTCATTGCTGACACGATGGCACGCCGTACCTATGATGAATCGGGTGACTACACTGTGACCCCGTTCACGCTGGACGTTCGCGAGCATCGTAACAACAACCGTGGCGCATGGAAGGCATCGACTGTCTACCTCATTGGCGACGTTGCGACCAATGGTTCGAACACCTATGTTGCCAAGACTGCCGGTACGTCTGGCACGACTGCACCTTCGCATACCTCGGGTGATGCAGCGGACGGTACGGTGACGTGGACCTTCACGACCAATCCTTCGTACAACCGTGGTATCTACTCGCCGGAAGCGGGTGGTGATGCAACGATGCTGGCCCTTGGTCTGGAACCGGGTAAGGCATACGTGCGTGGCTATGAAGTCAACAAGGTCGGCATCGACTACTTGGCAGTTCCGAAGGCACGCGACACACAATACGCTACGACCGCGAAGGTTGGTGCGAAGGTTGGTAACTACATCTTCGTGACCAACGTTACGGGTCTGCCGAACATCAGCCAGAACGCCATTGTGACCTTTGGCGACCAGTTGACGACTTCCCGCACTGCACTCAACGGTAATAACGTTGGTTGGGCGCGAGTGCGTTCGTTCGAAATCCATAGCGGTGTTGCGGGTCAAGCATCAGCCATCTACAAGATGTCGCTGTTTGATGTGAACCTGAATGCTGGTAAGAATCTTGGCGATAACGTCAAGTCGTTCTTCATCAACTACGGTTCGGCTGCACTGAACTTCGCGGCAGATGTGTATGGCATCCTGACCAAGAACACCGGTAGCATCACGGCCTCGGCATCGACCACGGTGACGGGCGTCGGTACGCTGTTCCTGTCTGAACTGGTGGTTGGTGATTACATCGTCTGGAACAACGGTACGACCGCGCGTGTGACGGCCATTGCATCGAATATCAGCCTCACGGTTGCATCGGCAGTGACGGCCAATGGTGAAGCCTTCTATACCATCGGAACTGCATTGCAGGAACCGGGTTACAGTCCTGCGCTGTTCAGTCTGCCGAACTATGCAATCCAGACGGTTCGTTCCAATGACGGTTCGATTGCGACCGCCTATGCAGTGCAGCAACGATTCACGACCACGACCAATGCTTCGGGTGTCCTGACGCTGGCGGTTGCTGGTGGTAACGATACGTTTGGTTCGGAAGCCGAATCAACGAACTACCTGTGCGTGGACAATACGACTGGTTCGATTGTTCCTCCGACTTCAATCGTGCGTAATAGCCCGTTGATGACTCAGGTGACGATTACCCTTGGTGCGACCTATGCTTCGCGTTCCTTCACGGTGATTGCCACTGTGAACCGCACTGGTGCAGGTACGGAAAAGACCAAGACCCTGACGACTGCGACGGCCACGTTCACCACGCAAGCGACCGCACAAGGCAAGATCATCAATCTCCCGGTTGCTGACGGTTATGCACTGGTGTCGGTGATGCAGGATACGGGTTCGTTTGCAACCCCGACTGGTACGTACTCCAAAGACATTACGGCGAACTACACGTTCTCGGATGGTCAACACGATTCGTACTATGGCCTCGCATCGATTACGTTGGTTGACGGTTCGCCGCTGCCGACTGCACCGATTCAGGTGGTGTACAAGTATTTCCAGCATTCGGTGACGGGTGATTACTTCACGGTCAACAGCTATCTGTCCACGGTTGCATATGAAGCCATCCCGTTCTATGGCACGGTTCCGCTTCGCGACTGTATCGACTTCCGCCCGCGTATCGACAATACCGGTGCAGATTTCGTCTCGGCGGGTGCAGTGGTCAATGGTTGCCCGAAGCGTGGCGTGGATATTACGACGAACTACACGTTCTATCTGCCGCGTAAGGACAAACTGGCACTGGCAATGGACGGTACGTTCTTTGATGTCAAGGGTGTGTCTGGCCTGAACGCATCGCTGCCGGATGATCCGACGACTGCAATGGTGCTGTTCAATGTTGCGCTGGAAGCCTACACGTTCGGCACTGGTGCATCCAATGTCAATGTGACGACCATCGACAACAAGCGGTACACGATGCGTGACATCGGCAAGATCGATGCTCGCGTGGCTAATCTGGAATACTACACATCGCTGTCGCTTCTGGAACAACAGACGACCTCGATGAACATTACGGATAGCACTGGTCTGTCGCGCTACCAGAATGGCTTCATTGTGGATTCGTTCAATGGTCAAGGTGTGGGTAACGTGTCGTCCCCGGACTACATGTGCGCCATCGACATGACGAACAATATCCTGCGTCCGTTCTACTCGATGGAGAACGTCACGTTCTTTGAGAAGAACACGACCAATGCGCAACGTGCAACGTCTGGCTATCAGGTGACGGGCGATGTGGTGACACTGCCGTACTCGTCGGTTCCGCTGATTACGCAACCGTATGCAAGCCGTACTGAGAATGTCAACCCGTTCGCGGTCTTCGCATTCGTGGGTCAGACTGATTTGAACCCGTCCTCGGATGAATGGTTCGACACCTATCAGTTGCCGGATATTGTCACGAACGTTGATGGCAACTTCAATGCGGTGTATGCACTGGCGGCATCGACGGGTGTTCTGGGTACGGTTTGGAATGCTTGGCAAACCCAATGGTCGGGCGTGACGGGTAGTTCGTTCTCCTACACCGACTACAACGGCCACACAGACTATGTGACGACTGATGGTGTTACTCGTCTGCGTAGTGCAGCGGAATTGGCGGCATCACAGACCAATGCGTGGTTGTCCAGTCAGGGTATTGGCGCACAGCGTCAGATTTTGACGGAGACGGATGCAATCACCACGGTTCAGTCGCGCAGTGGTATCAACACGCAGATTGTTCCGCAAATCACGAACACCGTGACGGATGACAAGGTTGTGGCCTCGGCTGTGATCCCGTACATCCGCAAGCGTAACTTGATGGTGGTGGCACGCGGCTTGAAGCCGAACACACGCTTCTACCCGTTCTTTGACGGTACGAACGTGTCGGCCTACGTGACGCCCTCGGTGCTGTTGCAAGTGACGCCGATTGCTGGTTATGTGGCTGACTTTGATTGGCAGTCGAACGTTGGTGGTCTGGCCGATGAATCCCGCCGTCAAATCTGGGGTAATTCGGACAACGCACTGGATCGCGGTGACGTGGTTTATGTGGCGCAACGTGGTGGTGTGAACTACACGGTATCGAACTCCCCGGCAACGGCAGTGGTTGGACTGTGTGCAACGAAGGCGGATGGTTCGCGTGAAATCCGTGTTCAGAACTGGACCGGTGGTTTCTCGAATGGTGACGTTCTGGTTGGTACGATCAGTGGCGCACGCGGCACGATCATCAACGGTTCGGCAGGTACGAATCCGGGTGATCCGCTGATTTCAAGCTTCAATGGTGACGTGGTTGCACTGTTCCAGATTCCGAACAATTCGGCGCTCGCATTCCGTACTGGTTCGCGTGTGTTCAAGCTGTCGGATGATCCGAACAACGGTTCGAACTCCACATCTTCTTCGTCAGTGACATACACGGCAACGGGTATCCTGCAAACGAAGCAAGCCTATGTGACCTCGACCCGTAATGCACAAGTGGTTCAGACGCAAGTTTCGGATAGCCAAACGTTGGTTAGTTCCAATACCTTCGTGGCATCTGACACTGGTTGGTACGATCCGCTGGCACAAACCTTCCTGATTCAATCGACGGATGGCGCGTTCCTCACCGAAGTTGACCTGTTCTTCCAATCGAAGGACGCCAACATTCCGGTGCAGATCGAGATTCGTCAAGTGGTCAATGGCTATCCGGGTTCAACGGTGCTGCCGTTCTCCCATACGGTTCTGACGCCTAACCAAGTGAATGTGTCGGAAGATGGTTCGGTTGCGACGACCTTCAAGTTTGCATCCCCGGTGTACGTCAATGACGCGACCTCGTATGCACTGGTGGTGATGTCGGATTCGAATAATTACAACCTCTGGATCAGTCAGCTTGGCGACAAGATGGTGAATTCGGATCGCTTCATTTCCGAACAACCGTATGCCGGTGTGCTGTTCAAGTCGCAGAATGCTTCGACGTGGACTGCTGACCAGACCCAAGACATGAAGTTCACGATTCGTCGTGCCAAGTTCGTGACGGGTCAGTACGGTGAAGCTGAATTCGTGAATGACCAAGTGACGCTGGATACATTGCCTACGCTGTGCTTCCAGACGGTGACGGGTTCGAAGGTTGTGCGTGTGTTCCATGCTAACCACGGTCTGCCGGTCGGTTCTACGGTGGTGATCGCGGGTGTGACGGCGGCAGTCAACGGTATCCCGGCTGCAAACTTCAATGGTTCGTTCGTGATCGCCAATGTGGATTTCGATTCGTACACCATCACAGTTGCAACGGCGGCTACGTTGACGGGCTATGCGGGTAACGCTGGAATCACGGCGGCTGGTAACTACAGCTTTGACCAGATTCAACCGGTGGTGCAGCAACAGACGTTCACTGGCACGACTTCATCGTGGTTCGTCAAGACGACTACGGGTATGTCCCCGGAAGGTGCAGAAACACCGTACCTGCTGGATAGCGCCTACAGTGCGGTCGCGGTGAATGACAACAATGTGTTGGGTCATACGTGTCTGGTTGCAAGCGTGGCGAACCAATCGGCCTCGGCATTGCATGGTTCGAAGTCTCTGTTCCTGAAAGGCCGTCTGTATACGACGAACGATGCAGTTTCCCCGTTCATCGATATGCACCGACTGTCGGCAATTCTGGTCCGTAACCGCGTCAATGCACCGACTGCGGCTAACGTGAACGTGGCGGGTCTGGATGATCGCGTGGTGGTTTCGGCTAACACCAACGTGGCATTCGGTACGAACACGATTACGACGACTGATGCGGCAACCAAGGCGCTGTTCAAGACTGTGGCCGTGGGCCATGTGCTGAACGTAGCGGGTTCGGTATCCGCGAACAATGGCGATGCAATCGTGACGGCAGTGGCGGCGGATGGTTCGTCCATCACCCTTGCTGATACGTTCACGGTGACGGCGGCTGGTGCAAGCATCACGCTGACCTCTCGCGAAATGTTCGTGGACGAGATTGCACCGATCAACAGCACGACGATTTCGAAGTATGTGTCCAAGAAGGTCAACTTCGCGAACACTTCAACGTATCTGCGTGTGCAGTTGGCGGCATCGGTTCCGGCAGTTGGCAAGCTTCTGGTGTACTACAAGGTCAACCCGGCTGGTAGTGCGCTGGACTTTGACACTGTGCCGTACACGTTGCTGAACCCGGATGCGTCTATCCCGGTGTCATCGAACGGATCGTTCTCGGACGTGACGTTCTCGCTCTCGGGTCTGTCGGCATTCGATGCGGTTCAAGTGAAGCTGGTGATGCAATCCACGGATACATCACAAGTGCCGATGGTCAAGGACTTGCGAATTATTGCGTGCGCCTGATCTTGCAGTTGTCGAAGTGATGCCTAAACATGATTGCCCCTTTGCCGGTCTTACCACAATGCGGGCATTCATGAGTTACGGAAAGGTTATGGGTTCCGGCCTGTAACCTTTCTTTGTTTCTCTGTGAGGCAAACTTCGATCCAATTTCACCTTGGAAGTGATGTACACCACGGCTTACCCGTTCTCGTACATGCTTCGCTGCGTCGGCGGTTTGGAAGTAATGTTCGCCACGTTCAATTAGTGCAGCTTGAATCTCACTGAAATGGATGGAACCGGCCTCACCCTCATGGTGGTGCTGGATTCCTGCTGCACGCCTATCTTCGTGAATCTTCTTTGAATGCTTGGAACCACGCTCGCCTTGGAACGGATGGATACCCAATTCAACCTGTTTGCGGTTCGATAGGCTCATTACCTCAGGGTCAATACCTTCACCGCCACGGCTTAGATTGTAGCCCTTGTCTTTACCATCAAGGACACAGCAATCGTATTGTTTGATGAACTGTTTCTCGAACTCACCAAGTTCTTCTGGCTTGAATACCACGAAGATAACTTGAAAGTCGAAGTTGTCGATCCCGTACTTTCGGATTGCCGCATGTAACGGGGTATTCGCACCTTTGGCTGCATCGTTGATGTGCTGGCGTCGTCTGGTATTGGGCCGCTGGATCGTCTTTCCGATGTAGACCTTGCCGTTCAGGGTGTTTTCAAGCTTGTAGATGGTCGGATAAATAGACATGTTTATCTTTAGTTGTTTGTGTATTTGAATATTTATCGAAACACAATCTTTCAGAAACGTTTCATCGCATGTGCTTATCATATCATGTACGGATGCAAATTATGTGGGAAGGTGAACATACCTATGGATCATAGGTGTGACGACCCAAACGAGAAACCCCAATACGTCTCTATCACCTTTGATAGTCAAGAGACACGAATACCAAAACGCGAACAGGTGAATATGCTCGAAGCACATCAAAGATGGGCCAACCTGTTCGGAATATCGTGAGGCAACAATGGAAAATTTCATCAAAGTCGCCGGTCACGATGGCCTTGTTCGCGACCGTGCGAGTGGGGCTATCGTGAATACTGATCGGGCGGGCTATCAAGCCTACATCCAACAACGCGACGCACTGATGCGCCGTCAGCAACAGATTGACGAGAATACTCAGGACATCAAACGACTGAGTGACGATATGACGGAAATTAAGCAGATGCTTAAACTGTTACTGAACAAATAGGAGTACGAATGAAGTTTGCATTCCATAAAGCAAAAGATACGCTGTTCGCGAAGTTGTGTAGCTGGAAGATGGAAGGACCGTACACGCACGTTGAGGCGTGCTTTGGTCCCGATCCGGTCAACCCCAAGCTGACGGTGTGTGGTTCCTCGAAATTCACTGATGGCGGTGTACGTCTTAAATCACTGGACCTGTCAGATGCCACGGCATGGGACATCATCGATGTTCCGGGTATTGATGAAGAAAAGGCGCTGCAATGGTTCAAGGATCATGCGGGACAACCGTATGACACTCGCGGCCTGATCCAATTCATTACGTGGTTCCCGGTTGGTCACAATCCGAAGGGCTGGTTCTGTGACGAAGCGTGTCTCACGGCTATCGGTATGGAACAGGCTTACCGCTTTGATCCGAACGGTATGGCCTCGATCCTCGAATTCTTGAAGGGCTATCAGGCCGGAACCCTGAATGCTGCAATCGCAGTGGTCAAGGCCGGTGAACTGGATAGCGTGGCAAAACCGGTGAACCCGATTGATGCAATCCAAGCAGAAGTCAACAAGGTGCTTCCGGCTGTCGAGCAAGTCGCTCACACGGTTCAATTGGCGGCTCCTGTACTGGCAATCATTCCGGGTGCTGCGCCGGTTGTAGCGGTCGTAGAAGGCGTTGCAACGGCAGTTGATAAGGTGGTGGATGCTGCACCCCAGATCAATGCCACTGTGGACGCATTGCAAGCCCTGAAAGCGAAGTAACCCTCGGCCCGCCTAGTGCGGGCTTTTTCATTGGTGTCAACTAAATAGTAGAAGCACTGTCACTTACATACAACGGGATTACTCATGGCACGTCCAAATTCATTTGACACACTTTCGACTTACTGCTTGCAGGAACTTGGCGCACCGGTCATCCAGATTCACGTTGCGCCGGAACAGATTCAGAACCGTATCGAAGATGCGTTCGACTTCTTTCATGAATTCCACGGTGATGCCATTCAGGATACCTACCTGAAACATCAGGTGACGCAGGATGACATCGACAACGGGTGGATTCCAGTGGGCGATGGTGTGACGGCAGTGCTTAACGTGTTCCCTATCGCGGGCAGTGCTAACACCAATAGTCAGTTCTCGGCCTCATATCAGATCAAGGTCAATGACATCTATTCGCTGCAATCGTCCAGTGGATCATTGGCAACCGGTGGTCTGGCCTACTACGAATCCGTCAAGCAATACCTGAACATGATGGATGGTGTCCTGATTGGTCAGCAACAGTTCCGCTTCAATCCAAAGGTCGGCAAACTGTTCATCGATATGGACTGGAATGAGAACGTCAATGTGGGCGACTACATTCTGGTCGAATGCACGGCAGTCGTGGATGAAGAAACGTACACGGCGATCTACAACGACCGGATGCTAAAGAAGCTGGCCGTCGCCTATGTCAAGAAGCAATGGGGTAGCAACATGAAGCTGCACGGCAATATCGTGCTGCCCGGTGGTATCACAATTCAGGGCCAACAGATTTACGATGAAGCGATGGTTGAAATCGAGAAGATCGAAGACCAGATTCGCGACACGTATCAAGCGCCGCCAATGTTCCTCGTAGGTTGAACCATGAAGTCATTCAAACAGTTTATTGCGGAATCCGAACAACATCCGATGATCGATGTGGATGGTGTCCAGAAGCATCGCAACAATAGTGAGGGACGACCGATCCATCCGACTGACGAAGGTATCCGCAACTTCCATCGCTGGTTTGGTGACAGTAAGGCCGTCGATCAACACGGACGGCCACAGGTGATGTACCACGCGTCCACATATGGTGACATCCACAAGTTCAATACACACGAAGGCGTGTTCGGTAAAGCTGGTTACGGTTCATATTTCAGTAACCAACACGGTGCCAACATGTTCGCTGAATACGGTCAGAACTTCCAAGCGAATCGTAGTTGGGCTGGTGAAGAAAAGAAAGTGAATGTGACTCCGGTGTATTTGAAGATGAACAATCCGCACTATGCAGACCACGTTGATGATCTTCGGCCCGGTATTCATCTTCATGCCAATCAGACCTTCGGACAAGGCGCACAGTACCAGAAGAACAAACCGAATCCAGTTGGCCCACTGGAAGCTAAGGGTCATGATGGCATCATCACATCCGAAACCACAGCCAAGAAGGTGCATAAGACCCAAGGGTTGAAGATTCTTGATAGGGACGACCCCAAGGCGACACGGTTCCCGGTCCATGTCGTGTTCCATCCGCATCAGGTGAAGTCCGCAGTCGGCAACAACGGCAAATTCAGTTCGGATTCCGAACACATCCACGAACAGGTGAAGTAATGGCAGTAAACAACTATTTTCAAGCGGGTATCCCGGAAGCCTACGGCAATACCCAAGACCTGATCGAAAGCCTCACCATTGAAGCCATCCAGATCGGCGGAATGAATGTGTACTACATTCCCCGCACCATTCTGGTAGAGGACATCAATCCGGTGCTGACAGAAGATGTGCTGGCGTCCTATGAACATGCGTTCCAGATTGAAGCCTATTTGGAGAACGCCACTGGCTTCGAAGGTGATGGCGCAATGCTGTCGAAGTTTGGCATTGAAATTTCGGATTCCTGCACATTTGTGATGTCGCGTCGTCGCTGGACAGAGGAAGTCGGTTCCAAGGGTGTGACACGTCTACCCCGTCCGATTGAAGGCGACATCATCTTCTTGCCCCTGACCAAATCGTACTTCGAAATCAAGAAGGTCAATGCACAGAACCCGTTCTACCAGTTGGGGAAGCTGTACACCTATCGTCTGGAATGTGAACTGTTCAACTTCTCGCACGAACAATTCGAGACTGGCGTTGAAGAAGTGGACGAACTGGCAATGGAAATCAACCTGCACGACTTGGACCCCGGTTCACAGAATGATGTGTTCGATGCCAAGAAGTCGGACACACTGGACTTCGATGAATCGAATCCGTTCGGAGACATTCAGTAATGCTTTCTAGTTCACCTTTCTACAATCGCACCACTGAGAAGGCCATCATTGCATTCGGCAACCTGTTCAAGAATGTCTACATCGAACGGTGCAAACAAGATGGCACGGTGGAAAAGACGATTCAGGTTCCGGTGTCATATGGTCCCAAAGAGAAGTTTCTGGCACGCGAGCAACAGCAACCGAACATCGACTTCTCGACCGAAGAACTGACGCTGCCCCGTCTGGCCTTTGAAATCACTGGTTTCCAACCGGATGCCAGTCGGCGCATGAACCCGATGCAGCAGCGCAAGGCGGTCGTCAATGGACAGACCAACAGTGTGTTCAATCCGGCCCCTTGGAACCTCAATGTCAGCCTGTATGCCATTGCCAAGTACCAGACGGACGCATTGCAGATGTTCGAACAGATCATCCCGATGTTCAATCCGTCCTACATCGTCACGATGAAGTCGCTCCCGGAACTGAACCTGACGGACGATGTGCCGATCATTCTGGACACGGTGCAGCATGAGGACACCTATGACCAGAAGTTCGAACAGCGGCGCATTGTGACCTTCACGTTCAACTTCACGATCCAGATGAACTACTACGGTGGTGTGGACAAGAACCGTGCAGTCATCAAGCAGACCGAAGTCGAAATGGTTGGTGGTACTACCGATCCTTCATTGGGACTGCCCGCACTGGAAGTAATCAAGAATACGGTGTCGCCATTGTCGTCCAATGTGACTGACAGTTGGACGACCATTACAGAGATTGATGGATTCAAATAATCATGGAAACGGCAGATAAGATGGTCAATGCGTTCAACACATTGGACGCGACCTTTGGCGTGGAAGGCGAGACGGTTCCCATTGTCCGGGAACCTCGCGAACTGACAGTGGTTCCGGTGGTGGAAGATCGGCCTGTCAATACAGACGATCAGGACAACGATATTGCGATTGCACGCGAGACGTACCATCGACTGATGTCCAAGGCAGAAGATGCACTGGATGATGTGATGACGCTGGCCCGCCAGTCGGAACATCCGCGTGCCTTTGAAGTCGCTGGTCAGATGATCGACAAGGTGACGAACTTGGCCGACAAGCTGCTGGACCTGCACAAGAAGGTCAAGGAAATCAATACGGTCAAGGAATCGCCGCGTGAAGCTGCCCTCAATGGCGGCAATGCTATTGGCGGTGCATCGGCGGTCGTATTCACTGGCACTCCTGCACAAATCCTCGAAGCCTTGAAACAGAAGCGCGAGCTTAAAGACGTAACGGACGTATAACAATGGTAGCGAAACTTATCCTTCGTGACCACGTTCGGGGGAATAAGAAAATTCGCCCTGACGGTTGGACACATCCCTATACCGAATGGGAACTGGAAGAATTCGAGAAGTGCAAGAACGATCCGATCTACTTCATCCGCAACTATGTGAAGATCATTTCTCTGGATGCTGGTCTGGTCAAGTTCAATTGCTTCGAATTCCAAGAGAAGTACATCAAGATGCTTCTGGGACACCGGAAGACCATCTGTAAGCTGTTCCGTCAGGGCGGTAAGACGACCTGTACGGCTGCGGCAATCTGTTGGTACATCATCTTCTCGGATACGCCTCAGAACGTCGCTGTGCTGGCACACAAGGCTTCTGGTGCGCGGGAAATCTTGTCCCGTATCAAACTGATGTACGAAGAACTGCCGCCGTTCCTGCAACATGCAGTCAAGGAATGGAACAAGGGTTCAATCTGGTTGAGCAATGGTTCCAAGGTCACGGCTGCTGCTACCAGTGCGTCGGCTGCGCGGGGCGGTTCTATTAACTGGCTGTACCTCGATGAGTACGCCTTCGTTGGCGCAAACATCGCGGATGAATTCTTCGCCTCTGTGTTCCCTACGTTGTCATCGGGTAAGACGACGAAGATTTCAATTACCAGTACTCCGATTGGTTACAACCACTTCTGGAAGATTTGGGACGAAGCAGAGAAGAAGCAGAACGGCTTCGAAACCTTCACGGCGAACTATTGGGAACGTCCGGGTTATGACGACGATTGGGCCAAGGATCAGAAACGGGTTCTGGGACAGTTGAAGTTCAATCAGGAAATCTTGATGCACTTCTTGGGTTCGAGTAACACCCTCGTTGCGGGTGAATACATCGCCAAGATGACTGCGGTCGATCCTGAGTACTCCAAAGACGGTTTGGACATCCTGCACAAGCCTGAGAAGGGTCATACCTACGTCTGTATTGCAGATACGTCGCGGGGCGTTGAGAACGATAGTTCGGTGGTATCCATCATCGACATCACTCAGACACCGTACCGGCTGTGTGGCAAGTACCGGTCCAATACGATCCATCCGATGCTATTCCCCTCAGTGGTCCATAAGATCGCCAAGGACTACAACGATGCGTTCGTGCTGGTCGAAATCAATGACAACGGTCAATCGACATCCGACACGTTGCTACATGAAATCGAATACGAGAACTTGCTGTGGATTTCCAAGGGCAAGAGTGGTCAAACGGTGTCCTCGGGATTCGGCGGCGGTGTGTCGCAGTCGGGCGTTCGGACGGACAAGCTGGTGAAGCGGGTTGGATGTTCGACCCTGAAAACGTTGGTGGAAGAAAACAACCTGTTGATCTATGACCGGACGTTTATTCAGGAACTCTCAACATTCACTGAAATCAAGGGAAGCTTCAAGGCCGACTTGGGCTACCACGATGACTGCGTGATGACCTTGGTGCTGTTCGCATGGCTGACGACGCAACCCTACTTCAAGGAACTGACGAACGTCAATCTGCGCACGACGATCTATCAGGAACGCATTGAAGCCATCCAGAACCAGTTGACACCGTTCGGATACAGCAACGGCATTGACGACAATCAGCCTCAGTACGTGGTCGAAGATCGCGATGCGTGGCTGGTCGATGACGCGGAATATCAGAAGGGATGGTTGGCCGAAAACGTCCTCGGAATGCCTGAATGGGGCGGGTTTCACGGTCGGTAACACTTGACTTTCTCAAAACCCCGTTTTAGCTAAATAGTTCTGTCAAACAAAAGCTACAGAGTGGTGTGCCTAGTGTTTGGCACATCCAACAAATTTCATTTAGGAGTAACTAACAATGTTTATGCTCTCTCCCGGCGTCAATGTGCAGGAATATGACGCGACCAACATCGTCCCGGCAGTCGCGACGACTGCGGGCGGTTTCGCGGGGACGTTCCAGTGGGGTCCGGTTGAACACATTTACACGGTCGATAGCGAAACGACTCTTGTCAGTGTTTTCGGTAAGCCGAACCTGAATACCGCTGTCTCGTTCTTCACGGCGGCAAACTTCCTCGCCTATGGTAACAATCTTCAAGTGGTCCGTGTGGTTGGTGAAACTGCTAAGAACGCAGTCGCTTCCGGTTCCGCTGTCCTGATTAAGAACGAAGAAGTCTATTCCTCGGAATTCACCAACGGCCAAAATAATGTTGGCTTCGTTGCTGCGAAGTATCCGGGTGTCCTCGGTAATGCGATCAAGGTGTCGATTGCCGATAGCAAGACCTACTCACAAGTCCTCGTTGGTTCGGTTTCTGTCACGAACAACAGCGGTATCGTGGTTGGTACGGGTACGACTTTCCGCGCGTCTGTTGTGCCGGGTACGCGTCTCTATACGACTGACGGCAAGCTGATTGGTCAAGTGGCATCGGTCACGACCGACACTTCCCTGTCGCTGACGGCGAACTCGCTGCAAACCGTGTCGAGCGTTCCGGTGCGTGCTGATTGGGAATACAAGTCGCAGTTCTCTGGCGCTCCGAACACTTCGGACTACGCAGCGAATGTGTCGGCAGTGAACGACGAAGTTCACATCGTTGTGATCGATTCGACGGGTATCTTCACTGGTACGCCGAACACGGTCCTCGAATCGTATGCCTTCGCATCGGTTGCATCAGACGCCAAGAAGGACGATGGTTCGACCAACTTCTACAAGTCGCTCCTGAACAACGCTTCGCAGTACGTGTGGTGGATGGATCATCCGGTTGACGGTACGAATTGGGGCGGCATCGCTGCTGGTACTACGTTCGCCCAACTGAACGCTCCGCAAACCGCAACCCTGACGGGTGGTGTGTCGGATGACGTGCTGACGGACGCAAACGCAACGGCTGGCTACTCGATGTTCGAGAACGCCGAAGTGGTTGACGTGTCGCTGATCCCGGTTGGTGGTGCATCGCCTACGGTTGCTGAGTATGTGATCGACAACATCGCGAATCGCCGTCTGGACTGCGTTGCTTTCGTGTCGCCTACGCTTGACGCTGTGCTGAACAACAAGGGTTCTGAGGCTGACGACATCATCAACCAACGTGGTGCGCTGCCTTCGACTTCGTATGCAATGATGGATTCGGGCTGGAAGTACCAGTACGACCGCTACAACGACGTGTATCGCTGGATTCCGTTGAACGGTGACATTGCTGGCCTGTGTGCTCGCACCGACCAGACGAACGATCCGTGGTGGTCCCCGGCTGGTTTCAACCGTGGTCAGATCAAGAACGTGACGAAGCTGGCGTACTCGCCGGGTCAGACGGATCGCGACAAGCTGTATCCGCAAGGTATCAACCCGGTTGTGACGTTCAAGGGCCAAGGCACGGTGCTGTATGGCGACAAGACGCTTCTCTCGAAGCCTTCGTCGTTTGACCGCATCAACGTTCGTCGTCTGTTCATCACGCTTGAAAAGGCGATTGCAACGGCTTCGAAGTACCAACTGTTCGAATTCAACGATCCGTTCACCCGCGCTCAGTTCAAGTCGTTTGTTGAACCGTACCTGCGTGATGTGCAAGGTCGTCGTGGTATCAGTGACTTCTTGGTTGTCTGTGACGACACGAACAACACGGCGCAAGTCATCGATGGCAACCGATTCCGCGCTGCTATCTACATCAAGCCCGCACGTAGCATCAACTTTATCGAACTGCAATTCGTTAGCACGCCTACCGGTGCGCAGTTCTCCGAAGTGGTCGGTATCGCTGGCTAATCATGATCGTCTCCCCTCTCGTCAGCATCAACGCGAAGGGTGAGACGGTCAAGAAACCTATCCATGTCCGGGACTTGAAGAAAAGTTCCGGCATGAGAGTGGAATGTTGGTGTGAGAAGTGCGAAGGATTCTTCACGCGAGAATATAGGCGACAAACCTTCGAGTACTGTAATCCATGTACTCGCGGGTTTATCAACGGCGGAAAGAAGTTTCCTGAATGGTGTGGCGAGAACAATGGCAGATGGAAGCCGAACAAATCTGCTTGGTATAGGTATCGCTACAATGTTCACCAAATCTCTAAACAACAAAATCTTGCTGTTCTCGAAAACTTCGATAAGCCAAGAACTCTTTGTGGGGTTGAAGGCGGGTATCAACTCGACCACATAATCCCGATCCGCTATGGGTTCGACAATGGAATTCCAGAAGAAGTCATTGGACACATTGACAATCTTCAAATCATCCCTTGGAAAGAGAACAACTCCAAGCGGGACAAGCTAAATATTCAATAATTTTCCCTTTTGGAGAAATGCTGTGAGCGATACCGTTTATTTTAATGTAGATCAGTTCAAGTCGCAACTGGCTGGTGGTGGCGCTCGCCCGAACCAGTTCTTTGTGCAACTGACGTTCCCGACATCTGTAACTCTTGGTGCTCTGGCTATTCAATCGTCTCCGTTCCTTGTGACGGCTGCGACTATGCCGGGTTCCTACGTCAACGAAACCGTTGTTCAATATCGTGGCCGTGCTGTGAAGCTGGCTGGCGAACGTACCTTCCAAGACTGGTCGTGCGTGGTCCTGAACGACAACAACTTCACTATCCGTAACGCGCTGGAAGATTGGTCGAACAAGATGAACGACCTTCAAAACAACAGCGGCGAACTTAGCCCGTCTAAGTATACGGCGGATATGTTGGTTACTCAGTTGAACCGTAACAACCAACCGCTGAAAACATATCAAATCCGTTCTGCATGGCCGACTGCTGTTTCCGAAGTCAACCTCGACTTTGGCGCGAATGACACGATTTCGACGTTCAATGTGACGTTCGCATATCAGGACTTCAAGACGACTATGACGCCGCTGGCAGGACTCGTTACTGGTGGTTAATTAAATGGAAATCTTCGGTTTCAATATAGGTGGGAAGGGAAAGAAGCTTCAACAGCAAGTTGAACAGAAGCTTCCTTCTTTTGCTGCGCCGGTTGACGACGATGGTGCTGCTACCGTATCCAATTCGGTAGGTCACTATGGCACATTCCTCGACCTCGATGGTGCTGCTAAGACTGAATCTGAACTGATTTCGCGGTATCGCGAGACAGCGAAGTATCCTGACTGCGATACTGCAATCGAAGAAGTCTGTTCAGAAGCAATCGCCACTGAGGACGATGAAGAAGTCGTCAAGCTGAATCTGGATGACGTGGAACTGTCCAAGAACGTGAAGAACATCATCGAAGAAGAATTCGATGAAATTCTGAACCTCTTGGACTTCGATAGCCGTGCTCATGACATCTTCCGTCGCTACTACGTGGACGGTCGGATGTACTACCACAAGCTGTTCGACCAAAAGAACCCGTCTGCTGGTATTCAAGAACTGCGCTACATCGATCCCCGCAAGATCAAGAAGGTTCGTGAAGTTGAGAAGCAGAAGGACGAGAAATCGGGTGTGGACATCTACACCAAGGTTCTCGAATACTTTGTGTTCTCTGATAACGGCTTCGCGAGAACACAGGGCTACACTGCCCCAAACAATACTGCTGCTGGTGTGAAGATCGCACCGGAAGCAATCGCATACGTTACGTCCGGTCTGATCGACTTGGATCGTAACTTGGTTGTTGGTCACTTGGATAAGGCCATCAAGCCGACGAACATGCTTCGTATGGCAGAAGATGCCATGCTGATCTATCGTTATTCGCGCGCTCCGCAACGACGCGTGTTCTACGTTGATACGGGCAACCTTCCGACCGCCAAGGCTGAACAGTATTTGAAGTCGGTGATGGATCGCTTCAAGACGAAGATTGTCTACGATGCTTCGTCTGGCGAGATTCGTGATGATCGCAAGCACATGTCGATGATGGAAGATTTTTGGCTTCCGCGTCGTGAAGGTGGTAACGGTACTCAGGTTGATACCCTTGATGGTGCGCAGAACCAAGGCGCTGTCGAAGAAGTCAACTACTGGCAAAACAAGCTGTACAACGCCCTGAATGTGCCGTCATCGCGTCTGCAAGGCGGCAACCCGCTGAACTTCGGTCGTCAGATGGAGATTTCACGCGACGAATTGAAGTTTGCCAAGTTCATCGCTCGTCTGCGTCGCAAGTTCACCGAACTGTTCGATGACTTGCTCAAAACGCAACTGATCCTCAAAGGTATCTGTCTCCCGGAAGATTGGGATTCAATCATCAAGCCGAAGATCAAGTATGTGTTCGCATCCGACATCTATTGGGCGGAAGCAAAAGAGATTGAGAACCTTCGTAATCGTGTAGAAATCCTGACTGAACTTGATCCGTATATCGGCGTGTACTACTCGAAACAGTATGTCCGTCGCAACATCCTGAAACTTTCGGATGACGAGATTGAACAGATTCAGAAGGAAATCGAAACTGAACGTGAAGAAATGGCTGCTGATGCGGAATTCAAGGGTCAACTGGCCGCTGCACAGGAAATGCCAACGATTCAAGGTCAAGCCGATGTTCAGATGGACAGTGAAATGCAGATGATGAAGGCACAAACTGCCCTCATGCCGCCTCAACCGGCTGCATCATCCAAGAAAAAGTAACCAACTCCCGATCAGGGTAAATATTCTGATCGGGACTACTAAGGATCAAACATGAATACGGAAGAAATTATCGCTCTGGGCGAATCAAACGGCTACTCGGGTGAATTCACGACTGTCAATGAAATCACCGGATACCATCAGCACGGCGATGATGTCATTGCAACGAGCGGTAGTGGCTGGAAAGTTGGCACTAAGAAAGGTGCTGATGGTCGCTATGACCATGATTCGGCTGCGCACTTCGATGACCTCGAATCGGCCAAGAAGTTTATCGATGGCGGCAAGAAAGGATCGTATAAGAATCACAAGGGCGAAACCTGCACCAATGAATCGGTTGTTCAGGAATCGTTTATTGACCTGATGCTGTCGGATAAGGTTGCTGCCGAAGCGCGGTTCCGCCAAATGATGTCAGAGAAGGTTCAAGCTGCACTCGGCGCACGGCGCATCGAGATTGCACAAACCCTCTACTCTCGCGTTAAAGGTGCGTAATGGACTTCGCCCAATTCCGCGCACAGAATGCGGCGCAAGCGCCCGCTAAGAAAGATGATAAGTGCTGCGATCCGGCGAATTCCGAAGTCAATGCAACCCCGGAAGCTGAGAAGGAACACCAGAACAAAGCCCTGCTGAAAATGAAGGGTGATACGGTCTGGATTCCCAAGCTTCCGAAGGTTCCGGGACTGAGTGAAGCTAAGACGCATCACAAGGTAAGAATTCACTTCGGCAGTGGCAAGTCGGAAATCCGTATGGTGGATGATGAAGAACTTGGCGCATTGCGTCGGTCGGGTCACATCACCAAGGTATTCAACCTCGCTGAAATGAAGCAAGGTGTTGAGTATGCCTACGATGTTCCCGCATTGTTCGAAGAAGCTTGTGCTATGCAAGACAAGCACACGGTTCACTACAAGCACAAAGACGGTAGCACTGCCTACATGATGACTCACAAGTACAAAGACCCGTCACTTGGCGAAGATCACTACGTCCACTTCTCGAAGGGCCGTGGTGCGGTCTACTCGAATGACGAAGGTAAGGCCAAGGGTCTGCGTCTGTTGAAGCGTCTCGGCTACAAAGCAAAGGAATAATCCATGACTGCACTCGTTCAAACAGTACTCAAAAATACCCATACAGAGGCAGTCGTGAAGATTACCGGTACGGGTACGGCGACTATCGCGTTGGCGTCGCTGGCGCTGGCGGATGAAACGTATACGGCGGCACAAGCCAACGTCACGATCCGCAAGGCATACGTCTCTGCCCCACCGACACAAGCGACGAAGGTCACTCGCAATTCGGTTGACGTGCTTCAATTGTTTGGCACTACTACCGTTTATGACGAAGGCTACGTTGTTGGCGATCAAGCTTCAAAAGACATCACGGTGACGACTGCTGGTGATGGAACTGTCATCCTCTCGCTGCGTAAGACTGGTGGTTTCGACTTCCCGTACCGCGCAGAAGTCCTCACAAATGGTGCATAAGTATGAAGCTGATTACTGAACTGTACGACGATGTTGAACATGTGCTTGAAGAAGGCACTGGCGACAAGAAAGACCTGTATATCAAGGGTATTTTCGCGCAAGCCAACATCGTCAACCGCAACAAGCGGAACTATCCGAAAGCACACATGGAATCGGCTATTCGCGAATACGTCGAAAACTATGTGAATAAGAATGCTGCCCTTGGCGAACTTAATCACCCGCAACGGATGCAAGTTGATCCTGAACGGGCCTGTATGTTGATTAAGGAAATGTATTGGGATGGCAACAACGTGATCGGCAAGGCGAAGGTTCTGTCCGAAGGCGTTGGACGTGTTGTGCGTGGCCTGATTCTTGATGGCGTGCGCGTTGGTGTTTCTACTCGCGGCGGTGCTTCTGTGTCTCTGCGTGAAGGCATTACATATGTTGGCCCTGACCTTCGATTCTCTGCTGTTGACGTGGTGACTGATCCTAGTGGTCCTGATTGCTTCGTGAACGGCATCATGGAAGGTGTCGAGTGGATTTGTGAGTCAGGTGTCTGGCGTATGGAAACCATCGAACAAGCCCGCGACAAGATCATTGAGACTCCCGCTGCGAAGATTCCCCAAATGACTATCGAAGTCTGGGAAAGCTTCCTCGGAAAGCTTCAACACATCAAGTAATCTCAAAAATTTGCTTTTACTAAATAATATGTAATTGGTAAAAGCCTTACCCAAAGGATACAGAATGTCACTCGAAAAGAAGATCAACAAGCTGTTGGCCGAACGTGCCACGCTTCCGATCAGCAACATGGATAACGGCGACAAAGCCCCGATCCCCGCTGGTTCCTCACAAAAAGCTGAGTACAGCGAACTGTCGAAAGACATCAAGGGCGATGAAGCTGCTGCACCGGTCGCACCGGCAGAAGCACAAGCGGCCCTCGCGTTGAAGGGCGACCCGACAAAGGTCACGACGCAAGCGCAAGATGATGCACTCGAAGGTACGGACATCGCTGCACTGTTCGCAGGTATGGAACTGGCAGAAGGTTTCGCTGAGAAGGCAACCGGCCTGTTCGAAGCTGCTGTTGTGGCGCGTGTAAATAGTGAAGTGGATAAGGCAGTTGCAAAGCTGACCGAAGCCCATGAAGCTGAACTCACCGCGACCAAGGCGAAGCTGTCGGAAGATGTCGATGCCTACCTGTCGTATGTTGTCGAATCGTGGATGAAGGAAAACCAACTGTCGGTTGACGCTGGTCTGCGTACCGAAGTTGCTGAATCGTTCATCGCTGGTCTGAAAGACCTGTTCGTTGAGAACTACATCGAAGTCCCGGAAGACAAGGTTCAAGTCGTTGAATCGCTTTCGCAGGAAGTCGAAGTCACCAAATCGCGTCTGAATGAAGAAATCGAGAAGTCGATTGCTCTGTCAGACAAGATCGTTAAACTCGAAAAGCAAGCCGTGCTGGAACAAGCTTCGAAGTCCCTGACTGTTACGGATTCCGAACGTCTGTCCCGTCTGGTCGAAGGCGTAGAGTTTGACAATAAAGAAGCCTTTGCAGAGAAGGTTGCAGTCATCAAGGAAGCCCACTTCAAGGTGCAACCGAAAAAGTCTGCTGAGACGCTTCTGGCAGAGCAAGCCGGTCAAGGTAACGAAACGAAGGAAGTGTCCCCGCAAGTTTCGCGTTACGTGTCCGCTCTCAATCGTAATTCCAAGTTTTAATACATTCTGAAAATATCTGTTTGTATAAATAACTAGGTAAAGCTTAAAATCCATCTTAGGAGTACTAATGTTTAATCTCTCTGAATCAGTCAGCGCGAAGTGGAACCCGGTGCTGGACGCAGAAGGCGTTGCCCCGATCCGTGATGCACACAAGCGTGCTGTTGTCACGAAGCTGCTGGAAAACCAAGAACAGGACATGCTCAAAGAGCGCCAAGCCCTGTTTGAAGATGCACCTACCAACAACATCGGCGCTGGTTCCGATTCGAACGGTATTGCTAAGTTCGACCCGATCCTGATTTCGCTGGTCCGTCGCGCTATGCCGCAACTGATGGCGTATGACGTTTGTGGCGTGCAACCGATGTCGGGTCCGACTGGCCTGATCTTCGCGATGCGTTCGAACTACGGCACTGACCGTAACATGGCGACGCGTAACGAAGCGTTCATCAACGACGCAAACAGCGCATTCTCGGGCGGCGGTTCGCAAGCTGGTACGAACCCGGCTGTTCTGAATGACGCAACGCCGGGTACGTACACACGCGGTACGGGTATCTCGACGGGTCAAGCAGAAGCCCTCGGTACGCAAGGCGGCGGCACGTTCGGTGAAATGAACTTCACCATCGAAAAGACGACTGTCACGGCGAAGTCGCGTGCTCTGAAAGCTGAGTACACCATCGAACTCGCACAAGACTTGAAGGCTGTCCACGGTCTTGACGCAGAAGGCGAACTCTCGAACATCCTTTCGCAAGAAATCATGTTCGAACTGAACCGTGAAGTCATCCGCACGATCTACACGGTGGCGAAGAAGGGTTCGCTGACGACCACGACTCCGGGCGTGTTTGACCTTGACGTTGACGCGAATGGCCGTTGGTCGGTGGAACGCTTCAAGGGTCTTCTGTTCCAAATGGAACGTGATGCGAACGTGATCGCGCAAGACACCCGCCGTGGTAAGGGTAACTTCATCATCTGTTCCGCTGACGTTGCTTCGGCACTGGCGATGGCAGGTGTTCTCGATACCGGTCGTGCTCTGCAAGGCCAAGACGCTCTGCAAGTTGATGACACTGGCAACACGTTTGCTGGCGTGCTCAACGGCAAGTTGAAGGTCTACATCGACCCGTATTCGGCAAACCTCGGCGCAAGCGAGCAGTTCTATGTCGTTGGCTACAAGGGCGCGAATGCTTACGATGCTGGTCTGTTCTACGCACCGTACATCCCGCTGCAAATGATGCGCGCTGTTGATCCGCAGTCCTTCCAACCGAAGATTGCGTTCAAGACACGTTACGGCATGATCGCTAACCCGTTCGTGACTGGCGTTGATGGCCGTACCCCGGACGCTGACGCGTTCACGGCTGGTCGCAACCAGTACTACCGCCGTTCGTCGGTGCTGAACCTGATGTAATTTGTCGGAGTCCTTCGGGACTCCTGATGAAGTACCAAGTTCCAGAACAAGAACATTAGCTGTACCTTTCAGACCTCGCTTCGGCGGGGTCTTTTTATTTGTGCTTCCTAAATAGTTGACCACAACTATACCCTGTCGGATCATGGCTGATAATTCAAGCGCCTCATACAACCGTCCACAGTTGGGTATCAAGCCCCAACACTTCTATTTCAATGTCCCGATGCTGCCGGATGTCACGTTCTCCGTGCAGTCGGCAGTCGTCCCGTCCGTCACTCTGGGCGTTGCTGGTTACGACAACCCGATGCAGGAAGTGAACCTTCCGGGTGAGAAGTTGAAGTACGAATCGCTGCGCATGACGCTGATGATGGACGAAGAATTCCGCACCTACACGCAGCTTTACGGGTGGATGCGTGACCTCGCCTTCCCCGACAACAGACCGGACCTTGCATCCAAGGCATGGTTGAAGAACATGCGCCCGCCGCTGTACGACGACCCGCTGATGCCGATGACGGACTGCAACCTGATGGTCAACGATAGCAACAACAACCCTATCGTCTCGTTCACCTTCCGCTTCGCCTTCCCAATCTACATCGGGGAACTGCAATTCGACACGACAGAGGATGGCGAACCGTTCATGAAATACGATGTCGAATTTGCCTACACCTATTTCACGGTTGACACTCCTTGACACTCCTTGACACTCCTTGACACGAATTCCCAGACGTGTTAGAATGCGTGTGTAACTTGTGGAATAAGTCTAATGAAACTCAGTGAAGTCCAAGAAGAATGGGAAGCCGATTCACGGATCAATCGAACCGACCTCGGGAATGAATCGCTCCGCACCCCGATGCTGCACAGCAAGTACCTGAACAAGCTGTCGAACGTCAAGCTGCTGGTCCGCAAGGCCGAAGCTGACTATCTGACGATGCGTAAGGACAAGTACCGATATTTCAAGGGCGAACTGACCCGGCAAGAACTGGCTGACCGTGGCTGGCATCAGTACCAAGGTCGGGTTCCCCTGAAAAGCGAAATGGAAGAATACCTGACGACTGACGGAGACATGATCCGCCTGACGGACAAGTTGGAATTCCTCAAAACCGTTCAGTTCACTCTCGAACAAATCATGAAGGCCATCGGTCAGCGTGGTTGGGACATCAAATCTGCGATTGAGTGGGAAAAGATGCAGAACGGCATCGTCTAAGTGTGTGGTACGCAACATAGCAAAACCCTAGCAAGTCTTTGATTTGTCTAGGGTTTTTGTTTTTATGGATTAAATCAAGTCCGGTTTTCCGTGAAAGTAGTTGACTTCGAGTAGTCGGTTTGTTACAGTTGTCAACAAGGTAGCCAGATGGCTAAACCACTGAAACGGAGATTGATTCATGGCAACGACCCCACAACAAAACAATACACCGGCAACAACCGGGAAGAACACGGTGATGCGCCCCCTGAACATCGTTACGCGTTCGGTTGGCGGCAACACCAAACAGGCCGGTCAACCGGCCATCACGATCAAGAAGCGTGCGAAGCGTCAGCTTTCACAGGCTGCTATCGCCAAGCAACTCGCACAGGCTGAACAGGCCCAGAAGCGGGCAGACAATGCGGCACGACGCAAACGTGAGGCCGAAGAAGCCGAACGCAAGGCGCTTGCCGCCGCAGAAGCGAATCGTCAGGAAGCTGAACGTCTCGAACGTGAGGCACAGGAAGCGGAACTGCGTGCGCAACGTGAAGCGGAAGAACAAGAGGCCATCCGTCAGGATTCGGTTTCGAAGCCGTCCACGGTTCATGCGGTCCCGATGACACCCGACATTGAAGTGACCTTGAAGCGAATCAAGCGTGATTTCGAGACGTTCTTCAAGGACATCGAAGGTAAGTACGGGTATCACTTCCAGTGGTCCAACACGGATACGGTCAGCGGCGAACCGACACTGGTCAAGCGTGGCTTCGTGGCGATCCGCATTCGTGGTGATGTCCCGACAGAGAAGCGGGCAATCGCGACGCCTACGACCGATCTGGCCGCACAGCGAAGCGAATTGCGGTTCATGAAGTTCCACAAAGACCTCGGCCTGAACCCCGGTCTGCTGAACAAGGAAGTGCGTATCAAGGATGACAACAATACGTACATCTTCTCCGGTCTGCGCGGCAAGGCAAACTCGATTGTCCTGAAACGTAAGGATAACGGGGACTTGTTCCTTGTGCCGAACGAGGACTTCAAGAAGATACTTGATAAGCACGCTATCTGACGGTATTCTTCTGACCGTGGATTGGTCCTGATCCGGTCCACGTCCCAGAAGGAAGTTGTTGGCCTAACGGCGTGATAGTTCCCCTGTCACGCCGTATTTTTTTGGATTCTAAATATTGACATATTCCTCGGAGTGCGCTATGCAAACCTTCAAGCAATTCCTCAAAGAACAAGAAATCGATCCCAAGAACGGTTGCATTGGCCCCGATGGTGTCCCATGTCTCTATACCAATTGGGACCGTGCTATCGGTCCTGATGGCGTCCCCACTGCCCTGATTGACTGGTCCGATGCTCGCGCCCGCAAGCGCCGCGTACAGGAAGGCAAACATGGCGATCATATCGACCACTGGACGGAACATCACGACAACGACCACATCGGCGGATCGGTGCGTGCTGTCCATGAACATCTGGCAGATGCCGACAGTTCTGGTCGTGGTGACGTTGAAGCCGTCAGGCACTACACCCGCGATTCGAAGTGGCTGAACGAAGGTCTATACGACGCCCACAAGACCGGCGCAAAGGTTCCCTACGAACTCGGCGGTCACTCTGTTCTGGCGCTCGATAAGGCCATGAAGAAGAACAAGCTGGCGAAGCCCCTGAACGTCTACAGCGGCGTGCGTGTGAATCCCGGAAAGCTGGCAGAGCAACACCCAGAAGGCCATCTGCACCTTCCCGCGTTCGTCTCTACGTCCATCGACAAGGACGAAGCCCGCACGTTCGCAGAACACGGCTATGGAAGCTACGGTAAGGATCAACACATCATCCACTTCCATGTCCCGGCTGGTCATGAAGGGAAGTACGTCGATCATCACAGCGCAAACTCGGGCGAACGTGAATTCATTCTCCCGCGTGGGACGACATGGAAGATTCACCCGAAGCCGGATAGCTACGAAAACAACGATGGTGAAACACATACCCACATTTGGCACGCACATCCAACTAACGTATAATGAAGTCGTTCAAACAATTCATCTTTGAATCCGTCGATCATGGTGTGGTCGATGGGATTCCTTGTGCCGTCATCTTGAAGCCCGAACACCTATCAGAAGAAGTACATCGCATGGCGAAGTGGGCGCTCGATGCTTCGGACAACTCACATCTTGGTGGTACGAAGAAGTCGCAAGGCGATTCGCTTGCATGGTCACATCCTATCAGCCCGGATGATCGCAAGCATCTGTACCGCTACACCAAGTCAAGCAACACGCTGAATAGCGATCTGTACCGCCGTCACATGGAGAACGATCCGGTCAAGCATCCGGCCACGGTTCCGACCAAGGTCAGCGGTGAACACCATGACGTTGCGGCGCTCGATAAGGCCGTCCATCAGCCGTTGAAGCAAGACGTACACGTTCATAGCGGCGTGCGCTTCAACCCCGGCAGACTGGCTAGAAATCATCCAGAAGGCCATATCCATCTGCCCGCCTATACGTCTACATCACTGGACCGTCAGGTTGCGAACCAGTTCTCGGACTCGGGTCATATCCTGCACATCCATTTGAAGGCTGGCGACAAGGCGCGATACGTTGGTGCTGATTCGCACTACCCGCATGAGAAGGAAGTTCTTCTGCCGCGTCACACGACGATCAAGGTTCATCCCGAACCCGATGTTGTTCAAGGTGAAGGTGGAACCAAGGTCCACGTCTGGCACGCACATGTTGTCCATCAGGCGCACCCAGATGAAATCAAGCCGCAAGGTAAGGCGAAGAAGGTCAAGCCCCGCTCCCTCGATACCACGGTGACAGACGTGTAATAAATAAAGCCCGCAATTGCGGGCTTTTTCGTTTACGACTTCGGTTTCAGTGCGTTGCGTTCATGGTAGGTCATCGGCTTCTTGTTCTTCCCGCCTCGCGTCTTGGACGGGTGTTCGTGCTGGTGCGAGAACTGATCGATGTAAAGCTGGCGGGCCGCGTCAGACAGGAATACATCGAGTCTACGAGTCCCGCCACAAACCTTGCACTTCAATTCCGTATCACTGGCGACTTCAACGTGCGATGGATGGTCAAACATGTTCTTCGTTCAGATGGAACAGTTCCTTGACGTAGCGGTTTTCGAGTGACGGCTGAATGAACTCAATCCAGTCTGCCGGAAGGTCGCCCAAGCCGAATACAAGGGCTGCAATGCCCCCGACGACGCACGCGTTGGTGTCGGTATCCCCGCCGTACAGAATCGCCCTGCTGACCGCTTCCGCGTAGCTGTTGCTGTTCTGGATACAGTCCTTGACGATGTTCAACGTGTCGATGACGTAACCCGATCCGAAGTCCAGTTGGTACGGGTCAGGCATCCAGTCGAGAATCTTCCCGACCATGCCCCACAGAAGGCCGAAGTCGTTCTTCGTGAACGTCTTGCCCGCGTTGTTCTGGTCCGCGATCATGCGGGCGAGCAACACATAGAACTGACAGGACTTCACGCAATCCTGACTGTTGTGCGTGATGATCGACTGCTGAAACGCCATGCGGATCATGTCATGACTGTCATCGCAGATGAAGGCCACAGGCAGTACACGCATCAGCGAACCATTGCCAGAAGCGCGTTCTTCGTGAATGCGGACCTCACCCTTGCGGCGGTAATACGAAAGTTGCGTCGCGGTCTGCATTCCTTCATCGAAAAGCTTCCCGCTGACCCAATACTTGCCCTTCTCCCATGCGAGAAGGTCAGCATAAAACGCAGTCGCGTCGTGCGTGTCCTTTTCGAAGTTCGCATTGACACAAAGCTGCTGACTGAAATCGTCTGAATAAACACCCAACGGAACCCCGTAGGTCTTGTAATCCGTGTCGATCTGGGTCGGATAGTCCACGTAATGCTTGTTGATTGCGTGGTCCTGTTTGAACTCATGCGGGACTCCAAGGGCGTCGCCAAGCATTGCGCCAAACATGGCGGTTTGTTTCTGGTCTAGTGTCGAAAAATCGATCATGTTTGTTTCTCCATGACTAAGTATGGGTACAGCATAACACAAGTACCATACGAATGTCCAGTCCTGTTGATATACAAATTGTTCCCAAGAATGCGAATTACTGTAGAGTGATCTGCAACCTTGACATCGCGCGTGAACTGTCTAGCCATTTCAGCTTCGAAGTGCCGGGTGCAAAGTTCTCGCCTCTGTATCGGTCTGGACAGTGGGATGGCCGCACCAAGCTGTTCAACCTGATGACGCGGGAAATCTATGTCGGTCTGATCCCCTACATCTTCCAGTACGCCAAGGAAGCCGGTTATAGCGTCTCTGACGATGCCTCACTACCTGATACCGAGACTATCACGTTCGACGTGATCGAGCGGTTCATGAAGGCGCTGAACGTCCAAAGTCGCGGTGAACCCATCGAAGTCCGCGACTACCAGATTGAAGCCATTGTAACCGCTTTGCGCTCGAACCGTCGCCTTCTGTTGTCCCCTACTTCCAGCGGCAAGTCCCTGATTATCTATGGAATCGTCCGGTGGTACGCCCTTCAAAAGAAGAAGTTCCTGCTACTGGTCCCTAACAAGAGTCTGGTTGCACAGCTTTTCAAGGATTTCGAGGATTATAGCTCGGCAAACGGTTGGGATGTAGAGAAAAATTGTCACATGATCTATGGCGGTCAGGAGAAGCAGTCCCCGAAGCCCATCATCATTTCGACGTGGCAATCGCTCTACAAGATCGGTAAGGGCGCTCCCAAGTCCGGGAAGTTGGAATCGGGCGTACCGGCCAACTACTTCGAACAGTTCGACGTGGTAATTGGTGACGAAGCGCACCTGTTCAAGTCCGCGTCAATCGTCGGCATCATGACCCGTTGCACAAAGGCGACGAAGCGAATCGGTACGACCGGAACACTTGACGGCAGCGAAACAAACAAGTTGGTACTCGAAGGTCTGTTCGGTTCTGTGTGTCGCGTAATCACGACACGCGAACTGATGGAGTCGGGACAGGTTGCCGATTTGAGTATCAAAGTGTTACAGTTGGAATATGCAGACGAAATCAGGCAGCTTGTCTCTGGCAAAAAGGTAAAACTGACCTATGACCAAGAGATGGAGTACTTGACGACATCGAAAAAGCGTAATAAATTCATCGCCAACCTAGCGGTGTCGCAAAAACGAAACACGTTGGTCCTGTTCCAGTTCGTAGAACACGGTAAATCTTTATATGATATGATCCGTGAACAGTGTGGAAATGACCGAAAGGTGTTCTTCGTTTCAGGCGACACCGAACTGAATGATCGGGAAGATATACGTGAGGCGGCAGAAGCAAACGATGGTGTAGTAATCATTGCTTCCTACGGAGTATTTTCGACCGGCGTCAACGTTCGGAACATACACAGCGTTATATTTGCGTCACCAAGTAAGAGTCGAGTGCGTAACCTGCAATCTATCGGGAGAGGATTGAGACTAGGCAAGGGAAAGTCGTCGTGTGTGCTGTACGACATCGGAGACAACCTTTCTTGGAAGAAACGAAGCAACTACACCCTGCTACATATGATTGAAAGATTGAAAATTTACGCCGAAGAAAAGCTGGCGTACAAGATCATTGCAGTACCACTCGGAACCTGACGCAACATGAGCAACCAAGAATTTGTCGCAGAACAATACGAAGTAGAAGCGGAAGAAGTACAAGAACAGGCGTTCAATCAGGGAATCTTCACGCGGGCCATCCGGTTCAAGGGTGGCGAAGAAATCGTGTGCGGCGTCCATGCGGATGACTTCGACTGGACGGTGAAGAAGTTCATCGTCATCCATCAGCCGATGGTGCTCGATGCAGCAACGAAGAAGATGAAGCCGTGGTCGGACATTTCGGATGACTTCTCGATGGAGATTTCGACCGATCTGGTGCGCACGATGTACGAAGTCAAGCATCGCTATTCGGTCCAGTGGTCCGATGCCGCTGCTGAACAGTACTTCGCACATCTGCGTGAACGTCTGGAAGATGACTCGATCAGTGACGAAGAACGTACCGACATCGAGCAAGAATTGCTGATGGCATCGGATGGTTCAGAAGAAGAAGAATCGGTTCTCGAAGTGCCGGGACTGTTCAATCACGTTCCTGTCTCGAAAACCTTGCACTAAATAGACTAGTGCTCGCGAAGCGACCCGGCCTTGTGCCGGGTTTTTACGTTAACAATTGTTAATCATTTGTTCGCCTAGCGGCGACTTCGCTTCGCTCAGATAACCGGTTTTGTTTTTCACTAGTAACCGACTAGTAAGTTAACAGTTTTTAAACAGCGAAACCCGAAACAGCATTATACCAATGGTGGGGATTTCTGTCAAGTAGTATTTCCATCTGCACTACCTACACTGTAGCCCAAACACGACAGTTCGATTCGAATTGACATGTTTGGGCTTTTGCTTTATAATGTTGCAAACAATGTGAGAAGTACACTACATCATGAGGAACCCCTGCACTATGACATGACCCAAGACGACTACACCATTGACCAGAACCAAGCTGGTCCCTTTGACCATATTGAAGTCCCCGAAGCCTTCGATGAACCCACCAAGAAGGTCCACTACGTTGACAACGACGAAATGTTGGCTGCGTGGATGGCCTATCAGGAAGATCGGAAGAAAGCTGCCGCCGAAGGCCGCGATGATCCGGTTGTCCCCCGATACCTTGCTGAGTGCATCCTGAAAATCTGCCATCGCACGGCGTACAAGTACAACTTCATCAACTACTCGTACCGCGATGAAATGGTCAGTGATGCTATCGAGAACTGCTTGCGCGGTATCAACACCTTCAACCCGGCCACTTCCAAGTACATCTTCTCCTACTACACCACTGCTGCGTGGAACGCGTTCATTCGTCGCATCCAACGTGAAGAAAACCAGTCGGCTATCAAGGGTAAGATCATCTGTGAACTGGACGTGGATTCGATTGTGCGTCAGGAACACGACAACGGCGAGTACCAGACAAACTATGTCGAGTACATGAAGCAAGCCCAAGACTACCGAGAAGCCCACGAAGAACGTAAGAAGAAGTCGGCATTGAGCGAGAAGCCGACCCCGATTCACGAAAACGCACTTATTTTTGACGACGAATGATTGACATTCTTGACGAGGAACAGATTCAGGTCATGGTTGACTTGGAAACCCTGTCCCTCGAACCCCATGCCGCTATCGTGTCCATCGGCGCAACGAAGTTCACGATCAAAGACGGTATCCACGAAACCTTCACGGTGAACGTGGACCCGATGGACGGCAAGCAACTTGGCCTTCATCTGGACGCCGAAACCATCGAGTGGTGGAAGAAGCAACCGAAGGAAATCTCCGATCTGTGGAAGGTCTATCCGCTACCCGTTAAAGAGGCCATGACGCGCTTCGCCAACTGGTTCGGTGGTAGGCGTCTACCGATCTGGGCGAACAGCCCTAGCGCCGATTGCGTGTGGTTGAAAGAGTCCATGAAGGTCACGAACACGCCCTGTCCTTGGCACTATCGAGACGAATGCGATTACCGTACCTTCTCGAAGGTGTTCATCGTGGACTTCGAGTGGGGCGACAAAGCACACAGTTCGCTAGATGACGCGATCAACCAGACAAACCATCTTTTGAAGATGATGAAAACATGAGTAACGAAACGTACCACTTCATCGCAAGCAACGTCGAACCGCTGGTCATCATACCGAACGTTGAGCATGGTGACGATGTAGCAGTCCTGAAATTCTCGAACGCCATGCGTGAGAAGCTTGCCAAGTCACGCGAAGCTGGCCGTGGTGGTTGGGAAGACCCGAAGCAATGCAGCACGATGTATCTGCGATTCCTTCTGGAATCCGAAATGGAAAAGCCGGTCATCGATCTGGTTGATGTTGCCAACTACTGCATGATGTTGCATCAACGTGGCGTGCAGTTCCTTGACAACACCTACTATGAGCAAGATTGATACACGACGCCTAGAGACGCTTCGACTTGAAGAAGAAGCGATCATGGCAGTGAAGAAGTTCGGTCTACGTGTTGATGCTGACATGTACAAAGTGAAGCTGCTGGTGGATACGTTCTACCAACAGCAACTACAAATTGAAGAAGCACTAAGAGAACTAGAACGTGAAGATCAAGAATGAAGATGTCCTGACCAGTGCGCATCTGCGCCGCATCGATACCATCTGGCAGATGGACATTGATGAAGTGTCGTCGCTGGTTGATGAACTGTGGCAGTACGTTCCGCCCGAAGGCGACCAAGATTCGATCCGTGGCTACTTCGGTGAAGAACTTGATGATGCCATTCTCGGACGCTACAACGAGATTCATGTTGAAGCTGAACGCAAGCTTAACAGCGAAGTCGATGTCGATGGCGTCACGTACAAGGTTGTTCAGTACTTCGACGTATATCACCTTGGTTGGGAAATGGACACCAAGGCTTGGGTCATCGAGAAGGACGATGGAATCGCACTGGTCCACACGAACCACGGCACGCCGTACATCGTTGAAGATGGTGTCGCATTCCTCAAAGCGAAGGTCGGTGAACTGAACGGCAACGTGAAGTCCATGAAATCCGCAATCTCAAATCTGGAACTCAATGGCTAAGGTAGCTTTGTTGGGCGATCAGCACTTCGGGTATGGTGATGGCCGTTTGGTCATGCACCAGTTCATGGAACGTGTCTATCGTGACTGGATGATCCCGCTGCTGATCGAGCGTGGTATCCGTCAGGTATTCCAGTTCGGTGACATCTACGACAAGCGCAAGGGTGTCGATTCGTACAGTGCTACGGAATCCAAACGATACTTCTTCGAACCGCTTGCCGAAGCCGGTATCCAGTTCATCGGACTGATCGGCAACCATGATGCGTTCTTCACCAACAGTATCGAAGTGAATAGCCCTGACCTTCTGTTGCAGGACTATCGACACGTTGAACTGATCCAGAACCCGGTGAAGGTCAAGATCGGTACGGCCATAGTTGACATCGTGCCTTGGATCGCGCGTGACAACGAACAGCAAATCGCCAACTTCATCGCAGAGTCGGAATCGGACTATCTGTTCGGTCACTTCGAAATCGAAGGCTTCGCGATGTACAAGGGTGTCGAAGCGCAGCATGGTATGAATCGGGACTTCTTCAAGAAGTATAAGAAGGTGTTCTCAGGCCACTACCACACGCGCAGTGACGATGGAAACATCATGTACGTGGGAACCCCTCACGAACTGAACTGGAACGACTACGACGATCCACGCGGCATCCATATCTTTGATAGCGAGACGGGCGAACTGGAATTCATCCCCTGCCCCTTCACGTTGCACACGATGCTTGTGTATGACGAAGATACGGTCAACGTCAAGAAGCTTCCTGACATCGAGAACAAGTACGTCAAGCTGGTGGTCGATAAGCGCACGGACTTCAAGAAGTTCGATAAGTACGTTACTGCACTCAACGCGCTTGGTCCGCTGGACTTGAAGATCATTGAGGACTTCTCGCAGTTCAACGATGTCGAAGTGACGGTCGATGCAAAGGGCTTGAACGATACGCCTACCCTGCTTCGCAACTATGTTGACGAGACGGACACTGACTTGGACAAGGAACGCTTGAAGCGCGAACTGAACCAACTGTACCTCGAAGCGCAGGAAGTCGAATGAAGCTGATCGTTGCGGGTAGCCGGTCGATTCAGGATCGGACCTTCGTGTTCCACGAACTGAATCAACGCAAGGAAGCGATTGACGAAGTTGTGTCGGGTATGGCACTGGAATGGCTGTGGGACAAAGACCCACTGGCTGGCGGGCCTGACAGATACGGCTTCGAGTGGGCGAAGGAAAATGGGATACCAGTCGCGCCGTTTCCGGCTGACTGGTCTAAGGGAAAGGCCGCTGGAATGAAACGGAACGCTGAAATGGCTGACTATGCCGATGCAGCGTTCGTTTTCTGGGACGGGGAATCTACGGGGTCCGTTGATATGGTCAAGCAGATGAAGAAGCGTGGTAAGTCTGTTGTTGTGATGCGGCAAGGTGGTCTGTACTTCTGACTAGGGCGTAGTAGCACCTGTACCCCTTGGCTTGTTTGACACGACCCTTTGCTACTTGACACATATTGGCTTTGTTGAGTCCATGCGTCTTACAGAAGTCACTAAGGTTGGTGATGATTTCTTCTTTTCCGCATGGATGAACGATGCGCCACGTCATAGCGGTCTTGTCTCGCGATTCTTTCGGGCGCGTAGTCCCGATCTTCGCAGCGGCAAGTGCGGCGCGATGTTCATCTGACTTTGGACCGCTAAGTTTGGCCTTGTGTTCGTCTGAGAACGGACCCTTGGCCCTCTACCCTTCAATGCGGTTGAGATTCGCTTCTTGACCGCCTCGGTTACTGGCTTGGCACGCCGGAATCGACGCTTACCTTCCTGAACAACATGTTCATTGAGAAGTAATTCGTTGTCCCAATTATCGCGGATAAGCTGCTGTTCGAAATCGTAGGCATCGTCGCCTTCCCAGAATTCGGCAAGGATGAACCAATCGAAATTTTCGAATCCCATCTCCGATATTACTTTGGATGAAGTTTTATATACGTTTGGTAGATCGAGATGTGAAGGGATTCCCTTCGAGAGATACACCTTCTTTCCATATCGAGAACCAAAATAGAATTGCTTGGTGACGCGATGGACAAGAAGATAGACGTAGGGCATCACCCTACCCGATGGATAAATAGACATGCTGGCATTCCTCGTAAATGTTAGAGAAGGTGGGACGGCAATCCGCGACCTTCATATATATTTAGTGGAACGCATTCTTTCATAATGATTACATTCAAACAGGTTCGATATAAGAACCTTCTTGCTACTGGTTCCCCGTTCACTGTCATTCAACTTGATGCGGCAGGAACAACGCTTCTAACTGGTAAGAATGGGAGTGGGAAATCCACCTTCATCGAAGCCATCACATTTGCCTTATACAACAAGGCATTCCGAAAGATCGTCAAGCCCGATCTTCTCAACACAATCAACCACAAAGAGTGCCTTGTCGAACTTGACTTCCACATCGGCACGAAGAAGTACACTGTGAGTCGCGGCATCAAGCCCGCAGTGTTCGAAATCCTTATCAACGGCGAACCGTATCAGACGAAGCCGGGTTTGGATGACCAGAAATACCTAGAAGATGTCGTGCTTGGTATGAACTACAAAACGTTCGTCCAGACCGTCATCATCGGCAAGGCAACCTATACGCCGTTCATGCAACTGACGACCCCGCAACGACGCGACATCGTTGAGGACTTGTTGGACATCCGCGTGTACGGCACGATGGTTGACTTGCTGAAAAAGAAACTGAATGACAGCAAACAACGCATCAAAGACATCGAAGGCGAAATCGCCATCGCAACGAATAAGGTTGACGTTCAGAAAGCTTACGTCAAGACTCTACATGATGACCGTTCGAAGAAGGTTGCAGAAGCACGGTCCCAGATGGACACCGCACAGGCAACCATCGATCAAGCCATTCAGAGCATCAACAGCCTAACGGAACAACGTGAAGCACTGGAAGCTAAGGTCGAAGATTCCGACGCGACTACGGAGCGTTTGGCGAAGCTGAAACCGCTTTGCACCAAGCTGGTAGAGAACGTCCAACGGCTGCGCGAAGAAGTCACCTTCTTTGAGAACCATGACGACTGCCCGGTGTGCAAGCAAGGCATCGATGAAGCATTCAAGACATCGGCCATCGAAGAACGCAACACCAAGGTCTTTCAGATGAAGGACGGTGGCGCGAAGCTGCGCGAACAGATTGAAGCCACGCAAGAACGTCTCGATGAAATCACCAAGATCAACGCAGAGATTCGCAAGCTGGATCGCGACATCGGCAACCTACAACAGAGCATCATGCTTGAACAGCGCACTATCTCGCGCCTGAGTGCATCAATCACTGAGGACGAAGGTGCGACCGGCAACATCGAAGAAGAACAAGAGAAGCTTCGGCAAGCCGCACAGACAGTGCTTGAACTGACGGACAAGAAGAACGTCGCGCTGGAAGATAAGCACTATCTGGATGCACAGGCGATCATGCTGAAAGACACCGGCATCAAGGCCAACGTCATCAAGCAGTATGTGCCGGTGATGAATAAGCTTATCAACGAATACCTGTTGGAACTGGACTTCTTCGCGTCGTTCAATATCGATGAAAACTTCGATGAAGTGATTCGGTCCAGAGCGCGTGACGAATTGAAGTACGAGTCCTACAGCGAAGGCGAGAAGTTGAAGATCGATATGTCGCTGCTGTTCACATGGGTCCGCATCGCCCGGATGAAGAACACCGTAGCAACCAACCTGCTGATCTTTGATGAAGTGACGGACGCCGGTCTGGATACGGATTCGTCGGGACACATTGTTGGCATTCTGAAAGAATTGTCCAAGACCGCCAACGTGTTCGTTATCTCGCATCACCCGGACCTGTATGCCGATAAATTTGACCGACACTTGAAGTTTGCGAAGGTCAACAATTACTCAATCCTGCTAGATTGATGTTCGCTACCACACATAGCACAAAATTGGTACAAAACAAGTCTGATTTTCCTTGACAACACGTTTGGGCGTTTGATAGAGTTCATTCATCGAGTCGGGGCCGGAACAAAACGGACCCCGCCGCACCAGAAAAATAATGATGAGTGAGGAACTAGATTATGCCGAAGGGAGTAGCTAAGACGGGTCTGCGTATGACCAAGCAACGACTCGCAGCATTCGAAGCGACGAATCCAGAAGTCGCCCAAGCGTATCGCGAAGCACAAGCCAGAAAGAACCCGTTGACGCTGGTTCAACTTCACGCCGATTCACTGGCCGAACAGTTGATCCCGGTGGAAAGAACAGAAGAAGAAATCGAAGAAAGGTTGAACGATCTGTTCGAAGCAATGGACATCATGGCAGAGGCTACGGCGCACGGTATGAATCGTTCCTTGATTATCAGCGGTCCCGCTGGTATCGGCAAGACCTACGGTGTCGAGAAGGTTCTTGATGCTCTGGGCGATGACAAGCGGATCAAGAAGGTGTCTGGCTTCATGCGCCTGACTGGTCTGTACCGCATGTTCTACGAGAATCGCTTCGAAAACTGCACCATCGTGTTCGATGACTCGGATTCGATCTTCGCGGATGATGACAAGCTGAACATGTTGAAGAACGCGACGGACACCAAGGAAGTTCGCAAGATCACTTGGGGCGCGGAAACGTCGATGGAGACGGAGAACGGCGAAGCGATCCCGCGTGAATTTGTGTTCGAAGGTAACGTCATCTTCATCACGAACACCGACATGCAAGCCATCGTGGACCGTGGTGGACGTTCGGCAGAACACTACGAAGCCCTGATTTCCCGGTCGCACTATCTGGCCGTGTCGATGCCCGAGAAGATCGACTACATCGTGCGCATCAAGCAAGTCCTTCGCGGCGGGATGCTCCGTAACAAGGGCTTCTCGGCGGCAGAAGAAGCGATCATCGTCAACTTCATGGAAGATAACGCTGACCGACTTCGCGAACTGTCGCTGCGTATGGTCCTGAAACTGGCACAACTGGCGAAGATGTCCCCGAAGTGGGAACGCCTCGCATCTGCAACCTGCATGAAGTACTAATTAGGTTGCGTACAGCAAAACAACGAATCCCCAAGTTTGTTATTGACAGACTTGGGGATTTTGCTTTATAATGACGTTTATGTTGATTAGGGAGATTCGCACATGTATGACATTCTGGTGTTCCACGGCGACAAGCTGTACCAAGTGACGTTCAATGGCAAAACTGCCATCAGCGTTTACGTCAGAATTGACGGTCGATGGAAGTCGTGCGAACACTGGCGTCGGGTCTGGGACTTTTGTCAGGACACCACATCAAAGAAGGTTGCGGCAATCATCGCCCAAGCTGTTGCGAATCGGGATGCTAAGAAGCTGAACAAGAGAGAGTAGAGAAACTAGAGAATGTTTACGTCGCAAGAACTGCAACAAATGAAGTCGCTCCTGTCGGATAACGTCCGCGAACTGGAAGCGAAGCGTCTGCAACACAAGAGTCACATTGATTCGTGGGTCGCATACAAGAAGCCATACGTCGAGCGTGGCAACAAGCATGTGGTGGATGAATGTAATCTGTGCATCCGCAACCTCTACAGCGACATGAGCAAGGTCGAAAAGAAGATCGCGAAACTTGCCAACCTGCAACGTCGCATCAAAGAAGAAATGGTGGACCTGACCATCATCAATCGATACGAACAAGAGGAAGGTTGGAAAGCATCCTCGAACTACGAGGACGAGTTCGTTGAAGTGTTGCCGGAACATGATGGCACTGCATTCGAAGCGATCCATAGCGCCGCGTCTGATCTTCGCCTGATGTCGTCCAACGAAGGCTGGCAAGACAACAAGATGGAATCGTTCGCGACGACCGGATTCGCACAAGTGATGCCGCAACAACGCATCGACCTTCCGGGCCTTCCTGCTGGCGTCGAAGCGGTCCAACTGCCCTACATCATCACGAACACGTCGAACCCGGAACCTGTTGTCGTTGATCCTACCTCTAAGCCTTCAAATCCGAAGGACGCGATTGGGTCTGGCAAGCTTCCGATTCACCTGTGGCCGAACACGGCAACGGCGATGGGTTGTATCGGTTTCCTAAATGGGATGCTCAAATATGGGCGTCAGAACTTCCGGGCTATCGGTATCCGTGCATCGATCTACTACGACGCCGCCAAGCGCCATCTGGACGCATGGTTTGAGGGCGAAGAAGTCGATCCCGATGACAACGTGCCTCACTTGGCCGCTGCACTGGCCTGTATCGCGATCATCGTGGACGCAGAGGCCGCTGGCAAGCTGAATGATGACCGTGCCTACCCCGGTGGTTATCGTGCGCTTGTAGACCATCTGACGCCCCTTGTCGCGCAGTTGAAGCAGCATCATGAAAGCAAGACCCCGCATCACTACACGATCAAAGACGTAATTGTTGGTTGACAATCCCAAATCTGGTTGTTAGAATTACCTAAGTCCGGTCAATCCCGACCGGACACTTTGAGATACACACGAAATACCAAACATGCAAATCTCCGCAGCAACCCTCGCCGTACTGAAAAACTTCGCGCAAATCAACACGAACATTCTGGTCCGTGAAGGCCAAGAACTTCGCACGATCAGCACGATGAAAGACATCTTCGCGGTCGCCAAGGTCGAAGAAAACTTCCCGCAAGAATTCGCGATCTACGATCTGACTTCCCTTCTCGCGCTGCTGACGCTCAACGAGAACCAAGAAGTCGAGTTCGGTGAGAAGTCGTTGAAGATCGTGAAGGACCACGGCGAATTCGAATACTTCTACGCTGACCCGAGCATCATCGTGGCCCCGCCGAACAAGAACGTCACGGTCGATGAACATTTCGTGTTCAGCCTCACGAAAGAGGACTTGGTGACGATCATCAAGGCCGCTGCTATCGTCAGCGCACCGAGCATCAGCTTCACGTCCAAGGGCGGCAAAGTGACCCTGAGCGTGGGCGATCCCAAGACCCCGGCATCGAACAGCTACAAGAAGGTCGTGGGCGAATCGGAACACGAATTCAACGTGCAACTGGCAGTCGGCAACTTGAAGGTCATCCCGGACGCCTATGAAGTCGTGCTGTCGAAGAAGAAGTTCGTTCACTTCCGCAACGAAGAACGTGGTCTGCGCTACTGGCTGGCCGCTGAACCGGCATCCATCATCTAATGTCAGAACAGTTCATTGACGGTGCAGCTTGCCGTCTGTTTGATGGAACCATGAAGTGGTGGCACGGCGACAAGGCCGACCGCCCGACATGGGACAGCATCACCGAAGAAATGCGTGACGTATATCGCCAGTCGGCACGCGACCGTGAATTCTACGCGAGACAAAGTGAGCAACACTGAACAATTCCTCTGGACGGAGAAATATCGTCCGCAACGCATCGAAGATTGCGTTATCCCGCAATACCTGAAAGAGACGTTCCAAGAGTACGTCGCCAAGGAACAAATCCCGCACATGATTTTGTCGGGTGGTCCGGGCGTCGGTAAGACCACGGTTGCGAAGGCGCTGTGCAACGAACTGGACTGCGATTTCATCGTCATCAACGGTTCGAGTGAGAACGGTATCGACGTTCTGCGTACCAAGATCACGGCGTTCGCATCGTCGGTATCCCTGAACGGTAAGCCCAAGGTCGTCATCATTGACGAAGCCGATGGTCTGAATCCAAACAGCATTCAACCTGCACTACGCAACTTCCTCGAAGAATACTCGAAGAACTGCCGTTTCATCTTCACCTGTAACTTCGCCAACAAGATCATCAGTCCGCTGCACTCGCGTTGCACGGTCATCGAGTTCAAGCTGACGAAGGAAGATCGTCCGATGATGGCCGCGAAGTTCATGAAGCGTGTCCTCGGCATCCTCGAAGAAGAACAAGTAGAAGCAGATAAGAAAGTAGTCGCACAAGTCTTGTCGAAGCACTTCCCTGACTATCGTCGCGTTCTCAATGAACTGCAACGCTATGCCTCGAAGGGTTCGATTGATGAAGGCATCCTTGCCAACATCCAAGACACCGACATCAAGGAACTGATCGCGTCGTTGAAGGAAAAGAACTTCAAGACGATGCGCCAGTGGGTCATGAACAACCAAGACAACGATGTTCAACGCATCTATCGTCAGGTGTTCGATGCTCTGATGGACCTTGTGAACGAAGTGCCGCAGATGGTCCTTATCATCGCGGACTACTCGTACAAGTCGTATTTCGTAGCAGACCAGACGATCAATACGACCGCCTGTTTCACTGAACTGATGGCTTCACTCTCTTTCAAATAAAACATGACACTTACTCTCGGCACCCTCACCTTCGGCACCATCGTTATGTGGATCATCATTGGTCTACTGGCCCTGCTGTGCGCACGTTTCATCATCGCCGTTGGCCTGTATCTGTTCGGCTTCGTCATCGCGCTACTGGCTGCATTGGTCGCCATCCCGTTCATGCGACGCAGATAAGTATGATCGTCGCACTGCTGTTCCTCGCACCGGTCATCATCATCTACATCGGCACACATTAAAACAAACGTGGTTCATGTTGTATCGGATTCCCAAACATGGTATAATGTGAACTACATCGAAACGAAAACTGAGAACTACCTGTATGAGCAAGAAAGTCGCAAAGAAGAACCAGACGGAAGAAGATTCAATCTTCGCAGAAATCGAAGCAGACCTTCCCGAAGATACCAGTGAACTGATGTTTGACGGTCGCCGGTTCGAATCACACGGCGGTAGCCGTAGCTATCTGGACGATGATGGTCGGTAGGAAAAAGAAAGTAGAACCGGTAGAAGCAGTATCCCTTGCGGGCCTTCTGGGGATGGAAGAAACACCAGTCCTCGAACCGGTAGAAGAAGCCAAGGTGAAGAAGTTGTCGCCGTTCGATTTTATCGGCGCTATCACCTACAGCAAGGAACAGTTGATCGTTGATGACGAGACGGAAAAGCAGTACGTCCCTTTCATCGTGAATCGCGGTCTGGCAAATTCGATGGATACGGTCATCTGGGCGAACGAAATGAATTCGCGACCGCACATCGAGAAAGGCCAACAGTTTGCATTCCTCATGAAGTCGATTCCCAAGCGCAAGCGATACGACAAGTGGGCGAAGGCAGAAGAAATCGAGAATTTGCAACTGGTCATGGACTATTACGGGTTCAGCCGTGAGAAGGCAGAAGTCGCACTAAGTATCCTGCAACCCGAGCAATTGGAATACATCAGCAACAAGCGCAATAGAGGCGGCAAAGTCTAGCATGACCCTGAGCATTAACCTGAACACCAACGGCCACATCGAATACAGGCCGCTGGAAGTGACGTTGAAGAAGGAAGATGACTTCCTGAAAATCCGCGAAACCCTGACCCGTATCGGCGTCGCGGCAAAGAAAGAACAGAAGCTTTACCAGTCGTGCCACATCCTACACAAGCAAGGCAAGTACTACGTGGTGTCCTTCAAGGAACTGTTCGCGCTGGACGGCAAAGAGACGGAAATCACGGACAACGATCTGGAACGTCGCAACACCATTGCGAAGCTAATGCAAGACTGGAACCTGCTTCGTGTGGTCGATCAAAGCATCCTAAATAACCTTGCTCCGATGGCCCAAATCAAAGTCATCGCGCACAAAGACAAACACGAATGGACCCTCGAACCGAAGTACTCGATGCAGTCCACATACAAGAAGGCCGCATGAACGAAATCATCAAAGCTGACCAAGAAAGCCAAGGCGGTTTTCACGTCGAGAATCGCAACGGCAACATCGTGGTAGTCGATAACCTTGGCAACGTGGTAGCAACGTTGCAGAAGGGAAAGAAGCTTTCCTACGAAGCTGGCATCCAAGCCAAATTTCAACAGAAACGTCTTGACAAGATCAAGGCAAAGCAATCCAAGTAAACGAAAGGTAGATAAATGAGCGAAGTTCAAGCACAAGCAGTCGAAGCAGTCGAAGCACAAAAGATCGTCAACATCCTGAAACTGGCGTCGGGCGAAGAAGTCATCAGCGAAGTCGCAATCGAGAAGCTTGAAGGTGGCAACGAAATCGTCCATCTGGTCAACCCGTTCGCGATCATCCGTCAGTACGACCGCGAAACCGGCAACGTTGGCATCGGCATCGTTCCGCTGGCCGACCTGACGGCAAATGGTTCCGTGCAAATCAGCACGTCGCAAGTGGTCTACACTGGCCAACCGAACGAACAGTTCTTGAAGCACTACACCGAGAAGGTGAACCCGCCGCTGGTTCAAGTGGCAGAGAAGAAGCTGATCGTGCCGGGTGAAGGCGCGTAAGAAGTAACAGGTATTGACAAAGCCGGGAATGTTCTCTTGACATTCCCGGCTTTGTCGTTTATACTGGCCGGAAATCAACAGGAGAAATATAAGATGAAAATGACGACCGAACAGTACGAAGCCCTGAAAGCCGATGTCGATGCTGTTGCCCTGCACTGCCGACTGCTGCGCCGTGGCGATACCTCACTGGCAGTCATGTGGGCCATCCTGCACGAAATCAACGCTCAACGGTCCTACTCGGATGAACACCCGCGCTGGAAGGTCCGTGAACGCTTCCTGACCGCCACGCACGTTAACAAGAAGCACTGGCTGACCGACCTCTATGACGCGGGCCTGAACGATGTCCACATCAAGACGGCCCTCATGAAGATCGTGACCGAGTGGGGACGAATTCCCAAAGTTGAAAATAGTCATTGACACTCCCAGATTCGTTTGATAATATACACACATCGACAACAAACACGGAGCGACGAACATGGCAAAGATCAACTACCAAGCAAACGACGAACGCGGCGAACGCTTCCTGCTGATCCGTCTGGACAACGACCGTGGTAGCGATTACGCCCACATCAAGGTCCAAGTCGTGCGTGCGGCAGTCCGTGACAGTGTGGACCCCGAGACGGGTCGCAAGCAGTACAACGATGGCGAGAACGCAACGGGCTATCGCAACTGCAAGTGGTCCTCGGACAAGAACAACGCGCTGTACGTGGAAGATTTGTTCATCAATTCGCAAATCACCAAGCGCAGCATCAGCGGTGAATTCCCGGAAGAATTCAAGCCCTATGGCGTCGAACTGCGCTTCAAGCCGTTTGTTGTCGATGCCAGTAGCGCCCGCAAGATGGCCGACACGTTCGACAAGATCGGCAAGAAGCTGTCGCAGTATGACGAGGAATTCGGCTACTGCAACGACGATCTTCCGGCCTACATTCTGCGCGTCGCCAAGGCACTGAACATCAAGAAGTTCCTGACCGTGCCGAAGGAAGGTTCGCAGTGGTTGGATCGTGGCGAATACCGCGTCTGGAACGCCCCGGATGTCTCGTACATCGTGAGTTCCATGCTGGACGAAGTGAAGCCCGCCAAAGCCGAATGACAACGCAAAAACCAGTTCTGATCCTGTCGCCCTTTGAGTGGGCGGCAGTTGTCAACATGATAAAGAGGGGAATCGCTATGTTCGAACGCTACACCACGTATGACCGTTCGCTGGATGCACGAGACGCCAAGATCGCGAAGTGCAAGTCGCAACTGTCGCTGGCCTATGCGTCGCGTAACAAGGCCGAAGTGACCCGCCTGACGACGCAGTTGAAGCGTCTGGGATGGTCCCTGTGACGCAAGGAATGCTGCACAGTGACTTCGGCTACAGGTTCAAGATTGGTGACATCTTGGTTCACGTTGCCGACTGGCACGATGTCATCACGATCATGCAACGGTTCAACGATGTTGACTCAGACATCGACTACTACTGGATTCGTGACGAACGCGGAATACGGTCGATTCTGAAATCTTCCTACGTCGAACAAAACTACAAACCTGCACCGTAGCACAGAAACAACAAGTTTGTAGAAGAAGTAAAGAAAGTAGAAAACAACAACGAAATAACTTGACGACATACCCAAACTTGTGAGATAATGTCGTTATTGGTTGAACGGGGAATTGAATGAATCTGCTGCATGACTTGTACTTCCTGTCGTCGCTTGATCTGCACCGCGATGACGATACGTTCCTGACTAACTTCGACAAGAGCGAAGTGGTTCACTACCATCAAGCGATCACGCAGGACTTGATCGAGAACAATCCCAACTACTCGTTGGAAATCCGCAAGGATGCCTACGATGTGTATGGCAATCGTGTCTACGACTGCTATGCGCTGCATGTGGTCGGTGATCGTGTGCGCGATATGTCGAACTTCTGGAACATCTTCTGGAAGATGGGCAAAAGACGCGAAAGCGGCGGTGAAGGAATGAAGCCGACTGTGTACTACACGAAGGCCAACAGCCCTATCGTCTCTGGCGAACGTGTGTCGGTCGATCTGATCGAGCATTACCGTCTGGGTCAATCGAATGGTCATCGCGCCTTCACGTCACCGGTTGTCACGGTTGGTGAAGATGGCACGACATTCGAGACGAAGAATTCGATGTACGTTCTGCGCGAAGCGCCGGAACAGTATGAACCGATGTGGCATCCGGTATAAATACAGAGCATAGGCAGTTCGCGGGATTCTGCCAGTGATGTGATAACGACATCCGAATCAACATCCGCACCAGTGCCGGTTTAGCTCATCTGGTAGAGCACTTGACTTGTAATCAAGGGGTGGCGGGTTCGAGTCCTGCAACCGGCACCAAGAACAACTAGTGAAGTAGAAAACCCTAAAGGAAATAGCATGTCCCGTCAGTCGAAGCAAGCCAAGAACGCAGCACGCGCCAAGATGTTCGCAAACGGTGGTCCGAAGTCCACCACGCCGAAGCACGGTAAAGACCCCGCCAAGCGCATCTACACGGCCCGTAGCCGTTCGCTGGAAGCGTTCCAAGCCAAGGGTAAGGAAGCCCGCAAATCGGCTGGTAAGCCCGCTGCTGGCAAAGGCGGTCGCAAGTGAAGTCGGATGTCTCACAAGCAATAGAAGTCTTTCGTCCGATCACCGTGACGATCACCCTCGAAACGGCAAGGGAAGCCGACGCGTTCCGTATGTTGGTGGACAACTACGAATCGGTGTGTGAGGCAGTGACCCCGAGCATCGAGAAGGAAATGGCACTACGCAACATTCTGGTTCCGCTGAATGCGCGACTGGCGGCAAGTGGTCTGTTCACCGGACTGACGTACCTGTAACGAATCTTCACCCGTCGCACCGGCAACCCGCGTTCAAGCTAGAGGGCGGTAATTGTTTGTGGCAGTGATTTGTATGGAGAGGACGGTATCCATGCAGTCGAAACCCTGACCGATCTTAGTGGCGGATGGCGCGTCAAGCACAGGGAAATTTAAAGCCGGATTGGTTCTCCTTATCGGACCAAAGGTGTGCGTGATACTAGGCGGTAGTGATGTGCTAGTTCGCATACCTTCTGGCGGGATGGTAGAGCGGTTTATTACACCGGTCTTGAAAACCGGCGAAGGTGAAAGCCTTCCGTGAGTTCGAATCTCACTCCCGCCGCCAGAATTCAATGGGACTGGTGTCTGAGTGGTTTAAGGTGTGGGTCATTAGCGCGTCTGCGTGAGGACTCTAGTCGGTATGAATACCTTGGCTGTATTCCTCTATCGACCGCAGGTTCGAATCCTGCCCGGTCCCCCATTACATGGTCGCTGCATGGTTGCTTCATGATGATAATGGTTCACTCACAGGCGTCGTGAACTTCATCTACCGGTTCGATTCCGGTGCGATCACCAAGACAACTAAACTGAGTAGAAAACTAGATGCGAGTAGAACAAAACGAAGTGGTCCAGTTTCAACCGTTGACGGTTCATCTGGAAACGCAGCATGAAGTCGATACGTTCAAGCAGTTGGTTCAAATGGCGTATCAAGAATCGCATTCGGGTTCGGACATCGAAGCACTGGCCGAAAAGCTGCGTGACATGCTGGACAGTACCGGTGGTTGGCAATCTTCGTCGTACAACTGCTAAGGACACACGATGAAGTTTGAACGCGAGCAACCGAAGTTTCGTCCAATCACGCTGACCATTCAATCGGAATACGAACTGAATTTTCTGATAGATGCGTTGCAGATTGCGTCGGACAATACATCCATCGCTGATCTGGTGGCATCGTGTAATGCGATGGAAGCCGAACTTCAAAAGCTGAAATAAGTCTCAAAATCTTCGTTTGTATAAATAGAGAACCGAAATGAATTCGCGGGTTCCGATAGTCGGACGCAGGGTTCATATCCCTGTCTGGGAGAAGGAGCGTTACCTTCGCCCGCTACCAAACAAGTCTTGATGATCCGTTCAAGTGGGCCTTGTACTCCCACTTTCCTTTACACAGTCTCTAGGGATAATGGCAGGGAACGTAGGTCAAGACGGTACACGCTGCGACTCAGGTAGCGTCAAAACACTGAGGCCAATTCCGCGAAACCCGAGCAAGGTGCATGGGCTTGACTGTTAATCAATGGCTAGGTGAGTTCGATTCTCACACGCGGAGCCAAGTATTTTACGTTTGTCAGTATCGGGAAAACTGACATCAGCGGGTTGATAGTTTATACGGTAAAACCTTGGACTCCAAACCCAAAGAACAACGTTCAAGTCGTTGTCGGCCCGCCAAGTTTTTGATTCCTGTCCTACCCCAAGCAAGCTGATTGCCCTTGACGAATGTGGATAGGAGTCCTTTGGGACTGTAGCTGAGACGGTCGCAAGCGCCGGTTTGAAAAACCGGAGTACGTTGGTTCAACTCCAACCGGTCCCACCATGAATTTGATAACCATAAGTAAAAAGGCCAAACGGGGATTCACAATCCAACCACATAATTAGGTCTTTAGCAGTAATGCAGAATAGTAAGCTTTATGTTATAGCGGTAATGTCGAACCCTGTCCGATATGAAAGCCGCGAGCGGTTGTTCCATGAATTCGCATCACGCATGGAAGCAACGCCAAACGTACAGTTGATTCGAGTGGAACATGCCCTTGGTCGTCGTCCCCATGCCGTAACCGATCCGAAGTGTCCTTGGCACGTTCAGTTGCGTGGCGGTTCGGAGTACGAACTATGGATCAAAGAAGGCATGATTAACGCGGGTTTGAAGCATCTGTACAAGATGGACCCGAATTGGGAATACGTCGCATGGGTCGATGCAGACATCAGCTTCGATAATCCTGATTGGGCGCTGGAAACGATCCATGCCTTGCAGCACTACAGCGTGGTTCAACCGTGGTCGATGTCCTACGACATTGGTCCCGACAACAAGCAAGTGATTCATGCAGCATCTTCGTTTGGTCACGACTACGCAACGGGTACGAAGCGTCGTCCGTGGGCGATCTACGAAGAATCGTATCATCCGGGCTATGCTTGGGCGGCAACGCGCGAAGCAATCGATGGTCTGGGCGGTAAGCTGATCGAGTGGTGTCCTCTGGGCGCTGCTGACCATCACATGGCCCATGCCTTCACCGGCAACATCTGGGCTGCTGTACCTGACTTTGTTGGTTCATCATATCGTCGTCGTGCATCGCAGTTTCAATTGCTGTGTGACCGGTATGTAAAGCATAACTTCGGTTACGTCGATGGCGCGATCCGTCACTACTGGCATGGTCCGAAGCGCAAGCGTTACTACATCGAGCGCAACGACATCCTGAAACGCAATCGCTTTGATCCTGATTGGGATTTGGGCGTTGATAGAAATGGTCTGCCCTTCCTCACGGATGGCAAGCCGCAATTCCGCGATGAAATCCGCCTGTACTTCCGTGCTCGCGACGAAGATTCGATGGAACTGTAAAGAACACCTAAAGTGTAGGGTCTTGGACGTTCCCCTTGGAAAAGAACGTCCACCAATCGGGGAACCTGTTCGTGTGTGAACGAACGCCCGCGTGGAGCGGGGAGTAAGGTAATACTGGATGGCGAGTATGGTTCGTGGGGAGTTACAACACGTTGAAAGTCATTCTAATAACTTCGCGTTAGGTTCGATTCCTAGTCCCCGACCAAGGATCGTAGTACATGTAAGGACAGCCCTTTGAGACATACAAGATTGAAGATGGGGACGCCCTGAAAGTCGTCGAACGTGTAGAACAACTGGTAGGTGATGTTATGACTACCAGCTACAAGCGGCGCAATGCGACATCCTGAATCGAAAGTGAGGGATGTTCGCGGATCGTAGTACATGACAACAACGAATCAAACATAAGTAATGGAAAATCAACATCGCGTCATCAAAGGCTATGAATTGAGCGCAGAGGAAATCGCGCTGATGAACGAAGTCAAAGAAGAAGGCCAACGTCTGGCCGATCTTTTGAAGAAGGTCGAAGATCATATCAACAAGCAGTATATGGACCAGTACGACATTCTGGATGGTGAAGTCTGGGATACGACCGAAGAACTGGATCGTCTGAATGCGGCAGAACCGTATCGCTGGCTTCAACATGCAGTGGATGAATACAAGACCGCGACGATGAAGTTGGTCCGCGCAGTAGCACAACCGACGACCTTCTGATGCTACTAGACCTCTGTAAGTACGCGGCGGTATCGAAGCGGTATTGGCCTTTCCTCGATGCGCATGTGAAGCTGTGGTGGATCATGGATAAGCTAGGTAAGGTCTGATGCTGACGAAGATCAAGCTGGACAAAGACAATCGAATGCTGCGTGTCGGCTTCGGAAAGAACGAAGGAAGATGGTTCTTCCGTGTTGACCTGTGGTTCGCTGGATTCAGGTTGACTAAATAAAACATCGGGACATCGCGGAAGCTGGACTTAGATTCAAGTTATCCAGTGGCGTGTCCCCTACTTGGGCGTTTGGCAGAGTGGTCGATTGCGCGTGGCTGTAAACCACGTCTCGAAAAGCACGGTGGTTCGAATCCATCAGCGCCCACCAAATTTAACGGATTCGAAATCTGAAAATCTTCGCAATACTAAATATTAGTATTTGCGGAAATAGGATGAAGCAATCCAGAAAGATAACAGACCAAGAGTACGTTGACGCATACAACGAGTATCGTCATTGCGGAAAGATAGCGGCGCACTTCAAAGTCCCACACATCCAAGCATGGCGTCGATGTAAAGCCCTTGGTCTGGACTTCCCGAATGATGGTAATAACGGGAAAGGTAGAAAAGTAGCACTTGAAGAAATTCTCGAAGGTAAGCATCCTCACTTCCAAACCCTAAAGTTGAAGAAGAAGCTGTTGGAAGCCGGTATCTTTGAAAATGAGTGTCATGTGTGTGGCATCCGTGAATGGAACGGTCAATCATTGGTCATGCAACTTGACCATATCAACGGCGATCCATCCGATCACGTTTTAACAAACCTTCGTATGTTGTGTCCGAACTGTCACGCACAGACGGATACCTTTTGTGGCAAAAACAAATGCTGAAATCCATCACACAACTTCCGCTTGCGGAACAAGATCGTCTGCGCGAAACCGTTGGAGATTATCAAGTCCAAGTCGATCCGCGCACGTTCGAGCAGTACGTCCGATTCATGGGCGAGAACGTCAGCGTCAAGTCGATCCACGACAGCCGACTGCTTCTGGGCTAAACGATGGCATACACCGCAGACCAACAAAGCGTCGTCAACGAGCGCGATGAACTGTCGCCCCGGCTGCAACGCATGAAGAACCAAGTCCAGTCGCCCTCTTTCGCAACGATTGACCGGGCGGAACAGGAACGTCTCACGAAGCAAGTGTGGGTCATGGGCCTGTACCTGAACATCCTGAACGAGCGCATCGCAGCGTTCGGCTAAACAAGAACCCCAACATTGGCAACGATGTTGGGGTTTTTCGTTTTTGGGTGTTGACATTCATTCCCAGACCTGTATAATCCTTTTCATCGATTGAACGGGAGCGCAGGACATGGACATTAAGAAGTTGAATGCTGATGCAATCGTCAAGCACATCCGTCGCTACGGCGGCGCATACCGCATCATCCAAGTCGGCACGAAGTTCGACATGGAACGGTTCCGCAAGGGTGAGTGGATCGGTTGCGGCACGCTGAACACCAATTCGGCCAAGTCCGCAATCAAGCGCCTGTACCACTGGAAGTCGGAATCCTTCACGCTGTACTGGTCGGATGCCAGTTACCCGGAATTCATCAAGCAAGCTTTGAAGGGAGAGTGAATATGCGATACCTCGCCTACGAGAACGTCCCGCACGGATGGGAAGTGATGGACACCGCCGCGATCCCGGCCCGGACCTTCGTTGTCGGCCTCACGGAAGATCAGGCAAAGGCTGTCGAGAAGGAACTGAACACGCTGGCACAACAACTGAACAAGGGACGCTGACATGACCTATCGAGTAAAAGTCACCATCGAAGTCGTCAACGAAGATGACGAAGTTGTAGATCACCGTGGATGGGTCAGCCACGTCAGCCGTAGGGATTTCACGCCGCTGCGCACCACTCAGTATTGGGATGGGTACGACTACGGTATCCAACAGGCAACCAAGCACTTGAATTCGCTGTTCAGGACCGTTCAGGCCATCGGAGAAATTAATGTCCGTGAAGACGATTGATGACTACGTGAAGAAGTATGGCTTCTGCAACTGGCAAGCGCAGGATGTCATCAAGCAGCTTGAAGTGGCACACAAGGCGCTGGTCGAGACTGCGAAGTTCTTCGATATGCGTCAGCGTGAATTGGGCTGTCTGTCCAAGGAAGCCCAAGCACTCAACGACAAGGTTTGTGCAGCAATCGCAGTCTGTGAGGCATGGAGTCTATGAAGCTGATTCACCGCATCAACGTGTTGCTGGCCGGGTTCGTCAACTTCCGTAACCCGGTGACGCCCTACTATCATGACAAGCGGGACTACCTCTGGTACAACCGTGGACGGAACCTGTCGAATCGTCTGACCTTTCATTTCTTCGAATGGAGACAGCAATGGCCGAACTGACCGATACCCAAAGATTGGACTTCATCTTCGACCATCGGCCTGTGTTCGATGAAGATAATCGCGGCCCGTTCATGGTGTTCCGGTTCGAAGGCCATCACTGCGTCTCGCGCGGCAAGACCTATCGCCAGTGCATCGACAACGTGACGACCGGCAACTACAAGTACTCCGACTAGACGATCCCGTACCGCTTCTTCAAGGCGGCGAGTTCCTTCCTCGCCCCTTCCACAACCACGTCCGACATGTCGATGTCCGTGCGCTTCTTGAATGCCCGCAAATCTTCATATAAGGTCTTGGGGACTTTGAAACTCATGGTCTGCGTCGCTTCCTTCTCTGGAAACTGAAACGGCGCAGGAACCTCTACAGCGGGCTGTTCGACCTGTGGTGATAGTTCGGTACTCGTCGGTACGTTCGAGCGCCGTGCGGCCTCGTCTGCCAACTGCTGGACCACATCTGGTATCGGCGCGAATCCCTTACTCATTGAATACCCCCTTGTAGATCGTCTCGATTTCGTCTTGTGCCTGTTCCGTGTCGCGGTTCCGGCGCAGTTCTACGACGCCCTTTCCCTCTGATGCCGCAACGCCGAACGCATTGCGCTTCACGACCTTGATCGGTTCGCACCCGAACGTCTCTTTCAGCTTATCAAATTCGTCTTGTAAGCTGACTGTCAACTGGTTCCTATCGTCTGCTGAAAGCTTGTTCATCACGGTGACGATACGGAAGGTGCGACCGCTGGCCCGCATGGTGTTAATCATCTGAGCCATCGCTGTCAACGACCAGACATCGTACTGACCGGCCTCGGCTGGCAACACAAGGACATCACAAGCGCCGACCGCATAAACCAGTTCCGGTGAGTTCTTACCGCCAACATCCACAATCACAGTATCAACGGCTTCACGTTCCGCCATCAAGTCGGAGTAGATGTTACCCGTCATCTTGGACAGAAGAATGTTCGGTTCGACGTTCTTCTGTCGGCGCAGCATTCCCCACATGTAAGCGTACTCGTCCGTGTCCGAGTCGATCAGCTTCACCACATGTCCACGCTTCGTCCGACTGACGGCGAGATTCGTGGCTATCGTTGTTTTCCCCACTCCACCCTTTCTTGTCGCCACTGCTATGAGCATTGGTATCTCCGTGCGTATATGCGTATATACAGCCGTATATGTGACCCTGATTAAGCCTACCGGCGAAGGTTAGCACTCGATCTTCCACATGGCAAGAAAAATTGCTTGACACGTATTCCCAAACCTGTATAATCCGTCTCACTGAAACACATCTGGGAGCGAACAATATGATTGCACTCTGGACGGTAGTGGATGAAGGTAGCGATGTCGAAGTCTACGCAACGGCGTATTCGGTTGCGAAGGTCATCGAAAGTCGTGGATTGGCGCTGGAACCGGAAGCCGATGGACCGGCTGATTTGGGTATGATCCTGTTCGTATTGAACAAGTGTGATCGCGGTCGTTTCTATGAACCCGGTCAACGGTCGTGGAAGTACAAGGCGCAAGCACAGTACAACGTCAAGTGAGGAAGGTATGAAGAACTATCCCGTCATCTTCGAGAAAGATCACTGGATTTACCGGGAGTACGGCATCTGGCCGCAAGGTTTCGAATTCGTCGTGATGTCCCCGGAAGGCAAGGTCATCAAGAAGTATCCGACCATGAACCAAGCCAAGGAAGCCATCGATCAACTTCTGGGAGACTGACCCATGTACTCCAAATGCAAAGCCAACAAGCGGTTCTTCAAGTTCTCGTCGCCCGACAAGCTGGTGGACATGTGGTTCACCACTTCTTACAACATCGTGCCAGACAATGCGCTGCATCTGGGTATCCGGGACGGCGAAGGTAACACGCTGATGTTGCAGATTCCCGGTGAAGAAGCCGAAAGTCTCGCCCTGTTCATCTTGCGGGAACGCGAAAAAGTCAAAAACAAGTCCGGGAATAGTTGACAAGCGTTCCCAAACCTGTATAATCCTTTCCATCGACAACGCATCCGGGACTGAACATGAAGCTGACCAAGGCAATGCAACAACTGGTTCTGGATGCGCAAGTTGCTGGCTACACGGTGCGCAACGAGCACGACATGTGCGTGGACATCGTGAAGCTGACGAAGCACGCCAAGCCCCGCGTCATCAAGGGTCTGCGCATCTGGGCTGACGGCAACGCCTTCGACGCCACGATGGACCTCGCTGCGGCCAAGTCGATCCGCACGCAGAAAGAACAGCGCAAGTTCCTCGGCATCTAAGGGAGATTAGATATGAATGATGTTGTCCTCATACCGGAAGGCACTGACCGATTCCCGCTTGGTGTGTCCGTCGAGATTCGGACGGAAGGCGACACGAAGTACGTGACGATCCTCGCACGGCTTCATGTGAACAAGCGATTCGAATTGCCGCACTGCTATTCGGCCAAGTTCACGACCGCCGAAATCCTGCGTGACCATTCGTTCTACAAGTATCTCAGTCGCTACAACTGATTTCCACGTTTGGGTATTGACAAACAATCCCAAACCTGTATAATTCGTTTCATCGACAACGGGAGACGAACATGAGCAAGCAGACGGCAGTGCAAATCAAGGCGCAACTGGACCAACTGGCTGCTGAGTTCGGCGGTGTGGTGATTGGTTCGGACTGCCGCCGTGGTATGGCTTGGATTCGTCTCTCGCCCACGTATGTCGCGCAGTTCCCGTTCTGGAAGGGCATCGAAGCTGCGCATCTGGACCAACAGTTCCGCACGCATGTTCCGACCCGCAACTGCCGCAATCTGTGCCGTGTCGAAGGTTCGCAATTCTTTATCGCTGGCCTTTAAATCTAACCCACTTTTGAGGATTCTCTACATGAACGCATCCCAACGTCGCATCGCTATCCGCGCACTCCCGAAGCAAGGTTCGAAGGTCGGCTACCACGGCAAGAACGGCCTGATCGATGTCCGCGTGGGCGGGCTGCTGGTGAAGGACAATGGCAAACCGTCGCTCTGGCGTATCAAGGTCACGAACCCGGCCACGCGCGGTCGTGCGACCCCGAAGCTTTCGCAACTGGTGTACTGATCGATCATGGACCTGACAATCACGATCCGGGTTTCGGACAACGCGAAGCCCGATGAACTGCACTATGCACTTCGTTCTGCCGCCGAAGAAGCTGCGAACCTGATCTTGAAGTACGGGAATACGGGCGAAGACGGCTATATGTGCTACCTGCACGCCACGGAAATGCACGTTCCGTGCGTCCAAGAAGCCACGTACAAGAGGACGGACTGAGCATGTACAAGACCGAACAGAAGCCCCGCATCAAGCTGACGTTGGGCTACTACCACGTCTCCTTCTATGACGAGTGTCCGTTCCTGCACCTGTGGAACCTCGCGTTCGACTGGTGTTACGACATGAATGGGAAGAAGTATAGAAAGCCAACAAAGTAGTTGACACCCATTCCCGGTTCTGGGATAATTCTTTTCATCGCAACGGACACGGAGTTTCAGACATGAGCGAAATCGTCAAGACCGGCCCGGAAGTCATCGTGCGCATCGGTCAGTTCGTCAGGGCGCTGGAAAAGTTCTGCAACGAAGTGAACCAGTGCAAGCACCTGTATGCCATCGTTCTCGAAGCCGAAGTCGGCAAGAAGTACGCTCGCATCGTGCGTCGCGACAAGTGGCCCGATCAAGCGCCGACCGGTGGTTCGGCACACTGCTTCATCGATCTGGCGAACGGCAACATCCTGAAAGCTGATGGCTGGAAGCGTCCCGCGCCGCAGATTCGCGGCAACATCTTCAAGGATGACTTCGACATCGGCCCCGGCAAGGCGGTTGGTGAGTTCGGTGCAGCATATCTTCGATAAGGGGTGAACATGGCGAAGTACACGGAAGAACAGAAAGCCGCCGCGCGTCTCGCGCTGGATCACAAGGTTCGCGAAATGATCCATGAAGCGAGTCTCGATGCCATCGCCAGACTTGAAAAGCTGATGGATGATGACGCATCCGGCCTTCTGGAAACGGAACTGGAAGGCGGCGCATACGAAGCATCGAAGAACTTCATGGTTGCTCTGGGACATCACCTGATCTGGGCGTATGGCAAGCCCTACGCGAAGAACGACCGGAAGTGGTTGAACAAGATCAAGAAGTTGAAGCTGAAAATCTAAAGGAAGAAGAAGTGAAGAACTGGTTCATCAATCGCTGGACATCCCTCAAACGCGCCTTTGCCTATGGCATCGGCGTATTTTCTTGGAAGCTGACGTTCCTCTACGCCGTACTGTCGGCATTCTGCTGGTATGTGGACATCAGCCCCATCCATTTCATCGGCGTGCTTGCTATCGTGACGCTGATCGACGCAGTTTCCTACTCGCGCGGTATTCGTATCGAGCGAGAAATCCAAAACCGAATTCGTTAAAACATGACCTTAGATGAAGTAGAAAAAGTGGATCAGGACGCCCCACTGTATCAAGTTCACCTGTACATGAAGTCTGGAAACGTGATCGAACTATTCAACCTGTTGAAGTTCAAGTTCGAACAAACCGGGCGTGGAAAACCGTTTCATGGCAGTTTCACCCGGACGACAACACGTTCAACTTGATGGGCGGCGGCGCACTGGACCTCGATCAAATCGAAGCAGTCACGTACAAGGTTCAAGAAGGATTGATGTGAGCAAGACGGAAATAGCAGAGAAGTTCAAGGAATATCTGGAAACCGTTCAGGACTCCTACCCGAATGAGTATTACGCAACTGATCGAGCGTTGGCTGCAAGCTTCATTGGCGAGTTTCTAACGTTCATCAACGTGAAGTACAACTAAAAGAAGTAGAGAAAGAAGAAAAGAACATGACAGCAATCCTTCGTAAATTCCCGAGCATCGACCAGTACAAGAACGTCATCACGAACATCCGGCAGTACTGCAAGAAGCACGACAAGCCGATTCCGACCCTTCGCTTCGAAGGCACGATCAAGCTGCACGGCACGAACGGTGGTATCGGCTATGACGCCACGACCGATGAAATCTGGGCGCAATCGCGTGAACGTATCATCACGCCGTATGACGACAACGCGGCATTCGCCAAGTATGTCGAAGCCAACAAGGACGCACTGAAAGCCTATCTGCGTGCGCATACCGATGAAACCGGTCTGGCGTACCTGTTTGGTGAGTGGGCTGGTCCGAACGTCCAGAAGGGTGTGGCAATCAGCCAAATCCCGGCCAAGTCGTTCTTTGCATTCGAACTGCTGACGATCCATCGCGAAGATGACGGTACGGAACATGTCCACTATGGCGACCTGATGCTTGGTGGAAACAACCTCAGTCACATCCCGGACACGTATCGCATCGGTTCGTTCCAGACGCACCACATGGACATCGATTTCAGCCGTCCGCAAGACTTCCAGAATGAGTTGGTGCGTCTGACTGATCTGGTTGAAGAAAACTGCCCTGTGGCCGCTGAGTTCGGTCAGTCGGGCATCGGTGAAGGCATCGTCTGGCACAACCGTGAAACGGGTCTGCGCTTCAAGGTGAAGGGTGAGAAGCATTCGGTATCCAAAGTATCGACCGTGAAGCCGATTTCGGAAGCTGACCTCGAACGCATCAAGACCATCGGCAACTTCGTGGATGTGGTCGTGACCGATAACCGTCTCGAACAAGGTCTGTCGAAGCTGACGGAACTTGGTAAGCCGCACGACATCACTTCGACCGGCGACTTCATCAAATGGGTCGTGGGCGACGTGCTGAAAGAAGAAATGGACCTTATCATCGCCTCGATGCTGGACAAGAAGGAACTGAACCCGGCGATGTCGAACAAGGCCAAGAACTTCTACATGAACTACATCAAGTCGCAAGACGCAATCGCAGCATAATTCGGAATCCGTAGCAAGTGGCTAGTAAATTGAATTTCACAGAAGAACAGATGGTCGCGATTCAGGCGATCACTGAGTTTGCAACCGACATGTTCACGCCTTCGTGGTATTTCGTGTTTACCGGCCCTGCTGGTTCCGGCAAGACGGCGTGCATGATGGAAGTGCAGTCGAAGATGAACGCACGAAAACTCAATTGTGTGTTCACTGCACCAACGAACAAAGCTGCAAAGGTTCTGCGCGGTGTCGTCGGCAAGGCACAAACGACCTACACGTTCCTGAATCTGCGTGTCGCGGCGGATGGTGCAGTCAAGCGTATCGCCAAGGGTAAAGACCCAGACCTGTCGCAGATTGACGTTCTCGTAGTCGATGAATCCTCGATGGTCAACAAGGAACTGTTCGCATACCTTGAAGAAGCTGCAAAGCGTTGGAATTTCCGCGTCATCTTCATGGGCGATTCGTTCCAGTTGCCGCCAGTGCATGAGGCGTTCTCGAAGGCGTTGCAAGGAAAGTCGTCGGCATCCCTGAGTACCGTGATGCGCCATGACAACCAGATTTTGACGTTCGCAACGGAAGTGCGCCGACAGATTGATAGCCGCAAGCCTTCGATCAAGCTGCGTGATGACAATGACGACGAAGAAGGTATCTGGGTTCTCGATTCGGATGACTTCAAGCATCTGATCTATGCGGCGGCACAGGAAGGCCATTTCAGTGATGGTGAGACGGCCAAGGTCATCGCGTGGCGGAACGTGCAGGTTGCGTTCTACAACAACCTGATCCGCCACGCGATCTATGGCGAGAAAGCCCAACCGGGTTACTTCCTGCTGAACGAGCGCATCACGGCGGGCGAACCGTGTTCGTGGGGCCAAGAACCCCTGATGCACACGGATGAAGGTGGTGTCATCAAGGGCATCGTAGAGAAGCGTCACCCGGTTTACGACGACTTCAAGGTGTTCGAACTGACGGTCGAGAAGGACTACACCAAGCAAGAAGTGAAGCTGCTGTCGATTCACCCGGACAGTGCCGATGATTTGCAGTACTTCCTTGATGATCTATCCACGCGGGCGAAAGCTGCACCGTCGCTGTGGGGTGACTTCTGGGAAGCGAAAGAGTGGTTCCATGACATCCGCTATGGGTATGCAGAGACGGCCCATAAGTCGCAAGGTTCGACGTACCAAGACGTGTACGTAGATTCCGCCGACATTCTGCGCAATAAGAAGCAAGACGAAGCGTACCGGTGTTTCTACGTTGCCTGTACTCGCCCGACAACACGTTTGATTTTGGTTTGATACATGAAATTCCCGCTGATCCAAAACATCCAAGACGTTCTTCCGCACATCGAAGGAAAGCCCGAATTCGTTGTGGCTGAACGTGATGGCTTCACCGTCATCAACTACATGGTTGCGTTCGATACCACGTTCCCGAATCTTCCGCAAGAACCGACGAAGATGGGCGTCATGATGCAGACAGAGTACGAACGCGAGTACCTTCATGCGTCGATGCTTCGCGAATGTCGCGGCCTGATGTTCGACCGCGATGGCAAGTTGATTAGCCGTCCGATGCAGAAGTTCTTCAACATGAACGAGCGCATCGAGACGTTGGCCGACAACTACGATTTGACCGGTCACGACTACGTTGTGCTGGAAAAGCTGGATGGATCGTTCATCCGCCCGGTGCGCATCGACGGCATCATCCGCCTGTGTACGAAGATGGGTATTACTGAGCAATCGCATCAGGCCGAAGAATTCCTCGAAGGCATGGAAGATGACGAACTGCATCAGAAGTATTTTGAGTTCTTCGAATCGTTCGTTGACGACTACACGCCGGTATTCGAGTTCTGTTCGCGCAAGAACCAAATCGTCATCGACTACCCGGAAGATCGGTTGGTCCTGCTATCGATGCGTCACAACCTGACGGGCGCATACATCGGGTATCGCTACCTGACATCCATCGCTAAGGCGTTCGGCATCCCGCTGGTTCAGCCGTTGTTCCAAGTTGGCGACGAGAACCCGGACACCGATCCATACACCGCCGAAGCACTGGTCGAGCGTATCCGTCCGTTGATCGGCGTCGAAGGTGCGGTCCTGTCGTTCGACGATGGCCGCAAGGTCAAGATAAAGGCAGAGGACTACTGCGTGAAGCATGGCGCGAAAGATGGTCTGCTGCTTGAAAAGAACGTGCTGGCGACGTTCCTGAACGAGAAGCTTGACGATGTACTCCCGCTGCTTGACGACGCGTTCAAGGCCCGCGTAGAGGCTTACACGGCCACTGTTGCCGATGGCATCCAGTTCACGGTGTTCGATGCTGAACAAGTTGTGCGTTTCATCAAGAAGCATTATGAGACGCGCAAAGAACAAGCCATCTTCATCAAGGACAACATTCGTCCCTTCTCGCAATCGCTGATGTTCGCGGGTCTGGATGGTAAGGACATCCGAAAGGCTGTCATCGACAAGATTCTGAGCAACACGCGGACGCAGACGGAAGTTGATTCGATCCGGGAATTCATCGGGAATCCGACATGGGCTTGATCTACCGAATCGAGAATGCCGAAGGTACTGGCCCGTACCAAGGCATGAGTGATGACGAATCTCCGCTTCCGATGCAGTTCAGTGAGACGCACCCTTCGCCCGAAGATGATTCGTTGTTGGTGCGAGCGTTTCGCGACTATGCACGAATCAACGAACTTGACACCGATGGAACCCGAACAATCTGGGGAATGATCTACGGGGACTTCCTGTTCGGGTTTGGGTCGCAAGACCAACTACGTCGATGGGTCTACAACGACGAGTGGATGGTGAAGCTGGACAACGCCGGGTTTCACCTGTCGGTCTACGAAATCCCCGATGAAAAGATGATCGTCGGTCACACGCAAGCTGTATTCGAACGTAGTGCGGGTCGTCAGAAGTACCGTTGCAAACTGTGCGATTTCTTCGCAATCCCAACTGAGTAAAACATGGCATACGCAGAAAAGAAATTAGAGCAAGAAGAAGTCATCACCTTGGTTGACGTAACGCGGGTTCAACTGAACCTCAGTGTCGAAGAAGCGAACCTTGTTCACGACATCTTGATGATGGCCGGTGGATGTCCCGAGCGTTCCCGCCGTCGCATTGCTGACGATGTAAAGAAGGCGCTTCGCGCTGCGGGCATCACTGGTGGTCCGCATGACGAATATCTGTATCCGATGGACCTTCGCGACCAAAGCGGCATCTACTTCAAGGAACAATAATGAAAGAACTGATTATGCTGGCTGGTATGCCCGGTTGTGGTAAGTCCACATATCGCAATCCGTATGGTTTCGATGTTATCTCGTCGGACATCTACATCGAAGCATGTGCCGAAGCGTCCGGTCTGTCGTACAACGAAATCTTCTCGGATGTCGTCGGCCAAGCAACCGAGAACATGTACGCCCACATGGAATCGCTGTTGAAGAACGAAGTCAAGCAAATCGTCTGGGACCAGACGAACTTGACGGCCAAGACCCGCAAGCAGAAGTTGGAGAAGTTCAACAAGGCCGGTGGTTCGGACTACCGCAAGATTTGCCTGTTCTTTGAACCGAATTGGGGACTGGCAGTTGAGCGCAACGAAGCCCGCCGTGAAAGTGGCCGCTCGATCCCGCTGCACGTTCTGGAAAACATGTTCAATACGTTCCAGACCCCAAAGAAGGCCGAAGGCTTCGACTACATCTTCCACGTTCCTGTCGATTCGCAGATGTAGACCCAAACTTGGGAATTGTGCTATAATGGCACTTCCCGTAACGACAAGAGTAGACGTGCAGTTTTATCTGAACAGTAGACAATACGGCAATAATGTGCTTGTGCGGGGAATCGAGAACGGTGAGCGTTTCATCGAGAAGATTCCCTTCCAACCTACGCTGTACAGCCGGGTGAACCGGCAAACCGGGTTCAAGTCCCTGACCGGCGAGAACCTTCTTCCGACCGTGTTTGATGACATTAACGCGGCGCGGGACTGGATCAAGAAGTACAAGGACATCGACAACTTCCCGGTCTTTGGCAACACTGCGTATCATTTCCAGTGGATCAGTGAGAACTACAAGGGCGAAATCGACTATGACCTGAGTCTTATCAAGGTCATGTCCATCGACATCGAAACGACCGTAAACTACGGACGACCAGACTACTTCGACCCGAAGGAATCGATCACTCTGATTACATGTCGAGATAAGGTCACGAAGGCCATCACGACATTCGGGTGTTGGGACTACATGCCGAAGAAGAAGGGCGTCGAGTATGTCCGTTGTCGCGATGAAGTTGATCTTCTGTGTAAGTTCATCAACTTCTGGCATCGCGATCCACCCGACATCATCACTGGCTGGAACACCGATGACTTCGATATTCCGTACATAGTCCAACGATGCCGCAAGGTTGTCGGTGAGGACATCACGAAGAAGCTTTCCCCGTTCGGCGTCATCAAGCATCGCGATGTCGAGATTCAGGGCAAGATGAAGATGGAGTTCGAAATCTACGGCATCGCCTCGCTGGACTATCTGGCGCTGTTCCGTAAGTTCGCCTTCCTGAAATTCGAGAACGAAAAGCTGGACACCGTAGCATTCCATGTTCTCGGACGCAACAAGATTGAAAACCCGTACAGTTCGTTCCGGGAATTCTATGAGAAAGACCCAGACCTGTTCACTGACTACAACATCGTTGACGTAGAACTGGTAGACGAACTAGAAGGGAAGTTGAAGCTGATCGAACTGGCAATCTCGATTGCGTACATGGCGAAGATCAACTTTGACGATGTGTATTCCCCGGTGAAGATGTGGGACACCATCATCTATAACCACTTGCTAGACCAAGGTATCGTAGTCCCCTTCAAGAAGGACACCATCGAGAAGCAGATTGAAGGTGCGTTCGTGAAGGAAGTCACACGCGGTCGTCATCGTTGGATTGTATCGTTCGACTTGGCATCGCTGTATCCGCACATCATCATGGCGCTGAACATGTCGCCCGAGACGATTGCGAATCGCATGATCGATACTTCGGTTGCCGAACTGTTGGCAGGGGACCGTAGTAAGGTTCTACCGGGTCACTCGTTGGCCCCGAATGGTTCGATGTATGACATGAGTATCAAGGGCTTCTTGCCGTTCCTGATGTCCAAGTACTACAACGGACGTAAGACGGTTAAGAACGAAATGCTGGCCTTGAAGAAGGAACTTGAAGCACGACGCCATGACATGACGGCAGAAGAAATTCGCCAGATGGAGAACAAGATCACGGCGAAGGCGAACATGCAGCAAGCGTTGAAGATTGCGATTAACTCGGCCTATGGCGCACTTGCGCAGAAGTCGTTCCGCTTCTTTGACACTCGCATCGCAGAAGGCATCACGATGTCTGGTCAGCTTATCATCCAGAACGCGATGCGTGCCGGTAACGGATTCCTGAACAAGCTGCTGGAAACGGAAGCGAAGGACTACGTGTTGATGGCCGACACGGACTCGTCGTACTTCCTGATGGACCCGTTTGTGCAGAAGTATTATCCGGGTAAGTCGGTCAATGAAACCGTGGACTTCATGTGCAAGGTCTGTGATGGTCGGATGCAGAAGCGTCTCAATGATGCCTGTGACGAACTTGCTGCGTCTTTGAACTGGAACCAAGGCTTCATCAACTTCAAGCGTGAAGCAATCTCGTCTGTCGGTGTCATCGTCGCGGGTAAGAACTATGCGCTACTGGTGCATGACAACGAAGGTGTCCGATACGAAGAACCAGACCTGAAAGTGATGGGTCTTGCGCTTGTCCGGTCATCGACACCAGACGTGGTGAAGGAACCGTTGCGCCAGTGTATCGGCGTAATTCTGAATGGCACGGAAGAAAAGCTGCACCAGTATGTTCGAGACGTTGAAGAAATGTACATGAAGCAACCTCACGAAGTCATCGCGTTCCCGCGTGGTGTGAACAACCTCGCGAAGTACAGTTCGAACAGCACGATCTACGTGAAGGCACACTGCCCGATCCAAGTGCGTGCGGCGCTGCTGTACAACCATCTGTTGAAGGAACATGGTCTTAACGAACTTGAACCGGTGCAAGAAGGTGGTCGCGTGAAGTACATCTACTTGAAGGAACCCAACACCCTTCGAGAAAATGTAGTTGGCTTTACTGACAAAATCCCGGCTGAGTTCAATCTGATCCGGTATGTCGATTACGACACGATGTTCAACAAGTCGTTCATCGAACCGTTGAAGAAGCTGACCGAAGCTGTAGGCTGGTCCCACAAAGAAGTAGCAACCCTCGAAGGTCTGTTCGAATGAGTGAAGGAACCCCGATTGAAGAACTGTTGGAAGGGGTTCCGGCCCTCCCAAACGTTGAAGTGAAGTTCGAGAACTACGCTGAACTGGATGTCAAAAGCGTAGTCATCTATGGTCATCGCATCCTCGATCAAGCTGAACGCAAGTTCAAGTACCGTGCAACACTGGCGCTACTGATGAACGAAACGAATCAGCAACCGTTGATGCTGAACTTCCATCTTCATGAAATCTTTGACGATGCCGAAGTGATGGCCCGAACCTCCGTGATGTGGGCGAACATGATGTTCGGTCATGTCTCGAAGATGGTCAGCGTGTTCGACCTCAACACGGAAGATCGCATCGCGCACATCAACGTACAACAACTTGTAGAAATTGAAAGCGCAGTAGAAGAACTGAAACACATCCACCGCACTGACATGAGGCAAATCAATTGACACTCCTAGCAATCTACATCTGCACCGTCATCTTCTGTACCACGGCACTGATTCTCGCCACGAAGCAGGTTGATAAGCGTGTCACGGTCGGAACCTTCGTGAACTGCTTGTTCTGGGGCGTGTTCCCGGTCTTCAACATCTTGGTCACGGCGATTGTCGGTTTACTCATGATCTCACTTACGAACTTCTGGGAAGAACTGTCCGAACGCATTTATCTGCTCGCAAAGAAGGAGCTGTTTTGATACTCCTATCCATTTTTGTTCTGTTCCCGCTGGCCCTGATTTTGTTGTGTCTGTCGCTATCGGTCATCGAAGGTGAACTGAATCGACTGACCTACGGCGATCTGGTCGAAATGATCTGCTACTCGTTCTGCCCGGTCTTCAATCTATTTTTCTTGGCGGGCATGGTCAGCGTGTTCTTCACGCAGAGCAAGACCATCCGCAAGCTTCACAACAAGAAGGTGTTCTAATGGAACTGTATTTCTTTGGATGCTTCTTACTTTGGTTGTGCCTCGTCTTCGGTACGAAGGTGCTTGATGGGTACGTGACTCTTGGGGAACTGATCCTCATGTGGTTCATAGCTATCTTCCCGGTCATGAACATTTTCATGGGGCTATCCGTGCTTGGGTCGTTGCTGTTCTCGCGTGGGGTTCGGAATTTCCTTTCCACCAAAGCGTTTTAGTTTCCCACGTCCGGGAATTTGTGTTATAATGCTGTTCTGTTCCTGAGAGAAGCCCTACATGACCAACGACATCATCAATGCGGCGTTCGAATTTACCGGCGCTCTGTTCGTCCTGAACAACTGCTGGACACTGTATCGAGATAAGCTGGTCCGTGGGGTTTCCCTGCTGACGACCCTGTACTTCACGACATGGGGCGGCTGGAACGTGTTTTACTATCCTTCCCTCGGCCAACGCTGGTCGTTTGTCGCGGGCATGTGCATCTGCACGGCGAATATATTATGGATTTTCTTGATGCTATATTACAAACGTAAAGAAAAGCGCAATCACAATGAGTCTGTTGGAACGTCTCAGGAAGCAGTCTACGATTAAAGAAGCTGCTGTCCTCACCGAATCAAAGCTGTATAACGCGAAGGACATGATTTCGACGCCAGTACCCGCGTTCAACGTGGCGCTGTCTGGCAAACTCAGTGGCGGGTTCGTCCCCGGTGTCACCCTGATCGCTGGCCCGTCACGCCACTTCAAGACAGGCTTCGTCCTGTTGATGATTAAGGCGTATCTGGACCAATACCCGGAAGCTGTTGTGATTTTCTACGACAGTGAATTCGGCACGCCGCAGTCGTACTTTGACGCATTCGGTATCGATACGTCGCGCATCCTTCATGTCCCGATCAAGGACATGGAAGAATTGAAGTTTGACGTGATGAATTACTTTGATCCGAAGAACAAAGAAGGCATCAAGCGTGGCGACAAGGTTCTGATCGCGATTGACTCTCTGGGTAACTTGGCCTCGCGTAAAGAAGTCGAAGATGCTACGAACGAAAAGTCCGTGGCCGACATGACCCGCGCCAAGCAGATGAAGTCGATCTTCCGCATGATTACCCCGCACCTTCGTATGAAGGACATCCCGCTGGTCGGTATTCAGCACACGTACCAGACCCAAGAAATGTACAGCAAGACGGTCGTTTCTGGCGGCACTGGCGGCATCTATTCCGCTGACACTATCTTCATCATTGGTCGTCAGCAAGACGCCGAAGGCGAAGGCGCAAAGAAGGTTCTCAACGGTTATGACTTCATCATCAACGTAGAGAAGTCCCGCTACGTCAAAGAGAAGTCGAAGATTCCGGTCACTATCTCGTTCACTGGCGGCATGTCGAAGTGGTCTGGCTTGTTTGAATGGGCCGTTGAAGGCAACTTCATCAAGCTGAACGGCAAGAAAGAACGTCGCGATGCTTACTCAGTGGTCGATCAAGAAACCGGTGAACTGGCCGAAGCGAAGTACACGAAGAAGGAACTGAACACGGCTGACTTCTGGATTCCGGTCATGTCCGACAAGAAGTTCCAAGCATTCGTTGAAGCGAAGTACCGTCTGTCCGAAGCAAAGATGTTGAGCGATGACGAAATCGCAGACATCTATGATGATCTTGAAGAAGTAGAAGTGGAAGAATAAGAACATGGCGCACCCGAATTATGACCTGATCGAAATGGACGGTGAAGATTCGTGGTGCATCAAGATTATGTCCGGTGAATACGCGGACGTGGTGTACAAATACAACTACGTCCGTGTTATCGAACCGAATGATCCTGATGGCTACGCTACTTTGAAGTTCGATTATGAAGTTCTGTATCACGCAGAACTAGCCGAAGATAAGTTTACGAAAGCGTTCGAGACGGTTCTAGGTGACATCCTATATGACGTAATAAGTACATCACCTGAACCCGAAGAAGATTGAATAGATGGAACGCATTGAAAAGACGATCCTGCAAAGTCTGATTTACAACGAAGAATACATGCGTAAAGTGTTCCCCTTCTTGAAGAAGGAATACTTCACCGACCAGATTGACGGTCGCATGTACAAGGCAATCTCAGGCTTCATCGACCAGTACAACAAATGTCCTTCGAAAGAAGCGATTGAGATTACCCTACAGAATGACAAAGGCATTGGCGAAGATACCTACGAAAGTTGCATCGAAGAACTGAACGACTACGCGCCGACTGATACTGTCAATGAGTTCCTAATCAACGAGACGGAGAAGTTCTGTAAGGAACGCGCGGTCTACAACGCTATCACCCGATCCATCACGATCATGGACGGGAAAGACAAAGAGATTGGGGAAGATGGTATCCCTCAGTTGCTTCAAGATGCGCTGGCAGTCGCCTTCAATTCGAACGTGGGTCACGATTACTTCGCGGACGCAGAGAAGCGGTTCGAGTTCTATAACCGCGAAGAAGAACGTGTCCCGTTCCATCTGGACCTACTGAACAAGGTCACGAAGGGTGGACCGCCGAAGAAAACGCTGACCTGTGTGTTGGCCCCGACTGGTGCGGGTAAGTCGTTGTTTATGACCGATTGGGCTTCGTTCCTCGTCGCGTCAGGCTTCAACGTGCTGTACATCACCTGTGAAATGGCGGAAGAACGCATCGCAGAACGTAACGATGCGAACTTGCTGGATGTGCCGCTGGACCAGTTGAAGAAGATGGACAAGGAAACCTACCTTGGCCGCATGTCGAAGATCACGGCCAAGACGCAAGGCCGCATGTTCATCAAAGAGTATCCGACATCGAGCGCACACGTAGGTCACTTCAAGGCGCTTCTGAATGAACTGAAAATCAAGCAGAAGTTCGTCCCCGACATCATCTTCGTGGACTACATCAACATCTGCCTGTCGCAGCGATACAAGGCCGGTGGTAACGCGAACAGCTACACCATCGTCAAGGCAACGGCGGAAGAACTGCGCGGCATGGCAGTTGAATTTGATGTGCCAGTCGTCACGGCTACTCAGGTGAATCGAGACGGCATGGACAACAGCGACATCGACATGACCAACACTTCGGAATCGATGGGTCTGCCTATGTCACTGGACATCTTCTTCGCGCTGATCCCGACCGAAGAATTAGAGAAGATGAACCAAATCATGATTAAGCAGTTGAAGAACCGGTTTGGGGACATCAACTACTACAAGCGGTTCGTGGTCGGTATCGACCGATCCAAGATGCGCCTGTACGATGTCGAGACAACAGCACAAGACAACGTGATGAAGGATGCGGCGGCGAAGGAAGCCAAGTCCGCATACGAATCCGATGACTTCAAAGCTGCGATGACGAAAGCCAAGCCCAAGTCTGGGTTCGACTTCGACGGTATCAAGTGGTGACGTGTAAATACTCTCAGAACCACTCTGGGAGTAGTCATGCAACACGCACGCAAGATCAACCGGCGCTTGAAGCCGATATATGACACTCTGAGGCGTCGGCAGGAGATTAGTCACGCTGACCTTCACAAGCTGATCCAGACCGCTATACGCCCGTTTAAAGCCCGCTGTGTGCTGTATGGTGAACCTATCGCGAATGACGATTGCGGTATCAGTGGTGTATTCCAACCGGAAGATCACCACTGGCCTATCCACATCGAAGTTCATGTCTCTAAGTACTCCGACAAGGTATATCTGTCACCCAAGCTGACGAAGCATCTGGTGTATGCGATCTTCCAGTCGCTATCACACGAACTGATTCATCAGCACCAGTACCGCTACCGGGACGACCGAGCGCCGATCATCATGTACATGCTTGGCGATGGTTGCCCGATGACGGAGAAGCAAGCGTACCTTGCGGAAGTCGATGAAATTGATGCCTACGCCCATGACATCGCCATCGACCTGTATCACCACTATCCGGGCAACTACATGGACCATCTTCGCGACGGTCGCTACATGACTTCAATGGCTTGGCAGATGTACGTCGAAGCCTTCCACGGAACCGACTGGAAAGACATCCGCAATCGTCTTTACAAGAAGGTATTTCAACATATCACCCGTATCCGGGACAAAGATGAAGGATTCACATGTACGATCACCTTTTTTCGCTGATGGATTTGATTCAACTTGTTCTCATGATTGGGGCATGTTATGCTTGCTACATTCGTGGGAAGCGTGATGCAGCAATCGCGATCTTTACTCAGCTTGAAGCAGCGGGTGTTGTGAAGATACAACACGAAGAAGAACAAGAAGAAAACTAGAAAATGTAGTTGACCACGTTTGGGAATTCCTGTACAATGTGGTTTCACAGTTGATGATGTCGGTCAACAACGGTTGGTAGGAAGTCCGTGCAAAACTTCCCATACTTGATTGTGGACGTGGCGGAATTGGTATACGCGCCTTGTTAGTAGGTATGTCGGCTGGAACCCATCGACAGGGGAAATTGTCGCGACGTACTGAGGACAGGGTTCCCGATAAAAAGGGAGTGTGGGTTCAACTCCCATCGTCCACACAACCGGGTAGAGCGAGCATTTACGCCAGTTATCGGGAACATGCGACCCCGACTACCCGAACTTAAACCTGTAGAAAACTAAACAATGAAGAATCAAGTCTCCCAGAAGTCGAAGATCGAAGCAATCCTGCGCAAAGGCCGTCTCCTGACGCCGACGCAAGCAAAGTCGTATGGCATCACCAAGCCGTCCGCACGTATCAGCGAACTGCGCGATGATGGCGTGAACGTGGTCAGCACCACGAACAAGTCGGGTAATTTCGCGTGGAAGTTGGGTACGCCCGCTTTCGCCTAAGCATCATCCCGCACTGAACCGCGCCACAAGCGGACCTTTCCCAAACATCTACGCTTGTGGCGTGTGCGAACACCTACATCAAACTGAGAAACTTAATGCTGCATAATCTGTCGTTCCAAGAAGTCCAAAACAACGTTGTCAACGAGCAAGACCCGGAAACCCTGCGCCGCGCGCTGCTGCTGTCGAATGCTCTGGTCAGCAAGCTGGACGAGACGGTTGCATCGCTGGTCGATGAACTGAAAGACCTGAACGAAGAAAACGAACTTCTGATCGCTGATGTCGATGCACTCGCGGCTGATGCAGACCGTTATGCACTGCTGAAATCGGTTCTCCCGGCGTGCCTCGAAATCGCGGCAACGGCTGGTGTGAAGCACGCAGCAACCTTCGGTGGTCTGGACCCGGCCCGTCTCGATCAATCGCTGGATACCCTGATCGAACTTGGCGCACTGGACCAACTGCGCGAAGCCTACGAAGCGGAAGAACTGGCGCAAGCTGCTGGTAGCCGTCAAGACTAATACCGGTAGTGTCAGGTAGGGAAAGCAAACGGAGAATGGGAAGCGATGGTCCTGACAACCTAGCGGATACCTCACCGGCCTGATACACAGAAACCCCAAACATGTTTTCATCGAAAGATGTTGACACGTTTGGGGTTTTTTGTTATAGTTCTTCCATACCAACGAAACGGAGCGCATCACATGACCCAACTTACTGTCGTTGAATACCGTGTTCAGGAAGTCTACGCCCGCGTTGAGAAGTTCAATCGCAAGGCAAAGAAGTTGAACCTTCCGGCCATCACGGTTGCCAAGACGGGTAGCAAGGTTCGCAAATTCCGCACGGAGACGGCAGACGGCGTGACCGAACAGTTCGAATTGAACTTCGTGACGCTGGAACTGACGGGCGACATCCCGCGCATCGACGGTTGGGCGATTCACTCGAAGGTCGAACCGTCTGGCGTCTTTGGTCAGAACTTCGTCTACTCGCAACCGGGCTTCGAACCGGTCGAAGGTCTGCGCACCACGAAGATGATCTGCGAACACTGCAATCACAATCGCGCACGTTCGCTGGTGTACCTGCTGCAAAACATCGAGACGGGCGAACAGAAGTTGGTTGGCAAGACCTGCCTCAAAGACTTCCTACCGAACATCGACGTTGCCGCGCTGCTGTCGTATCTGGAAGGCTTCCGTGAACTGTCGAGTTCGGATGCGGATGAAGATTACGAACGTGCGCCGCGTGCTGAGTGGATGTACAGCGTACAAGACCTGATCGCAGAATGCCTCTACTCGATCCGCAAGATCGGTTATCGCTCGAAGAAGGCCGCACGCGACATGGGCGAAGAAGGCACGGAAACCTCGGCGTGGATCGGGATTTCGGATGTCAAGAAGCGTGAAAAGCTGTACCCGTCTGCTGAGTTGCGGGTGTTCTATGAAACCGGTGAAATCGACAAGGTTGTGGACTTCATCAAAGCCATGAACCCGCGTGATGACTTCGGCTACAACCTGCAACTGGCAGTCGAGCAAGTCAACGCACCGGTCAAGATGTTTGGTTTCGTGGCCGCTGGCGTGAACATGTACATCAAGGCGACGGAGAAGGCCGCAGAAGCGACGAACAAGACCAATGAATGGGTCGGCACGGTCGGCAAGCGGGAAGTGTTCAGTGGCCTCAAAATCGTGCGCTGCACGGCAACCGAAGGTCACTATGGCACGACCTTCGTGACCGGGTTCGAAGATGAAGCTGGTCGCACGTTCATCTGGTTTGCATCGAGCAAGATCGGTGACGTGGGTGAAGTGATGGACCTGAAAGCAACCGTGAAAGAACACGGTGAGTACAAGGGAACGAAGCAGACGGTCATCACCCGAGCAACGAAGATGTAAGAGACTGGCCCGCGAAAGCGGGCTTTTTCTTTTTGGGATAAGTAAAGGACAACTGAGGGAAATATGTTACGAGAATGTAAAATCCGCACAGAGAACTGGTACTGGAACCGACAGCTACAGCTTCGATTATTTCAGCTTGGTGTGTTCTGGCCGGGAGTAGGCCAACAACTTTGGAACGTGCGGAATGGGCGGGGAGACTTCCTGTTCTTGCAACAGGACTACAAAGGCGACAGATTCTACCTGTCGTGGGGAAGGGAACGGGAATTTGACGGTTCCACGTTGCCCGAGACGACCGCCAAGATGTTACTGAATGACCTCGAAGCTACTGTCTGAAAACGATAAATAGACAGTAGTACTCATTTCTCGCCTACCGGCGACTTCGCTTCGCTCAGAGGACATGTTTAGCTAGTCCTTCATTTCGAGCATGAAAACCCGAAACAGCATTATATCAATGACGGGAATTCTTGTCAAGATAAATATTGTCGTTACAATCCATAAATAGGACACAAACATGTCAAGTTGGACTCTCAACACCCCGCCGACATTCCACCCGGATGCGGTCGCTTCGGCTGCTGGCTGGAAGCATCCTGTGACTGGTGAAGTGCTGGTCGCCATTCGTGGCCTGACGACGAAGAACGTGGATGCAGGAACCGTCCCGACCTTCGTGCTGGCCGTTCCTGCCGATGGCACCTACCACGCTGGCGACAAGCTAACGTTCACCGTCACGGCCTCGGAAGCTGTCTCCGTCTCCGGTACGCCGTCGATTGATGTCACCATCGGCGCAAACATCCGTCAGGCGCAATTCACTGGCATCGACGCAACAAACAAGATTCTGACGTTCCAATACACGCTGGTTGCTGGTGATGCGGGCGCGACGGGAATCACGGTTTCCCCGAGCATCGACCTGAATACGGTCAGTAAGGGTAAGTCGAAAGTGGTGGACCTGATTGCTGGTTCCGCTGGTCAACCGGTCGATGCGTCGAAGCTGACGTTCACTGTCCCGGCAACTACAGGTATCGTTACCGCGTAATAATGATGGTTAAAGTCGATTTGTCTGAGGATAACTTCGAATTCTTCGCGATCAAGCATTACGATGATCCGAATTGCCTTGGAGTGGCAGAATTCCGTGAGGATTTGCAACGGTTCAAATACCTGAATCGACTTTTAAACAAGTTTGAGGAATCAGGAGATTTGAAAGTGAACCTGATCCTTAATCACATTGTTGTCCTGTATAACCTGTTTAACGATGCGGCCACGAACCTATTGTTCTATCGCGTCGCAGAAAAGCACTGGCCGATCCTAGTCCCGTTCCTGATATTCATTAATCGGATGCCCGCAATGGTACACGTCAATACCCGACGCACCTTGCACGATTCCGATATAGCGATTGACATGAACGTGGTTACGGCTTTGCGTGAATTCAACCGTCAAGGTTGTTGAGGATAAATATGACGAATGACAACAACACGACGCGACGGCCCATCAAATCATTCAAGGTGTTCTGTGAGGATGCTGGTGCGGTCGCTGGCGGCGCTGTAGCCACGAATGCTACTGGTCCCGCTGTCGCTGGTACTGGTGACGACAAGAGTACGGTCGTCGTCAAGAAGAAGCCAACCATCCAAACACGGAGTAAACCTGTCCTATGAAGCGAATCATCGCAAAGGTGAAGGCCATCTTCTCGAAGAAAGAAGCCGCTGAACCAGTGCATATCCCATTACCCACGGTAACACCCGAAGTGGTTGAACCGAAGGTTGAGAAGAAGCCGCAACAGCCAAGAAAGCCGAAGCAAAGTACGGAGACAAAGCGCAAGCCCGGACCCAAGAAAGAAGTGCCGGGTGATGTTAAAACAACACCGCCGAAACGTAAACGCAAACCTCGGTCCAAACCGGTAAATCAAAATGGGCGATAATTACGAAATGGACATCGCCCTATTGAAGCGCGATACCGAACAAACTTCTCAGATTGTCACCAAGCTTGATAATGCAATTGAGAAACTAACCGATCTGGGGACTGACATTTCTAAAATGTTGGCCCTACATGAACAACGTCTAGGACGACTGGAACAAATCGACAACGAGATTCACGGTCTTGTAGAAACGCGACGTGCCGAACTTCAAACCGACATCAATGCTTTGGAGGGTAAGTTGGCTTCTACAATTAAGGAAATTTCGAACGACATCAACCAGACGGAAGATCGACTCATGGGCGCTATCAAAGGCGTCAAGGATGACATCAAGACGGAGAGCGTTGAGAAGAAGAAGGATCACGATGCACTGGTGAAGCGGGTGGAAGCCCTCGAACGCTGGCGCTACATCCTGATCGGTGGCGGGTTGGCCCTTGGCTTCCTGATCGAGAAGGTGCTACCCATCTTCGGCATCGGCCACGCTGGTTGATCGAACCACACAAAGAACCGCCTTCGGGCGGTTTTGTCGTTTCTGGGCCTTGCAAAATTCCCAGACGTGTGCGATAATGCCGTTACTGACACACATGCAGGAACTTTCAAATTGCTCTACATTGACGTTAAGTACGTCGCCTTCATCGCTTCCCGTCTCGAAAGATTCCAGAAGAAGGATGCCACACTCTGGAATTTCCGGTGTCCCATCTGTCTCGATTCCGCACAGAACAAGTTCAAGGCGCGTGGCTACCTGTACGCGAAGGAACAGAAGCTTGTGTACGCGTGCCACAACTGCGGCGCATCGATGCGCTTTGGTAAGTTCCTTGAACAAGTCGATCCGGTCATCTATGGTGAGTATCGGCGCGAAGTCTACAAAGAGACGCACGACGAGAGACGACCAAAGAAAGTAGAGAAGGTAGAAGCGGTAGAAGATGATGGCCTCAAAGACCTCGCAAAAACGGATACAGCGTCACGGTTCGGCAAGAAGGTAGCGGCACATCCCCCAAGCCTTCTCGATGGCCTGATGGACCGTTTAGACCGTCTGCCGGATGACCATGAAGCCGTGGCCTACGTGCTGGATCGAAAGATTCCGCGTGACCAGTTCCACAAGATGTACTTCATCCCGAACATGCTGGACATCGTTCAGCTATCGGATCGATATGAAGGGCGCATTAGGACGAACGAACCACGCATCGTCATGCCGTTCTATGACACCAAGGGTCAGCTATCGGGCGTCACATGCCGTGCGATCCGTGGCGAAGAACTGCGCTATGTCGTCGTGAAGGTGAAGGACGATACGCCGCTGATCTTCGGTATCAACGACATCGACCGTTCCAAGAAGGTGTACGTGGTTGAAGGGCCGATTGACTCGATGTTCATTCCCAATGCTGTTGCTGTTGGCGGTACGGGGATGGGGAAGATCAACTTCCTTGGTCTACGCGATACAACAATCGTGTTTGATAATCAACCAAGGAACAAAGATGTGTGTAGAATACAGGAAAGGGCGATAGCCAACGGTGACAACGTGGTGGTCTGGAACCCTCGACTGACCCAGAAGGACATCAACGACATGGCGAAAGATGGCGTTGACTACATGCGTGAAATCGAATCCCGGACGTTTTCCGGGCTACAAGCAAAACTAGAATTCGATAGGTGGAAGAAGTGTTGATGAAGCACAAAACCGTCAGTCTGTTTAATGACACCGACTTGTTCGACTGGAAGATAGAACAACTTCTGACCGAAGGTTGGTACTGCAACGGTTTCTTGGATACGGCCATCGACAATGATGGGAACGTGTTGTATACGCAAGCCATGATGAAAACGGTGACATCATGATCGACGCATGTGCATGTATGGGACCGATCAAGGGTGAACCGTACTGTCCCTGTCAGATGCAACAGATGGGACTTCGGACTGTCAAAGATTACGAGTGGTCCGAAGAAGATAAGCAGAAGTTTGAAGACGCACTTAGATCATTGGGCTGGAAATGAAATTCACAATCAATCTGCATGTTCCGCGCATCGGTGCGGACTATGAATGGGCTTCTGTCTCGTTGTACGGGCAAGAGTACGCCCGGTTTGGCGACGCCTACCACGACAAGGGCGCTGACAAGGCCGAAGGGTGGTGCGAAGGGTACGCCAATGCACTCGGCGTGAAGGACTTCCAAATCGACCGTATCGAGTTCCATGACCCGGCGTGCTACGACTATCAATCGCCGTGCGAAGTCTGTGCCGACACCGGCCACTACTTTCGCCAGACATCAACTGGCGGTGAGACTACGCCTTGCTGGAAGTGCTGATGGACATTAAGCGAGAACTGAGGAACTTGGTTCCCGAGAAGGTTCATCTTCATGGCCGGAATCTCGTCACGCATGACTACCTAAAGTACATGTACACGGACAACTATGAACTGAGGGAACACGTCAACCGTGACCTAGCATATGACTTGTCCAACCTGATCTTGGATGACAAGAAGGATGCGTTCACTGAGAGCGAACATCCAGAAGGGCGACTGTACAGCGCAGACTTGGTAGTTTTCAGTCCTGACGAGTGGCGTAAATATCAGTCCGATCTATACAACCTGTTTTACGGGGTGCAAAGCTGCCCTGAAATCTACGAATGACAATCGAAGCAAAAATCATCGCTGACTCGTTCTACTACGTTGGCGACAAGAAACACCGCATCACCACGTTCCAACTGCGGTATCCCCGGTTCTTCCATGCCGAATTCATGACGCATCGCGTGTTCTCGCGCAATGCTTCGTCGTCTCGCGCCATCCCGGTCATGAAGATGTTGAAGGACATCTGGACCGATCCGGCCATGCCGATCCATTGGGGCCAAAATCAGGCCGGTATGCAAGCCAAGACCGAACTGGAAGGCTTCAAGCGTCGTCTCGCTGAAACCCTCTGGCGTGGCGCTGGCAAGGCTGCGTGCATCTTCGCCTATGGCATGAACAAGTTGGGACTGCACAAGCAAGTCGCCAACCGAATCACGGAACCGTGGCAGCACATCAGCGTCATCATCACGGCGACTGAACTGGACAACTTCTACGCACTTCGCGATCACCCGGACGCACAGCCCGAGATTCGTGACCTTGCGCAGAAGATGAAAGCCGCACAAGACGCATCGACGCCACGCGAACTGAAATCCGGTGAGTGGCACTTGCCGTACTGTTCGGATGCCGAAATCGCTACGTTGCCGCTGGAAGTCTTGAAGAAGATTTCGGCTGCACGATGCGCACGCGTCTCGTATCTGACGCACGATGGTCTGATGCCTAACGTAGAGAAGGACATCGCACTACATGACCGTCTGGTTGCATCTGAACCGATCCATGCAAGTCCGGTTGAACATCAAGCTACGCCGTCCGGTGATGATCTGTTCCACAAGAACTTCAAGGGCTTTATCCAGTACCGCGAAGAAGTCGAAGCACAACTGAAACCTACACGATGAAATACACCATTCGCGACGTACCGTTGATCGAAGCCATGCAATACCCGCACGATGATAGCGACGAACTTCTGATGGAAGAATTCGTTGCGTGGGCGGAACGTTGGCACTTCGAATACAAGCCCGATCTTGACTATCCGGGTGGTGAAGGTATCAAGTTTCGCCGCAAGCAGACGTTGGACCCGGATGATTGGGTCCATGTGAATCGCGGTGACTACATCGTTCCCGGATTCGATCACGTCATCTATACGGAATACGAATTCCAACGACGCTTCACGCCCGCATGAAAACGATTATTCACGTCAACCAACACATCATTAAGTCGAACCGCAAGAACGACACTCGCGAACCGGTTCTGACCGTGAAAACGTACAAAGACAATAAGTACGGGTCCAACGTCTGCATCGTTGATGCTGATGGAAACTATGTGGCCCGTATTGTCTACTCCCCAGACAAGCCGCTGTCGTGCGGCGCACATGTCTGGATCGAAACCAACCACGAAGTAATTGTGAACTAATGGCATTCGACTACAACGCAGAAGTCCAAGCCAAAATCCAAACCATTATTAAAGAGTACAGAATGAACCAAGCAATCATCGACGCAGCAAACCTTATCACCAAAGTTTCGCACGACGCATCACTGGCCGCTGGCTGGTGGCATGACCTCAAAACGGGCGAACTGGTCGAACCGAACATCGGTGAAAAGCTGATGCTGATCGTGACCGAAGTTGCCGAAGCGTGCGAAGGCGCTCGCAAGAACCTGATGGACGACAAGTTGCCGCATCGCAAGATGATCGAAGTCGAACTGGCTGACGCAGTGATCCGCATTGGCGACCTGTGTGGCCGTCTGGGTCTGGACCTCGGTGGCGCAATCGCAGAGAAGCTGGAATTCAACGCTTCCCGCGAAGATCATAAGATCGAAAATCGCAAGAAGGAAAACGGTAAGCGGTTCTGACCGGTCAATAAATAGTAACCCGAATTAAGAACGACATCATGTTCACACTGTCTGAAATCAAGTTCGCCGTGGTATCGGTTGCGCTTGTCAGTGCGATTGGTGGTTCGTTCTTCTACGGTCAGCACACGCAGAAGGAATCCGATGCACTGCTGGCCGTGAAGGACCAAACCATCATGCAGACCAAGATCGACAACGAGGCTGCACGACGCAACGACATTTCGCAAAAATTCGAGGACAAGCTTGACAACTTGAAGATCGTCAATACCACGATCAACAAGACCGTCACGCAAGAACTTCAAAAGCAAATCTATACGGACTGCAAACTTCCCGCTACGGGAGTTGCCCTTATCAATAGTAACGCCGATCAACTGAACGCCGTGCGTCACGGCACTGCTGCATCGGCCCCTGTACCCGCTTCTGCACCATGAAAAAACTGATCGCACTTGTGGCGATCTGTGTAAGTCTGACGGCGTGTGTGTCTGCACCGCCGACTCCTACCCTTGCACCGATTGCAACCCCTGCTGACCTGACCCGCGTTTGTCCCGACATCCCGTACATTGATGCCGATGCTTCGCTTGGCGTGGCGATGACCTACATCACCAATTTCCAAGTCCAGTACAACACATGTGCGATGCGTAATGACTCCCTTCGTGAAGTGACCAGTCCGCAACAACCACAGTCATCTTCACAAGGGAAATGATGGCAACACCTAACATTCAAAAGAAAACTGACAGTCTTATCACGCAGTACCCGGAAGTCGAAGAATTCGTCAAGAAGCAATTGTCGATCTTCTGGCTTCCTGACGAAGTGAAGGTCGAGAAGGACGTTCAGGACGTGCTGGTGAATATGATCCCGTCTGAGAAGCACGGTGTCACCACTACGTTGAAGCTGTTCACGAAGTACGAACTGAAAGCGGGCGCTGACTACTGGATGGGACGATTCAAGCGCCGCTTCCCGCGTCCCGAGTTTCAAGAAATGGCCGCAACGTTCGGTATGTTCGAACTGGCGATCCACAAGCGGTTCTACCAGAAGATCAACGAACTGACGTTCCTGCACACGGACGAGTTCTACAACAGCTACACGGACGATCCTACGCTGTCGTCGCGGATGCAGTTCATTGATGACGTGATTAGCGACAACTCCGATCTGGTATCGCTGGCCGGGTTCGCGATGATCGAAGGCGCGATCCTCTACAGTTCGTTCGCATTCCTGAAACACTTCCAACAGCAAGGCAAGAACAAGCTGTTGAACATCGTTCGCGGTATCAACTTCTCAGTGCGTGACGAGAATCTTCACTCGATGGCGGGTGCATGGATTTTCCAAAAGCTACTGGAAGAAATGAACCCGGATGAAGCGTACCGCGAAACCTTGAAGGAACGCATCTACTCGATGGCCCGCGCACTCTATGAGCATGAGTGCCGCATCGTGGACATGATCTTCGAGAAGGGAACCATCCCCGGCATCACGGCGCATCAGTTGAAGAACTTCGTGATGTCGCGCATCAATGAAGTGTTGAAGAAGCTTGGGTTCGAGAAGCTTGAAAAGGTTGAGTACAACCCGATTGCTGAATGGTTCTACAAAGCCATCAACAGCTACACGTTCAACGACTTCTTTAGCGGTATGGGAAGTCAATACCATCGTTCATGGGACGAAGAAGCGTTCGTCTGGAAAACTAAGGCACAGCGAGAAGCGGAATCGACATGACACAAGACGAACTGAAACGTTTGGTTCGTTATGAAGATGGAAAGCTGTATTGGTTGGAGACTGGCACTGGCCGGAAGGCTGGTGCCATCGGATACGTCGAGAACCACGGATACCGTCGAGTAAAGATTGAAGGTATCCGTTATCTGGTCCATCGCTTAGTGTGGTTGTTCTTTCATGGTGTTATGCCAGAAAATATGATCGACCACATAGACGGCAACAGAGATAACAATCGTGTTGAGAATCTTCGTGAAGTGACGAATGCAGAGAATCTTCAAAACCAAACGAAGGCTATGAACACGAATTTGACAGGATTCCTTGGAGTCTCGTTCAAGCCACACTTCAACAAATATATCGCCAGAATCAGGAAAGACGGCAAGTTGACACATCTAGGATCGTTCAACACAGCGGAAGAAGCGCACCAAGCTTACTTGATCGCTAAAGCTTCACTCCATCCGTTCGGCACTATCAGTAAGGAACAACATGTCAACTAGCATTTACGAACAACTATCAGAAGAACGCAAGGCACTCCAAGAACAAGGTTTGGTCCCCGGATGGTACACGTCCGCAGGGTATCAGATGTTCAAGGACAAGTACGAGTACGAAGTCCACGGACAATCGGTGCGTGGTCAGTTCAAGCGTATCGCTGCTACGGCTGCACAGTACCTTCCGGTGAGCATGAGTGAACTTGGCGAACAGTGGTTCTTCAAGCTGCTGTGGAATGGTTGGTTGTCCCCATCGACGCCGGTTCTCGCGAATACCGGCACGAATCGCGGTATGAGCGTGTCCTGTTCGGGTGGATTCATTGACGACTCGATCTATGGCTTCTACAAGCACAAGCTGGAAACGGCGATGCTGACGAAGAACGGTTTCGGTACGTCCGGCTATCTTGGTGGCGTCCGTCCGCGTGGTTCGTTCATCAGTGTTGGCGGTAAGGCATCGGGCGTTCTGCCGGTCCTCAAAGGTATCATCCAAGACATGCGTGATGTCGCGCAAGGCACGGCACGACGCGGCGCATATGCGGGCTACCTTGAAGCGGATCACGGTGACTTCGATGAAGTGTGTGACTTCGTGTACAACAACCCGGATGACGCCAACATCGGCTGGATCATCACGGACGAATTCGTAGCACGCCTTGAAGAAGGTGACGCGGACACGCATCGTCGCTTCCGCAAGATGTTGAAGTTGAAGATGGTTCATGGGAAGGGTTACTTCTTCTTCGTGGACAAAGCGAATCGTCATAGCCCGGAAATGTACAAGAAGCTGAACCTTCGGGTGAACAACAGCAACCTGTGTTCCGAAATCATGCTGTTCAATGACGCGGATCATACGTTCACCTGCGTATTGTCCTCGATGAACGTGGCGAAGTATGACGAGTGGAAAGATACGGACGCGGTGTATTGGGCGACCATCTTCCTTGACTGCATCGCAGAAGATTTCATCCAACGCGCCAAGAAGATTCCCGGCCTTGAAGCTGCGGTTCGCTTCACGCAGAAGGGTCGTGCGCTTGGTCTGGGTCAGTGCGGGTTCCATACCTACCTGAAACAAAACATGATCGCTTACGAGTCGTTCGAAGCGCACATGAAGAACCTTGAAATCGCGAAGCACATCTGGGACGAATCGCTGCGTGCGTCGCAGTTCATGGCGGTCGAACTTGGTGAACCGGAATGGTGTAAGGGCTTTGGTGTTCGCAACACGCATCGTATTGCAATCGCTCCTACGAAGTCCACGGCGAATCTGATGGGCGGTGTGTCGGAAGGTATCAACCTTGATCCGGCGAACGTCTACACGGCCTCTGGTGCAGCGGGCGAAATGGATCGTATCGACCCTACTCTGCTGGCAGTGATGAAGGCCAAGGGCGTCTACAACAAGCGCACCATTGCCGACATCGCAGACAAGCAAGGTTCCGTACAGCACGTCACATGGTTGACGGATGAAGAAAAGGCAGTGTTCCGTACTGCTTTCGAAATCAACCAGAAGGCGCACGTTCGCATGTGTTCCACTCGCGGTCGATTCGTTGACCAGTGGCAGAGTGTGAACCTGTCGTTCCCGGCAGACGAAGATGAAGAATGGATTGCAGAAGTCCACCAAGAAATCTTCCTTGACGAGAACATGCTTGCAAGCTACTACATCTACACGTCCGCTGGTGTGCAAGGCGCGAAGGGTGAATGTGAGGCTTGCCAGTAATGGACCTGACCCAGAAGATTTTCTGGGTTAAGCCAAGGTTTGTCGATGTGAAGAAGTCCTTCACAAAGATAGCGGATCGAACTGTCCCTGCCGGTCGGGGACGGGCTATCCTGATTCGTGACCGCGTGCTGGAAATGGGTGTCGCCTATGACCACGCGCGGATCGCACCAGTGACCGACTCCATCTGGCGTCAGCTAGACGATAGTCGGTCATGGTGGACCTTGACTCCCCATGACGTGAATCAAGAACTACTGGCGGAACACGTCCGCGATCCGGTTGCCACGGTCGGCAACATGGTTGACCAGTTCAATGCTGGCCGCGTCGATGCACCGATCATCGTTACGCACAAGCTACCTCATTCGTCTAGCTATTCCCTTGTTGTTGGGAATTTGCAACTCATGATCTGTCGTTCCTCAAAAATCATTCCCAAAGCTGTGTTTGTGGAAATTTGATCCCAAACGTGTTATAATGTCGTTATGAAAATCCTGAAAGAACAAAATCTCGAATGGCCGGTTCTAGTCGGCCCGCGAGATAGCCTGAGTATCGACTATAACGGCGAGCATGTATGTACGGTCCCCGTTGGTAATCCGATGCTTATTGACCGCGTTGTAATCTGTGAAATCCAAGACGAATTCGGTTTCAAAACCGGACTCGCAGCATTTATGGGCGAAAGCAAAGAGTGAGAACCATTTTCCTAGATATGGACGGAGTTTTCGTCTCGTTTGATGAACACTTCCATGAGTTGCATGGCCGCTGGCCCCACGAAGTAGGCGAAGAAAACTTCTGGAAGGTGTTCGATACCAAGCGTGACGGTTTCTTCCGCGACTGCTTGCCGTTCGAAGGTCATTTGCAATTCTTGGCAGAAGTGGAAGATGTTGCTGACCACTTCGGTTTCAAAGTGGAAATGCTGACGGCACTCCCGCGTCGTTCCACACATCCGACTGCGCTTCAAGAAAAGCAAGATTGGATGAATCTACACGGCATGAGCCACATTATCATGAACGTTGGTCCCTATGCCATCGACAAGCAGAAGTGGTGCAAACCGGGCGACATCCTGATCGATGACAAAGACCTGAATATCATCCAGTGGCGTAATAAAGGTGGTCTGGGGATTCATCATATTCCGGGCGATTTCCTCACGTCCTACCGAACACTTCGGGCTTACGCATCGTCCTGCGACCTCTCAGAAGAATGAACATCCGCGTCCAGTATAACGACGCAAAACGGCTGCTGATCCTCTATTCGGGCGATCAGCTTCTAGCCCTGTATCGGAATATCGACTGGACTACAGCACACACGATTTACCAAGGTGTGACCGATGCCGAA